AGCATAAGACATAGCCGGAAGAGCGCTTATGAGATGGTTTGCAAGACCGGAGATATGTATCTTAGCGGTCGTTTCTTCCTATACTTCTATGGCATACCTCAGTTTCTTGTGGAGTCTGAGATCAATTGCAATTTCCGTATAGCCGGACCTGAGCCTTACGAGGGGTTCTATCCGGAGGTGGGGGATTATATATCATGGACCCAGGAGCGTAATGTCCCTATATCAAGGGATAATGTGTTTAAGATAAGTCCTGTGTATAAGAATCGATTTACGTTAGGTGGCAGGTCATTACCAGAGACGTATGATAGCAATTTTTGGGACTGCGCTTACCAAAGACCCAACGGCGTCATATGGAGCACCGCCGACGTGTCGGAGAACGGCATGACCGATCCTTGGCTGTCGTACAAGCCTATGGATTACCATGAGTTCAAGACATCTTTCGGGAAACTTATAAGCATGAAAGGGATAGAGTCGGATCAGATACTGGCTCGTTTTGAGAATCAGGTAGGGTTGTACAATGCCATAGACGTGTTGGCGGAGAGAATATCCCCGGAGAATAGCGAGCTAGGGACAGGTGGTCTTTTCGCCTCTCGTGGTATCGAGTATAATAATACGACGTTAGGATATTCCGGGACCCAGAGTCGGGATATGATCAGTTGCGAGTTTGGGCATTTTTGGGTCGATTTAAGGCGTGGTCAGGTGTTTAAGGTAGATTCTAATGGTAGGAATCTTACGGAGGTCACACCGGGGCTTAGAAACTGGTTTAAGGAGCATCTTCAGATGAAGATCATCCGTAGCCGGATATATAACGCTGATACGGACGCTGAGTTGTCTTATTATGATATCGATAACAAGTTCTTTGGTATAGGGCTATCCATGGGCTGGGACAATCGGTTCAAGAGGGTTCTGATAACCAAGAAAGATTATATACCGGTAGGGAATCCAAGCGAGTACCAATTCAGGGGAGGCCGGTTCTACAGGAACGGGCAGGCGGTGGAGCTTTCGGACACCAGCCATTTCACGGATGTCTCCTTTACCGTTGGATATAATTGTTTGAAGGGTGAGTGGAAATCATATTTGTCCTACACCCCTGATTATTATATCGAGCACCAGCATTATTTCCAGTCTGGAAAGAACTACTCAAGTGAAAGTCAGGAGATAGGGTTATGGTCTCATGGATTGACCAACCAATCGTATCAAGTATTTTACGGTAAGCTATATCCGTTCGTTATAGAGGTACCGGTACGTGAGCAGTATGTGAATAAGATCCTCACGAACTACCAATATAGGATGGATGCCAGAAGGTATCAGGATGAGGTTAATTACCAAATTCTTAGGACTACCGGATTCAATAAGGCATGGTTTTATAACGATACCAACAACAGCGGTGAGCTTCGGATGGTTATCGCTGACAAGAACGATATGAGCCAGCGGTTAAGGTATCCTGTAACCAATGACGATAGCCGTGAGATACTGGTGACGGAGGTTGATCAGAAGATAAATATAAATGACTATTTTAACGAGGTCAAAGACGATACTAATAACCTCCCGGTATGGATCAAGGACGTGAATGATATTGACCGGAAGATCGACCCTAGAGCTGTCGATTATCACCGGAGGTGGCGGGATCGTCTTCGTGGCGATTGGTTCTTGGCTAGGTTCGTGAATGACATTGAGAGCCGGTTCAAGATGATAGTTCGTTGGTTCAGTAATGATGAGAAGATTTATTAGTTGTTAACATATAGGGGAGAATATTTGTTCTTCCCTTTAATACTTTAAGATAGTATGGAAGATTTTGCTGGTAAATACAATGGCGAGCAGATAGAGCAGAAGCTCGACAAGGTCAAGAACATGGTTGGCGCCACGGCGTCTGAAGGTGGGGAAGCGGGACTGGTCCCGACTCCGGCGAAGGGGGATGATGGTAAATTCCTTTGTGGGGATGGCACATATAAATCTCCTTGTGAGATAGAGTGCGTAAAAGGTATAATCGAGGATGTAGATGAACTAAAGATGTTAAATTCGCATGATTATTACGTCGCTGGATGGGTAGATGGCGATCTCGCTCCTAACGCTGTTGAGTTCCATGGGGACAGGGAATTTGCCAATAAATGGAATATGTATCTATTGGATACGACGGATAACGCCGGGGAAACCACCACTCCTGTCGGGAAGTTGATGAGGGGTAATTTGTTGAGGTTCGAAAACGGTGGTTATGCTCCTACGGTTGGTATCACGGAGGATATGAGATCCCAATGTGATGTCGCTTTGTACACCGACATCTCCGCTTCTTCTTTGGCTTACGCCGCTGGATCGTATGATGCGGTAGCTGAATGGGAGATAGACAAGGGTCTGATACAGTCCGGTTCATCCCCGAGGGTTTTGTATGTTGCGTCAGGGCAGGCGGTATCCCATAAGCTTCGGCCGTGGGAGACGACTGAGACCAAGTATTCTATTGGCGTAGGTAGGGATGAAATGATATATATCCTTGATAATGTTGTTGGAGATTCCGGTAAGGTATGGGCGGGATTATTCTCCAAGCCCATCGTATGGGATGGTATAGATGTATCCAAATATCCTCTTCGTCCAACAGCTTACACCCCATGCCCGGTCGTTACGATAGGTAATAAGGCGAGATGCTTCTTTTATGCTTATGAGGCCGGAGATGCCAATTGTAGGAGTCACTCCGGTGTTAACAATACATGTCAGATGTTTGTTAACGGTCGTACGTACCCAAGGACGGTTGATATGAATCAGATAAATAACATGTCTTGGAGCAGGGCAAATAACGCCGATCCGGACAAACCATATCCTTTCGCTGAGGGAGGATTCCATGCCCTTAACGCTTATATAATTTCCCAAGAGATATACTATGGGAGAAAGGACATACATAATGCTAATATGTTTGGATCTGGTATATCATCTAATGATTCATGCGATTCTGAGAGTACATGGAAATCAAACGGAGGAGTAAGGTATAAGTTGTCATCATCGTCCACATGGAAGTATTTAAGATGGAGTGAATCAGGAGATATAAAGGAAGTCGATAGCTACAATTATCTGTTCATGTCTCATATAGTTAATATGGAATATCAAAAAGAACAGTGCATGGAAAGTCAGATGGTAGCCTCGTACGCTAATGAGATAAATGCCGTGGAAGGTTCTGATTTTGATTTTTATGGTTCGTATTATTCTTATATTAATGTGCCTGAAACAAATGGACTTGATGGGATGAATGTAAAGGTGATGAAGGTAATGAGAGATACATTTAACGCTAAAAATTCGTCGAGTCAATCGGTGTCTTGGGATTTGGAAGCTATGTTAAGGATGTCTCTTTTTGGAGGGATGTCGTTATCTGGAGATATATTCGTATATTCTGGTGGGGGATATGAGCAAGTGGGAGAACTTAAGAATAAGCCTGATGTCAATAGGGGTGGCAACCCTTTTAAGTTATATATGGAATGTGATCAAACAAAATGGATGAAAGTAACAGATATCAATAAGGCTAATCATGGTGTATTTGATTTCGAGTCCGTTTATCCGTTTATGGGAGATTTTGATAATAAATTAAATGGATATGTGAAGAAGCGTGCTCCTTATACAGGGTGGAAGGTTGAAAATGGAGGAAATATCATAACTGGACAATGTTGTTATGGATGGAGCGACTGCTATTGGGGTAGCACTATCGGTACTCGTACTAGGGTGGCTGCTCGTTTTCGCGGTATTGCTTCCTACAGTTCTTGTTCGGCTCGTTCCCTCCCTGCTACCCACGCTGTTTCTGCTGCGATTCGTCTTAATGCGGGGTCTGCCCAAGCTTTATTGAAAGTGGGCGCAGCGACGCCGCAGGCGTAATGAAGGGACTGCAAGTCCTTGCTTTATCATAAAAATCCTATCGCTTCTAGACAAATCTGACATAGGGATCAGGGATTCTGAAACTAGAGAGATAGGTTGAAATAACGGACAAGGGGGCGGCTGCTCGTTTTCGCGGTAATGCTAACAACAGTAATTGTTCGGCTCGTTACCTCAATGCTAACAACGCTGTTTCTAATGCGAATCGTAATAATGCGGGGTCTGCCAAAGTAACGGTATTTTATGTTTTTAGATTTAATCCCTCTTGTTCGTGGCCGGGAGTGCCGAAAATTATAAGACATACGTATATGCGTTCAATATCTCGTGAGATTATGAACAAAGGGATACGATGGTGGTCATACAAGCGATCACGTTTAATGCCAAGCTTGGCTAAAAATGGAGATGATTGATGAAAAAGTTTTCTGGTATTTTTGACTCTATCAATATTGATATGGTTAAGGAGGCTGTTGCTAGGGCATCAGATAGACATGAATGGAAGACGGAGGTTATTCGTTTTAATGAGAATCTTGATGTTAATTGTAATATGATTTACGATAATTTGTTGGATGATGGTTATCTTTCTTTTATCAAATACAAGAAACTTGAGAAGATCAATGGGAATGGGAAGGTAAGGAAGATAGATAGTCCCACCTTCATTACCCGTATATATCAGCATCTTTTCTTGTTGCTCATAGAACCTGTTTATTACTCTAAGGATAATATGACAGGCCTTAACTGTAAGCCTGGCTGTGGCATAACATCTAATACAAGAAGAAAATCCGTGGTACGATTATTAAAGGGTTTGTTTTATGATAGGCTTGATTTAGAATGGGCACTTATCATTGATCAAAGGAAGTGTTATGATCATATAACTGTTAAGGTTTTTCGTAGGGCTATGAGAAGAATCGTTGATGATCGTAAGCTGATTGATTTTGCTGTTAATGTTTGTTTTGTCAATGGCAAGCTTCCCATAGGTACGCCTACAAGTCCCATGGTTCATCATATAGTTATGCTTGGATTTGATTATTACGCTAAATCCATATCCCCTTTTGCTGTTAGATACGCTGATGATGTTATTATGGCTTTCCATACCAAAGAAGATGCTAACGTTTCTAAATGGAGGGTTAAAAATTATTGGTGGTATAATTTAGGCATTAGGGCTAAAAGTAATACGACAAGGATATCTAGTCTTTATGATAGTATAGATTTTTGTGGATATGTATTTCATCGTAATGGTATGGACATGAATGATCATAATAAGGGATATGTGTCTGTTCGGGAGAGAACTGTTAATAGGGCTAAGATATGTGGTAGTGATGATAAATGGGCATCTTATTTTGGTATATTTAAACATGCTGATTCGTTTAATTTGGCTTTAAGAATAGAAAAAGATATGAAATTAAAGGATTTAACATCCAAGATCAAGATAGACAGATCTATGGATGCCAGAAATATAGATATAAAAGGATTGATCGACAAAAAGTTTTCTGTACTTGATTATGATATAAGGAGAGACAACAAGGGGAATCCTAATTGGATAAAATGCCTTATTGGTATAGACGAGGTAGTTGATGGTGTTTTAACTGGCAAGATCGAGGCAAGGGAGTTTCATGGTAATTATCAAGGAATCATTAATTTTGTCTTAGCATGTGAGGTTAAATATGGCAAGAACGCTATTTTGCCTATAGAGGATGTTGAGGTAGAAAATCAATGCGGTTATATATTTAAGGATAGTACGAACCAATTAAAATACATTTGATATGATTAATTTAAATTATATTGAGATTCCTTCTTCTGTTGACAATGATGACAATAAGGGGAAAACTAGATGGGTGGATGGTAGATGTGTATCATTGGATCTAGGAGGATCGGTATTGCTGTATCTTGGTCATAAGACGTATGTCAATGACAGTTACGTAGGTGGTGACGGGAATGTTATTAGCAAGACTATTACCGAGGCTTTTCCTGTCAAGTTGGATAAGCCGGTGAGCCGAGATAAGGCTATAATTGCCGCTGAGATGACGGTCTACGGATTGGATTCCGCTTATGATGTGGCTTCTCTGGATGCTTCTTTGGCGAGGAAATTCAGGAATAATCCGGAAGATAAGGAGGTTCAGGATCACGATATGTTTATCTCGTGGATAAAGGTAGAGCTTGATAAGATTGGGCTAAAGGGCGGTCATGATGAAGATCAGGCGTTGCCTGTTAGTGGGTTATGTAAATTTGTCAAGTCTATAATAAATAAGGTGGAGTTGTCTTCTTCTGAGGCGTTATCCATGAAAGGGTATTATCCTGAATGGAAGGCTGGGATCGCTGTTCAGGTTGGTCAATATTATAGGTATAATGGCAAGTTATATGAATGTGACCAGCAGCACACCACGCAGGATAATTGGAGACCGGGTAATCAAACCGCTTTATGGCATGAGGTGGTGGATGGTAGTGCTGGAACCAAGGATGATCCTATATTATATAATAATACGCATGATCCCGGGTTTGAGGGCATGATTCTGGAGATCGGTAAATATTATTCCCAAGATAACGTCTTGTACGAATGTATAAGGGATAGTATTGTTCCTTTGATCCATGATTTAAATGACTTGATTAATTTGCACGTAAAAGTGGTATGACTGGAAAATCGAGAAAGAGGAGTGAGGGTAAATCCAGTAGATGCCCTAAATCTGGATGCATTAAGAAAGTAGGGAATGATTGGAGGGTGGTCAGCAACAAGACCGGAAAGTTATGGCCGGCCAAGTACAAATCGAGGGATTCGGCTAAGAAAGCTCTAGCGGCTTATCACATGCATTGAAAAGCGTAGGCGGGTAGGTGATTAAGATCATGTACCCGCCTATTGTTTTATTCTGCATCCGATTATGTATATCTTTGTAGAAAACGTGATTTATGGCTAAGAAAGATAAGAAAGAGGAAATCCCTTCATGGATAAAGGATTTGTATAAGGAAGATCTTGATCGTGTCGTAAGAGGCGAGCGTCCTATGTATTTCAGGGGTATGGATGATAGTCCTTTGAGAAACGTATCCCCGGAGTTTGATATCCTTAGCGGAGGAGCCGCAGTTAAAGGCATGAATGGGATAAGAGGTACGTTGTCCCCGTTGAATAACGGTATGGGTAATTATAATTTCAGCCTCAGGGGTATAAATAAGAAGATCGGTGAATTGGTTGATGAGGCGGGATTATATCTACCTGAGAAATTAAGACCTGTATATCGGACTGTGGTGGATGCTATGTCGAGTTCCAAGGATAAGGGGCTGGGTCATATCACGCAGCCGTTGGCCAACGCCCTGTACCCGGCGGACGAGCGGCGAAACCGGCGTCTGGACGGGGAGTATCCCGTTGGTTATGTGGATGCCATAGACGGCATATGGCCCATGGAGAAATATGGGCTATGGGGAGAGAAGATTGAACGGAAGGCCGATGGGGGAGAGGTATATACCGTATCTAAAGGCGATACTCTTTGGGGCATAGCCAAAAGATTGGGATTATCTTTAGACGATATTGCGTCGTGGAATAGGGATATCCCTGATATCAACAAGATACAGATAGGTGATAAGATAAGAGTTTCAGACCCATCGCTGTCAATAGAGAAAGAGGATCATGATTTGATGGAGATAGTATCCAGAGAGACCGAGATCAATAGGATGAGCGATGAGGATATAATCAAGAGCGCTAATCATAAATCTAATTACGCTATTGTTGATAAAAAGAATAAAAAATTGACGGTTTATTCGCCGCATGGAGATATTCTTTATAGCACTAACAATATAGGGACCGGCGCCTCCGGTGATGATTATAATACATACACAAAGACAAAGAATGGGAAACTTGTCAGTGGGGCAGGTAATATGTCTACCCCAGCCGGTATAACAAGAGTATCAGGTATAGGTGAGTATCATGGTCGAAAATCGTTTCAGAGAGCTAGGTTTAATCCTAAGACAGGTAAATGGGATCATAACATAGCTTCGTCTATGCACCACGAGGCCTCTGCCGGAAGAGGCTCTAATGGATGTATCAGGCTTCTTGGTGATACAGGGAATGAGTTGTATAATTTTATAAAGAAGGGTGATTTTATTTATACGCTTCCAGAGAAAGAGGGAAGTAGATTTGTCATTCGTGAGGGATCTATTAATTATATAGCGGATAATCCTTATGGTGAGGATTCCGGAGAGAAGAAGCTATGGGATGATTACAATGTTCACATAAATAAGGATTTTAGACCTTTAAATATAAGTATCAAGAATAGTGACATATCCCCAGATGTCTTACCTAAATGGATTTATAACGCTTATGACTCAAAGAATGGCGTCAATTCTAACAACGCGTTCCTTGGTGTTATATCAGCCATTGATAATATAGCCAAAATGGATAAGCTGGGTAATATAAAGGAATATAGCGACGCTATATCATATAACAAGGAACGTATCATGAGTGAGTTCGATATCGATAGCTACACTTATGATAGGATGGCTATGCTTGCCATGGGTATCGCCGAGCAGGAGACAAAGTTTGGAGTATCTCCCAGATATATCGGGAAACAGGCTATCGGGGATTTCGGTGTTGATATAGCCAAGAGATTTAGATCATTGCTCAAGGGTGATGGATGGAATGACAGGTCTTATAACTCGAAGGGTATAACACAGATAAAGATGGATGGAGATAATGATGAGACAAGGAAGGTTTATGATAAATTTGGTATAGATAAGGAAAATATCCTTAAACCGTATAATTCAGGTATAGCTACCATGTTGCGTCTGGCGTCTATATACAAGAACGAGGTTGTCGGTCGTGGTTTTAAGGATAATAAAGGTAATGATATAGACAAATTCGACGCCTTGCTTTATAAGTGGATGGGTAAGGGAAGGTTATTGAATAACGGCAAGGCTTCTCCTGATGATAATGATTATATCAATAACGTAAAGAAATATATTGGCAATTTTGATTTCAAGGTTAAATATAAGGATGGTGGACCTATTGGTGATGACCCGTTGTATGTAAGACAGGATGTATCTGATAAGGCTTCGTATTTAAAAGATATCTTAGGTAATGCCATAAGAAGAAGGTTGTACGAGAATGTCACCCCCGATGTGGTGGCCTCAAATGCTAGCCTTCCTGACAAGGTCAATGAGTTTATATATGGCAGAAACGGGAAGGCTAACGTTGATGAATATAGCGATCAACTATGGGCGAGATTTTTATCTCAACCTAATAATCTAGATGGCAATAATAAGGAGATACGGATTCCTGATAATGTCATTACTGATATTGAGAAGATGTTCAATCGTGACACTAAGGATGAGATAAAGAGGTTAGATAAGAAAATACATGATACGGAGCAAGAAATATATGGTTCTGATACACCGGCATCAGATGAGCTTTATGGTAAATTGGAGTTCTTAAAGAAGTCAAGAGAGTGGGTAGATATTTTTGAGAAGAATCGTAATTCTGTAAGATCTGGTAAGCCTACGGTTTTTTCTGAGTACGATTTTTATCCCGAAGCTGCTGGTGAGCTTACCCCGTTATCAGGGTTTGGCAATTTTACAATTTATAGGCGTCCGGATGGGAGGTTAGGTGTTTACGACGTGTATGATTTTTATAGCGATGATCAAGAGTTTCCTGTCAATATAGCTACCAAGACGCTGGATGCTATAGGTAATAAGTTTGATGAGAGAGGTTCGTTTAAGGATTATAGTCCTCTCCCGGAAAGCGGGAAGGAGGCTCTTGTCCGTAACGCTATTATGTCTAAGAATAAGTTAGAGAATAAGGAAGATGGAGGGCCGGTTGATACAGGGCGAGATTACGGGTCTGGTAAATATGTTATCGATCCAAACAGATCAGAGGATAATAAGATGGCTGTGTATGATGAGATATGGGATTATCTGACTGATAAGAAGGGAATACCACAAACGCAAGCTATCGGCATCCTATCGAACATCGCCGCCGAGTCCGGAGGGGACACCGAAGCCCTAGGAGCCGCCGGTGATTTTGGCATCCAGCAATGGCTTGGTCCGAGGAAGAAGGAGCTACAGCGAAGGTATGGGAAGAAACCGACATTAACCCAACAACTGGATTATCTCGTGGATGAGTATCAAGGTCGTGTACCGGGACTAGGCTGGAACTACATTAACCAAGGCAAGTTCTTTGACAAGGACGCTCAAGGCAATGTATATAATTATTATATGTACTCAAAGGCTGATTTTGATAACGCTACCAACTACAAGGACGCTACCGTAGCATGGAATCAGGGGTATGGCAGGCCTCTTGGATCGACTTTAAGAAATGAGAAGAGGCTTGAGTTCGCCGATATGTTCTCCAATAGATACGGTGTCCCGGAGAACGAGCCAATGAGATACGAGTTCGGGCAGCGGGATTCGGGCATGGGGGACGGAGGTCAGCAGCCTACCCCTGAGACGGTAGCCCCTGCCAATCCTTCTTTGGCTTCCCACCCTTCCATAGATAGCTGGTGGGAGAAGGAGGGTCAAGATCTGTTATATAAGATGCTAGCTCAATCCGGCGCCAACAAGAAAGCTATAGAGGACATCGCTAATAATATTAAGAATGATCCTCAATCAGAGGCGCAGATAGCGGAGGTCGAGCGTATGCGTAAGGAACAGGCGAAAAGACAGTTGGTGCTTAATATGATACCGGGGTTGATGCTGAATATAAAAGGAGTGTCGTCAATAAAATTCGAAGGAGGCCCTGTTGGGGATGATAAATGGTTTTATGATAAGGATCAACGAAAACGCGTCGTGGACAAGCAAGAGGCGATAAGAGCATTAAGCAAGGAAAGGCATAAGATTCTAAATGCGTCAAGATCCGCTTTTCAACAGGGTCTTATAGATGAGGATCAGTTCAGGAGGATGAATAATCTTCCTATATTTAAATTGGATGATAATATAAAAGGAGGCAAAAATAAGGATGTTGATCTCTTGAATAGTCTTTTTGATACAGCCATGTACGACACGTTTGGAGAATCTGTTAAAAAGGGGGCAGAAGAGAGTGAGATAAAAAGGAAGGAGCGGTTTTATCCCTATAAGCTTATGGCTGATACTTTACTTACAATAGGTGATATAGCCACAGCGTCTCCTGGATTCTTGAGGTTAATAGAGAGATCAGGCGCTAGATTGTATCCGTTGTTGAATAATATAGCCCATAGTAATTCTGTCCAAAAAATATCTGGTGTATCAGGAATAGGTGTTGATTCTTCTCAGATGGCATTAAACCCGGATGATGATAATTTTTGGAATATACTAGGGGTGGCGGGTGCGGCCGCTGAATTGATAGGTGGTATGGATATATTAAGAAATACGAGCGTGATGGGTAGGATCGGAAATAGACTGGATGATATTCTTGATATAGCTAATCCTGTTGTGACTCTAGGAGGGATAGCTAATGATGTATTGGATTAATTCGTTATATTTGTCTGTTTTTAAAAATATTTTAGTATGAAAAGATTGTTGTTTTTATTTGCTATGTTATTGACGCCATTCGCTTTGATGGCACAAGAGGTAATCCCATCAGAAGGGCCTATTACTATTGATCTGACTACCTTTACCGGAATCATGGCTTTCGTCACGATGTCAGCCACTCAGCTAGCTAAGGTGGTTCCGTATATCGACACCCATAAGTGGGCTAAGATCCTATCGGCTGTAGTTATCGGCATGCTGGTATGTATCCTGGCTTGGGTTCTTCAGGTATCCCCGTTGTTAGTAGGGAGTGAATGGTGGGAAGCTCTGTTGTATGGGGTGGCTGTCGGGCTTAGCGCTGCTGGTTTCTATGACTTGGTGAAAACGATAGGTTCGTTATTTGTAAAAAGGATTTAAAAGAAATAGGTTGATATAATGCGATAGCTATATGGTTTATTGTAGGTAATATAATCAGCTATCGCATTTTATTTTTTATTGTTTGTATTTTTTAAATCCGTATTTTTTAGCTATACTATTTATTATACCTTCATCTATATTAAACCATTCTCTATCTTCTTTAAATCCTAATAAAAGTTTATGCATATACGACTCGATGTCGTCATCTATTGTGTATATCATTTCTATATTTATATTTGATACCCTAAGAGCTGATAGTCTTTTTTTTATATTAATAGCTCTACCTATTTTACAAAGACCTGATATTCTATCTATTGCTATATACGTTTTATATCTATTATTTGAAATGCTTCTATAATTTTTTGATATACTGTTTAGTATTTCATCTATAATCTTTGTCGAGGATATTGAGTTTATTGCATAAGATATTAGATGTGCCTTTATTTTATCATCTATATTCATTGCGATTGATATAAATACTCTGTAATCGACAAACCATTTTTGTCCAGGCCCTTTACCTTTTCGGTATGCTAATCCAACATTTTTTAAATCAGATATTGTCTTTATGCTTTTTTCTGGCATATCTATTTGTCTTAATATATTATTGATTACGTTTTGTGTTATACTTGATGTTATGTAATGATCAGTTCTAATTTTTGGATTATTCTTTGATTCTCTATACGAGTTTATTATATATACAAAGTCTGTTATGCAAATAAAATTGTCTTCTTTGTTGAACTCAATACTATTTTCTGATATTTCTCTATTCATTGTTTTGTAATGTTTGTTTTTATGCGAATATATAAAATAGTATGCATTACAACAATATTTATAGGTGTTTTTATGCATCTTTAAAAGATTGATTTAAAACAAAGACTCATCGTTGTGAAATGGTGGGTCTTTATTTTTTTCAACTATCTTTGTGTCAGAACGAAATTAATTTGATATGGGCAAATATGTAATCAAGAGGAAGATACCTAAATATCAAGAGGCTGGGGAAGTCACCCCTATCATGCCCGGTAATGTTGTTGGTCTTCAGGGTATTGGAGTGGAGCCTTTGGTTTCGTCTACCCAGATAGGATTTGATATTCAGCAGCCTGATATTAATACCATTGATACAAGTGATTTGAGCGCTTTGGTTGACAGTAATAAGAAGGTTGATAAGTCTGGTAGTACGGATGTTTTTGATTTTACCACTATCCCTTACTATGGTGCTGATGATATAGGATCTAGGTTCACTCAGGTGGGTCGTGGTATAGGACGTATGAGAAGCGAGGGATATGGTGATTTATCCACCGGGGCTAAGACGGCTAATATCGTAGGCACCGTGATGTCAGGTATCGGTGGTGTCTTAGGGTTAGCTAGGAACGTGTTCTCAGGGATGGCGTCAGAGCAAGGCACTCGTACTAATATCAGGCTGGCTCAAGAGCGGGAGGCTAGGCAAAGAAGGCAATCTCAGATGCAGTATAAGGATGGTGGCGGTGTTTATCTAGGACCTAATAATAGGTTCGATAGCGGAAGCCTTACCGGTGAGTATCTATATCCGTTACCTAAGTCGATGGAAGATCAAGCCAACGTAGAGGTCGAGAAGGGTGAGTACGTGACGCAGCCCGGAGAGGCTCCGATGGAGGCTATGGGGCAGAAGCACGCCGATGGTGGAACCCCCGTTTCCTTGGAGCAGGGAACGAAGGTTATTACCGACGACACAACCATAGAGCCGGATTTCGCTAAATACATCAGAGATACGTATGGGATCAAAGCCACGCCTAAGGATACGTATGCTACGTTAATGGACAGGTATAAGGCTAAGATCGGTCTTAAATCGGCTTACGATGATCAGAAAAAGGCGCTGGAGAAGCTGAAGAAAAACGATAAGATAGATGACGAGAATACAAGGCGTTTAAACGCCTCCATATTATCTAAGGCTATAAATGATAGTAACGATACCGTTAATGGCTTAGAGGGAAGATTTACGGACTTCGCTAATGTCATATACAAGGAGCAGGAAGACCGGAAGATGAAGAAGGATGAGGATACGTATTTCGCTAAGGGTGGTGAGATAGATAACATCATATCCAGATCCATGAAAGAATACGGTCTTACGGAGGAGGATATAGCCGAGGCTAAGAAAGAGTTGCTTAATAAAGTGGCTGGTATTCGTCAAAAGATGGAGATAGGAGGCACGTCTTTGTTCGGTCGTAAATTAACTTTCCGTCCGATCGAGAATAGGTTCAACAATGATCCTAACTATTTCGGTTATCAGCGCCAAGGGGCCGATGGCTCTTATGGAGGCATTAATACGGATGAGAGGTTGAATTATTATAAGACATTCAATCCGGTCGCTTACGATGCTTATATGGGAGCTTCAGAGGGCGCTAGGGCTAGGGCATTGCAAGACGCTATCTACGGTCAGACAAGTAGCTGGATGGGCTTGGCTACGGCGGAAAACCCGATCATCGCCAACGCGGAGGCACTTCGGGATTACACGACGCTCGTTTCCTTTGGTGGTGAGGATAGTCAAGGTAATTACCCGGAAGACAAGAAAGCCGCATATCATGATAGGATGAGAGATAATAAATTAGGCTTGTTTACCACATCTCGTCCTATGATCGGTTTGGATGTCGTTACAGAGGAACAACATAAGGCTCTTAATGATGCCGGTATCACCCATTTTAGCCAACTATTCTCTGACAAGAACAAGGATGTCGTTAATAAGATACTTGGGGAGGATATGCTTAAGATGCAGGCATTGAGATCCATGAAAGGAATGGAAGGTCTTGATTTTATACTTGACCCTCATAAGGTGGCTCCCGGTCCTATGGATATAGGTGATGTGGAGAATCCTGATGTTAAGCTGGATATGCCTGAGCTGATTGATTCTAATACACTTCCTAAAACCAATACAAATGCCGGTAAGTCGAACAGCGGCAATGGAGGCAGGAATATAGTGGGTGGCGGTCTTGACTTCCCCGAGGTATTTAGGATGACCCCGGGAGCCGTGACAACGGAAGGTCTGGAAAGGCATTACGCTCCTACCGTGGATCCGGTGTTGAGATCGGCTGATCAGTATATGGTTGAGGCTAATCGTGCTTTCCAATCACAATTGGATCAGATGGGTAATGTCCCGGATTCCCAGAGAGGGGCTTTATCTTCCAATTTACAGGCTATCATGAGTTCCAATATAGGTAAGTATATAAATGAGGTAGAACAAGGAAATGTGGCTCAAAGGACTTGGGCTGATAATGTCAATTCTCAATCATGGGCGAATACTTACGACAAGAACATAGCCCAACGTCAAGCTTATCAACAACGGATATTGCAGGGATTGGCTATAAATGACGAGAACTGGGCTAGGTATTTCGATAGCGTCAATGATGAGATTCAGCAGAAGTGGAATACGGCTACGACCATGAATACATTAAGATCTATATTCGGGGATGTAAAGATCGGTCCTAATGGGCAGCTGATCGCTGATCCTCAAGGGGATATATTGAGTTATAGGAGATTATATCCCGCTCAGGAAGTAACTAAAGGCAAGAAAGGATAAAGGATGGCTTCACAATATAGTATATTAAGGAATTACGGCAAGTACGTATCACCCTACAACATGGATGTCATGATGCAGGGTATGGGATACATGCAGCAGAAGATAGATACCAATCGGCAGGCTATAAACGAGTATGCTGATTATATTATCAATTCTGACATTATAAAACCTCAGGATAGGGAATATCTTCAGAATAGGTTAAATGGATTGATACAGGACGTGAATAACGTGTATCGTAAATCTAATCTGGCTTCTGATGGTATAGCCAGAAGTATACAGGCTCGTCTTGGAGAGGCTCTGGATACCCGTGTGTTGAATGCCATTGCCGGCACTAGGGAGATCCGGTCGTTTAGTGAGAAGATGGAGGATATGAAATTGAATAATCCTAAGATGTATAGTCCTATAAACGAGGCTGAGGCTTTCGCCGATGCCGTGGCTTGGATGAATGACGGTCAGGTAGGGACACGTCTTAATCCTATACATTATACCCCTTATACGGATTATCACGCTGAGATTGATGAGAAGATGAAGAATTTCATCTCCCTTAATAAGGGAAAGAAAGTCAATGTGCCGGTGATTGATGCCAATGGTAACAGGACGGGGGAGATGCGTGAGATGTATATAGATGAAATGAGCTATGCTCAAGTCAGGGATATAGCCATGGCTTCCATATCAGAGAACGGCAAAGCTCAGATGCAACTAGAGGGTAGGTATATGGCTAGGACGAATCCTGACCTATTCAATGTCCAGAGTACCTCTGATTTCCTTAAAGGGTATATTGATGATTTTAGTGCCAAGGAAGAATCTATACGGGCAAAGCTAAAGGGCGTTGGCAATGATAAGGTCAAAAAGGCTAGGTTGGAGTCAGAGCTGGCGGATATTATCAAGCAGAGAAATGATTTCGTGGAGGATGCCGAGGGCGTTATCGGTAGCAACTACAGCCCGGAGCGAGCCGGCATGTTCATGGTACGACAGCAGTTCCTTCGTGGCGTCGGGCTGAGATGGTCTTATAATAACTCATATGAGACGCTGGGCGTAGATGAGTATTACTTTAAGGCTAACCAACAGATGATGGAAAGAGCTAGGTTTAACGAGACAAAGAGGCATAATCTGGCTATGGAGAAAGCCGCTTTAATGAAAGCCAGTAAATCGGGTGAATCCGGTGGTGATGGTGGTGGTAATAATACTGTTGGGCCTACGGTGGTTACGAAGAGCGATAATCTTGATGACGTGAATATAAGTGATGAGTTCATGAACGGATTTACGGCTAATGAGAAGGCTGTTAATGCTGGTATGAATAGCTTTGTTAAATCACTATCAGATGACGCCAAGAGAAAAATTAGCGCATGGGCGTCCGATCCTGAGAATAGTAATGTTGTCAAGAATATGAGTGATGATCAAGTCATCATGACTTATTTCAAGGCTAATGGCGGGTCTACGAATACGCTTCTTGATTACAATGGCAAGGACAGCTATATAAAGCTTCTTGGGTTAAACAACCAAAGGAATAAGTATAATAGGATCAATGAGGGATTCAATAAGGCTGAGGACGCTGTCTTGGATGGAGTTGATGCTATAGTCGAGAGAGAAGCTAGATCTATTACTGGATCTGGAATTGATATTAGTTATGGATATGGGACGTTTGATCTTGGAGATATTGTAGAAGGAGGGCATTTGGCTTTTTCTCATGAAGCCATAAAAGATATATCGTTAAAAGATTGGGCCAAATTATCCGCATATAGCTCTATCCTTAGTAATAGTGTAGAATTTATTAAGATGGGTAATGACCCTACGCATCCAGTATCATATAAAGGTGTGAGTCTTGGAAGTGTTAATTCTGGAGAAGCGTCAGTAGTCCTAGGAAGAATAAATGATCTTATGGGAACCTCCTTAACATTGGATGATATACAGTTATTAGCTAATATGGGGGCTGGTCATTTTTCTACATCTGATTTATTTAAAAAGAATCTAAGTGAAGGGTTGAGTAATTATAACGAGAGGAATGCCGTTGTTGCTACAGCTATATATGATGAGATAAATAAAGAGAATGGGGATGTACTTAGGCATAAATGGAGCCGTGGCGATTTAGGAAGACTTGCTAGCGACGCTAAACGTGCCGGTGAGGATTATCTAAGACAATATCGTCATGAGTACGCTGAGCGTGAGTATATCTTCTCTGGTGATTATCCGTCTAAAAGCAAAGCTGAGTATGATTATATAAAGATTAGTGATCTATTCACTCGTGGTGGTGGTTTTATCCCCAAGGATGAGGATAATGCCAATAAGAAGATAACGTTTACTATATCTCCTATAGGTGATGGCAATTATCAGATCATTGGTAATAATGGAGGTGATGGAAGATCTGTTGTTGAGGTAAGTGAGGCAGATCTAGCCGCCAATGACCTTACTTTTTATAAGGAGGATGTAAGTATACCATCCGAGACCTACGACTCTGGTGTTGTATCTATATCGTTTGCCAATTCAAGCGATAACGCTTATGGGAAGATGGCCAAGGCATTGCAGGTAGCTCCTGTGGCTTATGCCAGCGGAGCTAAGGATATGACAATGTCTTATATAGATATGTTTACCAATGTCAATGATGGTAATATCAGAAAGAACCAGATGTTGATCGCCACTGATGTGTTGTTTGACAATACTTCTATGTATGAGCTTCGGGCTTCTGGATATAAGTATAATAACGGTTCTTCCGGCATAAATGTTGATATATACAGGAAGGGCGGAGTAGCGAATGGCAGTACTCCATTATATTCCATTGATCTGGATGGTGTGGCTTATGCTGATGAGGTAGCCAAGAAGGTTGATTTTTGTCCTCAATATTACTTGGTTATGGCATGGCAGCAGATACTTAGCAAGGAGAATGAAGTATATTGGAGAAGTGAAGGTAGATCTACTACGGATGATTTCGAGAGCTTCGTATCACCTATAGCTAGTATGATTGATCAGGAGATAAGAAACAGGAATAACGGAAATAGTAGAAGGTGATTATATATAATTTTACACCAGTTTTATATAGTCATGATTAACAAACGATACCGGAGGTACGCCGGGAATTGAAGCACGTGGAGAGACCTCTTTAGAATCGGTTTCGTGTAAGCAGATTCAACAATGTCCCGATGAAGCGTGAAAATATGCTTTTGGTGTAGAAAAGTATATAAGTACCTAGTGGAAATAATGGAAACAGTTAAAACCGATAATAATGCTACTAATGGAAGGGATCTTGCCAACAAATACGGGTATCCTACTATGAGCGTGGATAATATAAAGGCTATTGGTACGGATCCCTATGATATACCGGATCGTGACCTGCCTCCGGTATTGGATCCGTATTCCGCTTCCGAGAGATCAAAGTCCCAGATACCGTCATTGTCGGAGAGGATCAAGAATACTGTTAAGACAAATTATTATGATGATATGAAACATATGTCCCCATTAGGATATATGGCTTCTGATCAAAGCTATAAGGGCAGGTTTAATCTTACTGGTCCGGAGATATCGTTGGAGGATTCAAGGTATCGACTTAGTAGCGGTACTTGGATACCTAAATACGAGTCTTATATCCCTGGTGTAGATAATGACACACGTTTATCTAGGAGTCAAGGTAGGACTGAAAAATGGATGAGAGGTTTGGGAAAATTTGTAGGTAAGACTGCCCTATACGGATTAGGCGGCGTTATCCAGCCTTTTTATGGTATTTACGCCGGTGTATCCAGAGGTAATTTTAACGCTGTTTTTGATAACGATTTCACGAGATGGTTGGATGATCAGGACAAGAAGATGGATTACGGTCTTGCTCATTATTACAATCGTGAGGAGCGGGATATGAATTTCCTTCAAAGCATGACCACGGCTAATTTCTGGTCTAACGATTTTTTATCCGGTCTTGCTTTTACCGCTGGAGCCATGTTATCGTCAGCCGTATATTCCGGCGCTGGATTGATGAACTTAGCTCGTACGGGAGCTAGGGCGGGCGTGGCTTTGGCTAGGATAGGCAAAGCGGCTTCGGATACCAAGAAAGCGTTCGGCGTCTACCTTAGGGCCGCCCGTACGGGACGGAGGATAGGCAAGGGACTGGACACCCTCGCTTTCCTTGGCACATCTACCTCGTGGGAGGCATCTGTCGAGGCCAGAAGTATGCTGATGGAGGCTGAGGAGAATTTCAGGCAGTCTTACCGTAACGCTTATGGAAGGGAAGTCCCATATGAGGAGCTTATGAAGTTCAGGGCTGATAATGCCAATGCCGCTAATGCCGTATTTGCCGCCAACGTCGGCATATTGTCATTATCCAATATAGCTATGTTCGGCGATATGTTCGGCATGGATCTTGGTGTGGATAAGTTCATAAAACGCAATATATTTGGCGTAGGTGCCGAGAGGATGGATAACGGTACGTTAAGAGCCATAACACCAAAGAAATGGCAGAAGGTAGCCGGAAATACGTTCAATATCATCAAGCGCCCAGTGTCAGAGGGTCTGTATGAGGAAGGTCTTCAGGGAGTGGCTAGTAAGTCCGCCAAGGATTGGGTAGAATCAAGATACAATCCTATGGCTATCCGGCAGAATATAGGCTATATGGAGGCTATAAAGAATGGGTTCAAGGAGACGTACGGGTCTAGCCAAGGATGGAAGGAGATCGGTATCGGTATGATTATCGGATCGATTATGGGTGGAAAGACTATTGGGGGTATAAAGGAATGGAGCCAAGACATGTCCCGGAACAAGGGGATGGTGGAGGCCTACAACGCCAATGCCGGCGCCTTGACCACCGCCGCTGTCCGTGCTATTCGTGGCAGTATGGCTCTTAACGCTCAATTATCTGGTGTAGACACATCGTACGAGAGTGATGGTAGGATCATAAATAAGGATTTTAGTGACGCCGTATTCAATCGTCTCCGTTATGATTCGGAGATGGGGATGTTGGATGATACCAAGGAGAATTTCAGGACGGTAGTCGAATCTATACCTAATAGTGATATAGCGTCCGATATGAATATGACGGATGAGCAGGTCAATGAGTATAAAGCCGATCTTGTCAACGAGTTTAATAAGAAGGTGGATAATTTCATTATGGCCAACAGATTCGCCGACTCCCTTACCGATGGTATATCCAATAGGTCGTTTAACGCCTATATCTCCAATATGGCTTATAATGGCCTTGAGGCGAAGGATAATTTGAACGATATTGCCAATCAGTTAAGAAGGATATACAATACGGATATAGGCCCCGCTCTTGATATATATTCTCGTCTTAATCCTGATTCGAGCAGGGATCTTGAAGAACTCAGGAAGCTTACGGATGATATACAGAGGATGGAGAAGAATATCTTGAGGCTTCAACAAAGTGTCGCGTCGAAGGACGCTCTTGAATCTGATAAGGCTAAGTTGGTCAAGGAGAATGATAGGCTTCTTAAATTAACAGAGGATAGGATCGCATTGGAGAGGAAATTAACTACGTTAATTAACTCAGAGGCTGATATATCTAAGTTGTTCTTAAATAGAAATGATTCAAGGATCAGTGCCGCTGATCTTATGGCGGCTTATGATACTATAGCTGATTTTGAGAACGTCGTATCTATCCGTGGGGTTGATAATTATAAGGAGGCTATGGCATTGCTTAGTGAGTATCGTCATAATATTGTGGCTTATAAGAATATAAACGAGTCTCTTCGTCGTATGCGTGACAGAAGATTCATCCGGGCGCAGGAGCGCGGGTTCATGAAGATATTATCGAACGTATGGGGTAAGACTTATGAGGAGGATGATAGCAAGTATGATTTCAGGAATACTGATAATCCTGATGCCAATGATCTTTACGCCAACGACCAAGCTATAGACAAGGCTTACCAAGATGGTCTTATAGGGGAGGATGAGGCATTTATGTTCAAGACATATAATCATATGATAGCCAGATCTATGGAGAACGAGATTAAGGCCGATGAAGGTAATATAGTCGAGAGGGTTCCTGATGATGAGGATATCATAAATCCTTCTGACGATAGAATCAATAATATAGCTATAAAGATATGGAACGGTAATGAGGATGTCTTATCTCCTAGGGAGAGACAGATATATGATAATAACAAGCCTCGTGTCGATAGTCTAGTTAACGGGTTTGGGGATAATCCTATTTCAAGGATCAATAAGGCTAGATCGATAATAGATAGATTGAAGATCCATGATAATATTTATGATAATATCAAGGACGCTGTTGATGATATTGTAGATATGAATATCAATGGTCTTGATCAGGATCAGATCAAAGAAGCTATAAAGACTTATAATGATCTTATGAATGAGGCTGACAATGGCAATGAGATTGATCAGGATAAGCTTAATGAGGCTATTGATATTATCAATAATTATTCCGATGGGCCTCTTCTTCAATTCGTGGAATGGATGAGGTTGTATGATAACGGAAGTATAGCTGTCAAGGATTACGATAAATCCATACCTATGGGTGATGTCCTCACAGAGAGCGAACCCGGGACATCCACCGGCAGGACGGAAGTTAACGCCGCCCAGAACCCGGTGGTGTTGATGGCCCAAAAGAGAGAGATTGGTGGGGTCATGTATTATGAGGTTGGCGGAATGAGACTTGACAGATTTATGGACGGTCTTGGACTTAAAAGGTCTGATGCCACTGATACTGATAATGGGAGGGTGATGGATTTTACCAACGGAACCGATATATTTACTGTTATAGAGTCGAATAACCACTCAAGATGGATGATAAGCGAGGATGACGCTCAGGCTTTCGAGAACGCTACCGGTGTCATACTGGGGCGGCAGACCGCCTTATCGACCTCCAACTGGTTCATGGTGTATCGCAAGGGGCAGGATGGGTCTATTGTCCCTTATTATACGGGTGATACGTTTGGATCTAACAACGAGTCGGTGAATCAGGAAGCAGCAGCTAGCCTTCGCAAGGGTGATATGGTAAGGTTTAAGATGGATATGTCAGATCCATACACCAAGGGACTGTATGATAAATACAATAGCCTTAACGCCGTTGATCCTAATTCTGATGAGACTAAGTCGGCTTACAGAGAGCTGGTTGATAATATGGTTATTAAGATCGTGGATAGTGATGGTAATTTTGTCTCGGTATTGAAAGCCAATGACCCGGACTCAAAAGGGAGTAACGCTGATTTAAGGAGTATGACCTTTGAGTTGTATAGGGATAATGTGGGATCTGTCGCTGGCGAGATCGATATACCGTTTGTAGGTACAGTTACCAGTGTTTTGCCGGGAAGACCTAATTTTAGCGTAAGTGATGATAATGGCACGTTGATGGTATCCGAGAATGACTTTACCAACGAGACGGTTGGTAAGGTCGAGAGCGTAGGGTATATAGAGAACGGGGAGGTTACGATGAGAGATGATATTAAGTATAATATATTCCCGTTCTGTACGGCTATCGTCAGGGACAAGTATGGTGATTATAAAAATTCACGTATCCCGGTCGTAGCTATAAAGACAGGAAATGGAAGAAATTACCTGTACCCCGTAAGATTGAAAAATCAGGATATATCATCATTCTCATCTATGATCGGATCGATGGCTGACAGAATTATAGAGGGTCTAGGTGGCGGAGTAAGTATTGATGATATAATGGATCTTAACAACGCTATAGCCAGATCCGGGCTGGATAACAAGACATATATGATTCCGTTGGCGGGAGACGTGGATGTTATCAAGAAACGGCTAAAGGATGTCAAGGAAGCCGCTAGTAAGATGCCTATGACCGCTGACGTAAGAGGATGGATAGGCGATTCTAGGACCAAGGAGGATATTTTGATGAATGACGTTACGATCAATATCGATCTTAATAACGATCCTTTCATAGCCCCTAAGTTCAGGATGAGTATTAGGAGGGATGAGACGTTCTTCGAGGATACGGAGACCCCGTTCGTCAACCCGTCCGGTTCCGAATCGGAGTTCGCCTCGCCTACGAAGGCGGCCGAGGACAAGTCTTTGGTTTCCGACGGCAACGTAGTATCCGGAGAAAATGAGGCGGAAAATCCTTGCTAAATAAATTATCTTGATTTATCTTTGCGGTGTCAGTCCATCACCTGACGAGTAAGATATTTAAAAGTTGGTCCCTGTCGGGTGTGTGATGGCCCCGGTGGGGACTCTTTATATTATGCAGTTAGATAGTTTTTTACATCGGAAAATTATGCAAGACCTACGCATCCAGCGAGTGAAGGTCTTGATGATGTTATACACCAGTCATTATTTTGTCAATAACAGACAAAGGCAGTTGCTTGACCATACATACGCTTTAAGCAGAAGTCAGGCTTTCGATTATATGACGGAGTTCAATGAAAGACTTAGTGATAAGATAGGTATAGAATGTACGATGGATATTCTTCTACCTACCGATGATGATAATGCTAATATCATAATCGAGTACAATGGCATCATTAAGAAGTTGATGAGGGAAGCCGAGAAGCTGGAACTTGACACTGACGCTATTAAGGATATGATGCGCGATCTACTTAATGAGTTGAAAGATGATGTTGATCTTAATATCTTGATATTTGACGTAACCCAGTTACTTATAAAATATAATCTATTTAGGTTAGATGCCATAACCGAGCAGGAGTTCAAGGACTCTTTCGTCAGGATGGATAGTAGGAATATGGAGATAAAGAAATTAACTTTATCTGATATTAAGAAGGTGGTGATGATGATGGAGGATAGATATAGTTATATTTCGTCTATATGATAGACAAATATAATTGATTACGTTTTTTGTAAAAATATCTCCTATTTGTTTGTTGTTTTAAAATAAGTGTCTATATTTGCGGTGTCTATCCGTTGCTAGACCAGAAGAAGATATTAATATCGCTTAGGCGTAGGCGATAAATGAGAGCTATCAGTGGAGTAACGGACGCTGGTGGCTCTCGTTGTTTTATATTATGGATGATAATTTAAAATTGTTTGAGAATCCTGATTTTGGGGATGTAAGAGTATTATTAGACGAGAAAAGCAATCCATGGTTTGTTGGTAATGACATAGCCAGATGTCTTGGTTATGAAAACTTAGGGAACGCTGTAAAAAGGTTTGTTGATGATGAGGATTCTATCATTCTTACAAGTGATTGTAAATCAATGGGGTTTAAAATAAACCCCCTTATAAATCAGGCTGTTAGGGAGATCAAATTAATCAATGAATCAGGGATGTATTCTTTGATTATGTCATCTAAGATGGAATCTGCCAAGAAATTCAAAAAATGGGTAACATCGGAGGTTCTTCCTTCTATTAGAAAAACAGGCTCCTATTCTATGCCATCAAAGAATGAACTTCCATCTGATTATATAGAGGCATTAGAGGCTTTACTTAAATCGGAAAAGGAGAAGCGTGCGTTAGCTGAGGCGAAAAAAGCGGCAGAGGAAGCCAAAAGGATATCTGATAATATCATCAAAGAACAGGTTCCTATGGTTGAGTTTGCTAAGACAGCCGAAATAGCCCAAGAGACAGATATGTTGATCAGAGAGGTTCGGGAAAAGCTGGAGGCTCATGGGTATGATATAGCGGAGAAGAATCTTCGTATATTGCTTGAGGATAATAAGTTCTTCGCCAAAACCGGTAAGAGATGGTTGCTTTCCCAAAGGATGATAGATCGTGGTTACGCTCGTTACAGGTATCGTGATGACGATGAGTTCTATGGGACTAACACCGTCTATGTGACTCCTAAGGGATTCCAGTGGATCGTGTCTAAGATATCTAGGGAATGGATGCCTAGGTTCTTGGAGTTGAAAGGTAGGGTTCTCAGTAGATCGGATAAAAATATTTTTGCTAAACAATAAGTTTCGTTTTTATAGTTTTAGGATTGAGTTTTTTGTTTGTCCGTGAGGATCGGCAAAATGATTTGTACTTTTCAATAGAAACATAAGGTTTGTTATTATTGTTATTTGGCTCCCGTCCGCTCGTGAGAGTAGGCGGGATTTTCATATCTTTGTAACAAAACGATTTAGCTATGGGTAGATCTTGTTATGTTATAAAAAATAAGGAGGGTGGGGTAGATAATGTCCTTGCCCCGAACGACCAACCATCCGGATTATACCAAAGGGCGATGGAGGTGCTTGGCGACCAGAAGCAGGCCTTATCGGTCTGGGGTACGGCCTACTCCCCCGACTTCGTGTCTTTCTTTGGCGATTGGATGTCCATGCCATCAGAATACGGCTTAGATAGCAATGGGGAGCCTAAGTATGATGATGTCATGTCCTTTATCAAACAAAAGAATTATGCTGTGGGTAATTTCATGGCTGACGAGGTTAAGGATATTAATAATACCCTTACTTCCTTGGGCGTCGATAATATCAATGATCTTAATGATATGATCGTATCTAATTTCCTTTCAGGCGGTGATATATTCCTCAATAGGTACAATCTTGAGCGATCGGGGATGTATGACGCTGATGAGATTGATAATATCATGACTAACCGATCGGAGTATGATCGGGTAAGGGATATGATGAGGAGGATTGTCGATTTTATGTCTGAGGGGAATCTTAATGAGAAGGATATGTATTTCCTATCCTCCGAGTCAGGCCTTGGTGATGATTATATGATATATGAGGATACATATGACTCGTTAGGGAAGAGAAAGGTCTTGAATCCAATGGAGGTAAGGGATACGATCATGAGGGCGGTAGGCGGTATCAGCGACCGCCGGGAGTTCGATCAGGCTTTCGCCTCCATCCCATACCCTTCCTTGGCGCTCCGGTATCAGGAGGATCAGGATTACGCCGATCGGATGTATGACACATATCGTAATATGACCCGTATGGAGGTCAGGGATCAGGATGGGAATACGATTACCGACTCATATTCCAATAGCACCATACCGTATATCAGTATGCCTAAGGACATGAAAGGTTTAAGGGATAAGGTTGGGGAGATAATCGATATGGACGATTTTAAGGACATCAAGGACGTTACTGGACGTCTATATGACATAGCCATGGATCTTGCCGACATGGGCGTTGATATAAGCGAGGCGATTAGCGATGAGATGGTTATATCCAGACCGGAGGATATCCGTGATCTTATGGCGTCGCTGGATGTCATGTTATCTTCCATACAGGCAGGCAATTCGGTATACGATAGCTTTATCTCCGATCTTGACAGGATAACAGGAAAAGGGAATCCGATATACGAGGTTCAGGATACTTATTCTACTGGGGATAGGATGGTGTATGTAAGGTCCGGGAATACATCCCCTTCCGATATGTATGATAGGAGCATGTTGTATATGGGTAGGAATACGTACCATAACACGGCCCCGATAACCGACACCGATCAGGCCTATGAGATGTTGGCCGATATCGGGATAGAGCGGCCCTCGTACTTGCCGGCTGGCGTGGTTCCCGCCGGGGCTTCCCGTTCTGATATTGGTGTGGTCAAGGATAACATAAAGAAGCTAGTTATGTCCAACATCTCATCCTCGAATACCGAGAACATGATCCTTACCAGATTAATATACCAACATCCCGTGACTCCTGAGATGGATGATGTCGATATTGATCGAGAGTTCAGGAGATACGAGGCTAGGCAGGGAAAGGATCGGGATTTTATCAAATCCTGTACCTCGTTGAGGAAGATCCAGATCAAGGAAAGGTTAAAAAAATCGGATTTATATAATAATGTCTTACGTTTCCTTGATTTTAATGGATTTTATAATGTATCTTTGAACCACCATGACAGAAGTACGTTAAAAAGCATGGAGATGTCGTTGCCGGAAGGTCAGGTAAGGGATCTTCTGTTTGACGTGGCTATCGAGTCCGGTGACAGTAGCATGAGAAATCTTTTCTATCTGGATAGACAGGATAGGATGATGGATGCCGGGTTTTATAGGTATCTGTACCAAAGGAATCCGGGCCTGCTCCGGGAGGTCAACGGCGGTGTCGAGGCGAGACCGGACGGTTCGTTCTTGGCTCGTGGGAGGTATGATGATTTCGTGTCATTCCAATCCGGCTTATATGAGAAGATAGGTGAGACGGTTGATGGTGCGATATACAGGTTCGTTGATGATCTTATATACTCCGATCCATCATCATATCAAGAAAACATGGTACGAAGGATGGGTGACGTTACGGTAAGGAGTGACGATAACCGCCTGTCAAGGATAGAGGATAATCCCTCATCCAGTAAGATAGTTAATGAATACACTGCTAATACAAATAAGTTGATGCGAGAGGTGACTTGCCAGACTTAGTTGACATTTTTTTGACGCTTCAAGGTCCCGGCCATCGCCGGTGACTCCACGTCCCCTACCCGGTTCACCACCGGTGACGTATTTTATTGGGTTAGAAGATTCTGTTTTTCTAACCCAAATTTCTTTATATTCCTAGCTGCCAGTAAATCCCTATCATTTACGGCCCCGCAAGAAGGACAAGTCCAGATACGATCGGATAATTTAAGATCCCGATGTACGTATCCGCATTCGCACATCTTAGAGCTAGGTTCGAATCTTCCTATCCGAATCAAATTCACGCCCTTCCAATCCGACTTATAGCTTAATATTCTAAAGAACTCGCTCCATGAGCATGAAGCTATGCTATTAGCCAGCTTATGGTTCTTCATCATCCCTTCCACGTTAAGATCCTCAATAACCACGGTTTGGTTCTCGCCTAGGATATTGTTGACAACATGATGTAGGAAGTTATGTCTTTGATTCGATATATGCTCGTATGCCTTAGCTACGGCTAATCTAGCTTTTTCTCTTCTTCGGCTTCCTTTTTGCTTGCGAGCTAATCTACGCTGTAAGCATCTTAATCGTGCGGAAGACCTTTCCAGATATTTCGGATTCTCGAAAATCGAACCGTTCGATAAGGTCGCGAATGTCTTTATCCCTACATCGATACCTACAGTGGTATCCGGATTTATAGGTGACTTGTCCGGTAGCTTAATGCCGTTATCTACAAGGATACTGATATAGTACTTGTTTGTAGGTGACTTTGATACGGTAACAGTTCCTACCTTACCTTTAAACACTTGGTTGGAATAGAATCTTACCCATCCTAATTTCGGTAGTTTAATCCTGTTGTTATCGAAATCGATATGGATATTAAGGATATTCTTGAACGATTTCCTTGATCCTCGCTTTGATTTGAACTTCGGGAAGCCTTTCTTCTCCCTGAAAAATCTGGTAAAAGCCTGATCTAAGTTCCTTATTGACTGCTGTAGACATTCGTTAGATACCTCATTGAGCCAAGTATATTCCTCTTGTTTCTTTAGGTCAGTCAGTTTCTTGCATAGATCAACAGCCGTAAGCGATTTTTTATCATCTTGATACGCTTCGATTTTCGTCCGCAAAGCCCAGTTATAGATAAATCGAGTTGATCCGAAAGTCTTCTCCATTAGCGAGATCTGTTCGGATGTAGGATTTAGTCTATATTTATAAGCTTTTAGCATACTACTATCTTTTGATGCAAAGGTATGATATAAAAAAATAATTATATACCATTTTACTTATGTTATACAACATGGTGGTGTGAAATTGTATATATGATCACTTCGTCTTTCTTGTATATTTAGGATTTTTTTTGTTTCATATCGGTTCTTATTAATACCAACTGCATGACATGACGTGCCTTGATGATGACATATATCACGATCTTAGGTCTGTTAATTTTTAAACTTTGTAACGCCCGCCATCAGGTGGGGTTATTATTAATTCAAAAATAAATAGACATGGGTACAAGTGGAGACAAAATCGTGCTGCTAGACGGCATGGGTTCCGGGAGCGGTAGCGCCGCTAACGGTTTATTATCTATGATTCCGGGTATGTTTACCAGCCTTTTGGGTGGAAATAAGATGGATCCGAATTTAGTCGCTGCGTTGATGAACGGTCGTAACAACCAAGACCAGTTCGGAGGGGCTAACGGTTGGTGGTTGTGGATCATCGTCCTGTTCTGGTTATGGGGCGGACGTGGTTTCGGAAATGGTTTTGGTGGTAATGGAAATGATTGTTGCGCTAACGGTCTTCCGGCTCAATTGAACAACGACTATGGCCGTGAGTTACTGATGCAGGCTATCCAAGGCAACAGAAGCGCTATTGATCAGATCTCTAACGCCCTTAACTGTTCTACCTCTCAATTACAAAACGCTATCTGTAACGTACAAGGCGCTATTGATAAGGTGGCCGGTCAGGTAGGTATGACTTCTCAGGCTGTTATCAACGCTGTACAGCAACAAGGATGTGAGATCGGTAACCAGATTAGCGCATGTTGCTGCAATTTACAAAGCGCTATGGCTAGTGGATTCAATAACATCCAACATTCGTTAGACACCGTAGGATGTAATATCCAGAACGCTATAACTCGCCAGGGATATGAGAATCAGTTGGCTATTACCGGTCAGACGAACGTATTGCAGAACAATTTGACTAACGGCTTCAATAACGTTATTCAATCCAACCAAGCCCAGACTCAGGCGTTGGCTGCTAAGATAGATCTTCAAACTCAAATCATCAATGACAAGTTCTGTCAACTTGAGATGCGTGAGATGCAGAATACTATCCAACAGCTTCGTGAGGAGAAACAGGCTTTGGCTACTTCCGCTATCACCCAACAACAGACACAGAACATCGTTAGTCAGTTAGCTCCAAAGGCTCCGATTCCGGCTTACGTCGTACAGAATCCGGGTTGCTGCTATACTCCTACCGTAAGGGTAGCTAACGAATGTGGATGCGCTTGCGGCACTACTAATGCCGTATTATAAGGAAGGGGGACAATATGGCTGATTTCAGAGGATATATGATCGGTTCATTCGCCTCTTCCCGTCTTGACAGGGGAGGCATCCCGGTAGTAGCCACTACTGGAAAGGTATCTGACGCTTCTGCGGCCGAACCTACGGTTGATTTTGGCATCAATCCGTGTCAGTGGAACTCACTACCTCCGGAAGGAATATTGTTATGGAAGGTCCGTCATCCGGTGACGGAGACAGAGGCTAGTTATCCCGCCACGATCGTTCTCCCGTCTGGCTTATCCACTACCACTCCTGTTACGGTATCCAACGCCGGGGTTATCGTCAACAAGACACCTATAGTGGATAAGGTTGGGGCACATATGACAGGGCAGGATATTACGACTCCCGTGGCTTCTGGTGATCCTATAGTAGGAGCCTACACCGAGCATCTTGTGTATTATAACAAATGCACCGGCGTGTTCAGGATGTTGGGTCATACGGCTACGGCGGCTACCGCCCCTAGCGCATGAATTTACTAAGAAAGAACAGGGAGGGTAACCTCCCTCCCATTTAAAAAGATCGTTATTATGTTTAAGGATTTAAAGAAAGGATATCAGGTTTATACGTTGGATACCTCAGGGGTTCCTAAATTCTTTATGGGTACGGTGGTTAACGTCTCGGAGCCTAGGTTCGCCCAGTCCCAGTTAGGTCAGTATCAGCAGTTGCAAGATCGGGTCATGGATCTTACTATAGAGGTGGACGGGAAGTCCATGACATATGTAGTTCCAGAGAACCAGAACGTGGCTATGGCCAACGGCATTACGCTAGCCTGCTCCGTGGATCCGATAATGAACCATCTGAACGCCATGAAACGAACCAGTACGGATATCGTGAATAGCGTGGATAAGAATAAGGAGATTATAGAGGCGTGTGACAGTATCTTGGAGGATATCAATCCTACTTTCAAGCAGTCCAAGGATCAGGATCGGAAGATAAAGGGTCTTGAGGATCAGGTAGCGAAGATGGGAGAGTCTTTCGAGGAGCTTAAAAATTTGTTAATTAAAAAATTAGGTTAATATGAGAGTTATAGATTTAGGCAATGGCCAAGAGGAATATGATGATGAGATCTATGATCGAAGAGGCGGTAGAGGACGTTCCCGTCGTTCTGACGGCACGTACATGGGTTATGATGGCGGGGTATATGACCATTATGGCAAGGATCGTGACGGGATGATGGAGGAGCTGGAGCGTCGTGAGCGTGATCTCGAAAGACGCGAGAGGGAACTGGAGCGTAACGAGCGGGAGCTTGAGAAACGTCAAAGACATCATGAGCGGGAGGATGAGATGTACCGTAAGGGATGGTTTGGCGAGCGTGACATCCGTGACGAGTACGATGGTACGGAACCTTATATGCGTAGAGGTAGGAGAAGTCGTTACTACTGAGGAGCAGACGCTGATGACCCGGATTATAAGCGGTATATAGACACCCATGGATATCACTTTTCCAAGGAGTTGGCTAGGGAGGCCGCTGATAAGATGCTTAACGCCGATGGGTCCAAGAGAAGATGGACGATGGAGGATGCTAAGCAGATGTTCGATAAATGCGGGGCCAAGAAACCTGATAACGCCACTTGGGGAGATGTCCAATATCTGTTCGCTATGTTCTATAGCGACTACTTTCCTAAGGTATTGGACTGCGACCAGAAAATAGTCAAGGCTGTCTTGGCTTATCTGGAAGACCCTGACGCCCCTGAAGGGACGGCGTTCGTAAGGTATCTGGCGGTGCGGTGCTTCGTCGGTGACACAATCAAATGGAGTGAGATGATATGATTTGATACAACGTTGGAAGAACCCCGTCGGCAATAGAATACCGATGGGGTTTCTTTTTGTCAAGTATCTTATTATCGTTATATTTGTCAGGAGTAGATCTTTTTGTTCATAGGTAGGGCGGGTGGGAATGAAAAAAGGATATCCTCACGGACACCCTTTCCCCTTGGTTGAAAATTACCTAAAACCTTATGAATTACTATTCTTTCGCAAATATAATTATTAAATCGCAAACAGCAATGGGTAAGGGGTATTACTGGATAGAGCCTGTGGATCGGACGTTAAATGATTTCCAGTTTTATAAAGCACATATCGTGGGTGATCCTGAATATGACGAGAAGCATCATCGTGTTATATTAAGGACGGATAAGTACTTCCCTGTAGGGAGTATCTTCCATGTCTTGAAAGACTCGGAGATGTTCGTTATAGAGAGGAAATTCAAGACATGGGGGAATAAGTATGTCATTAAGCCTTGCGAGGGTGAATGGGAATGGGAGTCTGTCCAGAAACTTAAAGACAAGGCTATTATATTCCGTACCGGGTTCCTGCATGGGGAAGGTAGCTTCTAACACCTACCCGCATCTACCCCCCCCATATTTTGTGGCTAACATTATATAAGTTATTTTTGGCATAATAAAAGGACATTTTTTAAAATTATTTGAATATGGCATCACAAAAATTTGGTTTTGTAACAGTCGATCCGGTATCAGGATCAGGTGATCAGGCGGTATCTATATCAGGAGATAAATATACAGGTCGTCTTGAGCGTACAGCTAATCTTATTGTCGTTACTAACGGTGGCGTTCAAAAAGCGTTGGTAGTTAATCAGGCCGCCGCCGCTGAGTCCGTGACTTCGGATAGTCCTACGGCCACTGTCACTAAAACCGGTGGTAATGTAACTATCACAGGTAAGTCTAATAGTACTAAGCTTACTTTCGCTGCTACTCCGGCGGAGGAGAATGGCCTGACTTTACAGCTCCCCGAGAATTATACGGCGGCTGGTAAGCAGACAGCTAACGGCGCTATTATCGCTGACGATCCTGGTGCTACCGGAGAGTTTGTTTGGAGTATTACTATCTCCAATGTTCCTGCCAATGCCTCTATCGAGGAGTTGGTGGCTACGCTAAGCGTAACGGCTGCCGGTGGACAAAAGGCGCAAGTTACCATCACTCAAGCCGCTGGTGACTCTACTCTTGAGATTGATAAGGAAACTATCAATTTGGATGTTAACGGTTCCGCTCAGACAGTTAACGTAACATCTAACGATGAGTGGACATGGAAAAATGCTGCCTCTAGAACCGTGATGAGGATGTTAGGAAGATTATAATCGATTTTCATTGTTTATTCAAACCCCGATCGACTTAAGCTGATTGGGGTTTGTTTGTTTTAGTATATTTGTAAGAAAAAAGATTATGGCTAATATAGATGATTATTTAGTGGCTTCTTATAGATGTAATGGTAAGGGCAACAGTGACGCAGATAGAGACGTGTTAAAGGACTTGTCTGGAAACGGTCACGATATTGTGTTGAAGAATTTTGGGTTTACGCTTGGTTCTGGATACGAAGGTGGCGCTCTTGTATTTGATGGTATTGATGATTATGGTATATGCGAGAATTTCCCGGCCATCAATGATTTTACGTTTGTATATAAAAGAATTAATTTGAATCCTTCTAAATCCACTAATTGCTTTTTATCTAAAAGTGTATCAACGAATCAGGCTCAGCAATTTTGTAGTGAATTAGCGTATTCCAAAAATGTATATGTACGTCTTGGTAGTAAGGATATTGCTGTAAAAGATATATATAACCCTGAATTATCGATCGTTTATGTAACTAAGGAGTCTTACAATGGAGAGATGGATCTTGTATCTTCAAATTATACATCAACCGTGGATAATTTATATATAGGCACTTTCTCTAGGGGTGTTCAAGCTTATGTGTGGAATGGAGCTCTTTATGCTCTTGATATTTATGATAGGACATTAAGCGATGAGTATTTACAAAAAGCATTAAATAGGATGAATGATATAGATATTAATTGGAAAGACGGGGTAGGCGAGGTGACGGACCAGCACTTGACCGTCAGCCCCGGGTCCGGGACCGGTAACGCCGCTGTTTCTTTTGGTTCGGTAATGAACAAAGGTCTTGATCGTACCCTTGAGTTGGAGATAACAACTCCAAAAGGTGTTAAGAAGACGCTCACGGTGAATCAGGAGGGATGCCGGCAGGCTTATATTACGAGTGACGGCAAACGATGGCTGACTAGCGACAATCGGGTGTATGGGGTTTTGAAAAGCGATGCTCCGTGCGAATGCACAGGTGATTGTCCTTGATATTTTGTTTTTACGAATTTTGTAATTACATTTGTGGCGCATGTCCATCACCATGCTTTTCGTCGCTAATTTATTATAAGGGATACCGGTCTGTGATGGGATCGGCATCCCTCTGTTTTTTAATATGGAGAAGATAAATGTTTTCGATGTTCAGGTTCCTGATGGGAGACAAATCCGTTGTATGTCGTATAATAAGGTTACTTATTTTGATCTTGACGATATATTTGACATACTCCCACGCCTAAAGGCAGTGGGATTCTTGGATACAGACATAAGAAACCCCGATATTACTATCGATGGAATTACTCTTGCTCTCCAATTCGGAAATGCCCTTCCGAAGAATATTACGGGCTGCAAGAACATCACGATCGTTGACTGAGCCGCACGCCGGGCATACCCACGTGCGATCTCTCAACGACAGGTTTTTATTAACAAGCCCGCATTCACAAGTCTTTGAGGAAGGATACCATTTGTCAATCTTATGTACTATCACTCCATACTTTGAAGCGATATACGTAAGTTTGTTAATAAAAGAAGAATGACTGAGATCAGAAACTTTCTTTCCCCACAAACGTTTCATTCCTTCAATGTTTAGATCTTCAATGAAAATATAATCATATCGCTTGCACAATTCATGAGCTAATTTCCATTGAAAATCCGATCGAAGATCGTTTATTTTACGATACGTTTGTTGGAGTTCAAACAGTCTCCTTCTTATATTGTTAGATCCTTTCTTTGCGTTAGAAAGCCGTTTGTTTAGTTTTCTAATCTTATTTTGATATTGTTTGAAGAATAAAGGAGAATCGATTTTGCTCCCATCACTTTTAGTTAGATAAGTTTTCAGACCAAAATCCAATCCTACAGATGCACCATCATATGTCTTTCTGTAAGAGTTTGTTGGATTATGATCTGTAACAATAATCAAACTAAAACGGGAACAGGTTTCTCTGACTATTCTTATTTGTTTAACATTACCTTCATATGCTCTACTGTATGAAAACTTAAAACGTTTCTTCCCTTTGTTAATTGTCAGACAATTTCCATTTAGAGTAAACCCACCTTGTTTAAAAACAAAAGAGTTGAAACAATCATATCTTTTGAATTTAGGTGGTCGTTTAGCCAACTTCTTAAAGAAACGATTGTATGCGGAATCTAATCTTTGAAGAATTTCTTGTGTTGTTTGGGAATGAAGTAAGATTCTTTTAATCCTTTTGGCAAAATGTTTTTGCATCTCGCCAACTGAAACATACTTTCCAAACAGTTTGTAATATCTACGTTGTAGAGCTAAAGCATGATTCCATACAAAACAACATTCACAAAGCATCTTATCAAGATACTTTGTTTTCTTAGAATAATATATATTGTACTTGTATGAAATCATTTTAATTATATTTATGACACAAATATAATAATAATTCTTATATTTGCAATAAAAAATATGGATAAAAGATGGAAAACTAATAAAAGTAGTGTTTACGATATAGAATACCATATAATATGGTGCCCTAAATACAGAAGGAAAATATTAACCGGTGAGATAGAATCCAGACTAAGAGAACTTCTTTTATTTAAATCTACAGAGAATGGGTGGGTTATTGAAAATATGGAAATAATGCCTGATCATATCCATATATTCATAAAGGCGACACCTTCAGATTCTATATCTCACATTGTCTCACAATTAAAAGGGTACACATCGTTTATTTTAAGAAATGAATTTGAAACGATAAGAAAAAGGCTACCTTCGCTTTGGACAAGATCATTTTATGTGGAAACAATAGGATATATATCAGAATCAGTTATTAAAAAATATATAGATGACCAAAAGAAGTATTGATCCTCTGTTTAAAAGCAGTGGCTTTGTTAAAGATCGTAAGATGTGTTTTGAGGTAATAGAGAAATTGAGAAAGTTATGAGGGAGCAGAAATTTGATTTCGTGATATATCCGTTGAAGTTGATTATCACGGTTGGGTTGGATTATAGGACATTGTGTGATCGTTTCGAAAATATGGAGCCTGAACACGAGGGGAAATGGGGAGATGAGGATGATATGGACAAGGAGGCGTCTTTCGCAAATTTGGTAAGGGATAGGGACGATGATGATAAATTTGCCATACTTTGGAATTTTTCGAGCGACGATGATTTAATAATGAGAAATATATGTCACGAGTCATTCCATATAGCAATGAGCGTATGCCAATTTTGCAACATGTCTCTTGGATTTAAGGTTGGAGAGGATGAACACGCAGCGTATATAGCCGGTTTTGCGGGTCATTGTGTTGGTGAGTTTATCAACAACAAGGATATGGATTAGACTATAAATTCATACAAGGGATACAAGAATATCAGCCTCCGCTTATTCGTGGAGGCTTTTTATTTATCTTTGTGAAAAACATTTATTTATGAGCAGTTGCGTAATTAAAAGGAATAAGGAAGGTAAGATAGCTCGTGTCTTGACTCCTTCCGGCGAGGTATCTACCTTGTTCGATAAGATAGCGGGTATAGCAGCCGTAAGTGATCTTGATAAGGCGGCTGAGGCTTATATGACTATTTATAACGACAAGTTCAGGTCCAAGTTCGGTGACTGGGCTAGATCCGTGTCAAGGAATAAGGAGGCCGCCAGATCCATAAGTGCCAAACTTAACGCTAGCGAGTGGGGGCAGCTTATGTCAGCCAAGGTCTTGTCCGCCATAAGCGATATGGATGCCCCGGCGTTGGCCAGAAGCCTTGGGAATAGCGACAATGTCGTGGCTTATCTTACCTCCGGAGAGGTAGGTGATGTCAATGATATGGCTGTGGTAGATACGTCCACGGTACAGGGGGTGGATCTGGATTCCATAAACGAGAATAATGTTGGCGATACGATACTGAAAGAGGCGTCATGGGATGATATAAGGGCTATCAGGGAGAATATAGATATTAGGGAGACAGCCCGTATGTTATGGAAGGCCGTGGAAAGCGCTTTTACCGGGCAACGGCCTAATATCAGGGTGAAGGGTGGAAATATAGATGGTGAGATCATATTTTCTGGTAATGTCTTGCCGTTAAATAATATTGAGAATTATACTCCTCCATCTTCAAGACTGGTATATGATTCCGGTGAGCCTCGCCTGTTCTTTAGATCGGATGACGGCAAGATACACGACTCTTACGCCAACGCCATAAAAGGATCGTCCGGTGGGCGGGTCGAGGCCGGGTTCTTGGCCGGCAGTGTCGAGGAGAGCGACGTCCCGTCCGGTACGGCTGACATCTCCTTTGGCTCTTCCTCCATAACCCTCAATAACAGTGAGTCATTTATCCCGGTCCTTGGTATTAGCTCAAACTCAGATATAAGTACTCGTGGAGGGTTTATTAATTACCTTATCAAGAAAGGTATGTTGAGTGGGGAACGTATAAGACTAGGGGATAGATATTATCTTACTGGAGCCGGCAATTCTGATGGTCTTAAGATCTATAACGCTATGAATGCCTTATCCAGCCTCAGGAATAGGTTTGGAAGTCAATCCTCTGAGATGAACGTATTGGGTTCTATAGGTTTTGATACGGAGGTAAGTAATGATCTTGATCTTATCACTACGTCCGGGGAGAAGGTTACGGTAAGCAGATCGGAGATCAAGGGTATGTTAAGGCAAGGCAAGTTTGAGGAGCTTAATAACAAGTATGATGGATTCATGGAACTAGCCTTGTCGTTGATGATGGAGGATAACGCTTTGTACGGGAGCAATGTCCGTGGGGTTATCGAGAATGAGAAGGCGGAGGATCTCCAGAATAGGACTGATATCACCAATATCTTATCCACGTTAGGTATCCGTGTGATGGGTATGTCTGAGTATATGGATAAGTATAAGATGCGTAATGGCGTGAATCCTTCGGCTAGGGCCTTATCTGACATGGCCAATGGGGTTATCGCCTTGGCTGAGGGGGCTACGGTAGAGGATCTTAACGAGGAGGTGGCTCATTTCTTGGTCGATACTTATCGTAACCAACAGGAGATTGACGAGGTGCTGGATTCTGTTGTTGGCACGTCGTTATGGAATCAGTTCGCTGGTCGTTACTATGAGGTGTATGGGAAGGAATACCAAGGAGAGGAGCTGGATCGGATGGTGAAGCGGGAGATCCTAGGCAAGACGTTGGCCCAGCGGTTCGTGCCGGGCATGGAACAGGCGGTAGAGGATCTGACCTCGTCCGAGGACGCCCAGCTCTCCTTGTTTGGCAGGATGGTACGAGCTATACGTAATTTCTTCTCCAGCCAAAGATCGGATTTAAATAAGGTACTTGATAGGATAAAGGAGTCGGCGTTGGCCGATGATCCAAGTGCCTTTGACGTGCTCCTATTAAAGGATAGCGATCATCTCATGTACTCGTTATCGGACATCGACGTGGCTAATAAGCTGATCAAGAACGGGAGGTCATTGGAAAGGCTGTATACCAGATTGCAGAGGATGAGGTCAAGCCAAAGCCAGAGGATCGGTGAGAGTATCTCCCTTCTTCGTGATATAGGCGAGAAGGTAAGACAAGTCGGGGGCGAGCTTAATAAAAACAACAACCTGTTATCTACCAAGAGTGTCATAGCGACCGCCAAGGCTGAGGTGGAATATTTGGTCACTGTCGCCAACAGCTTACGTAAGAGCGGAAAAGGATTGGATTATGAGACGATACAGGTTATTGATAACGTATATGGGGAGATAGTACCGTTAATCAGGAATCTTCGTGGATTCGTCAATAATCAGGCGGCGGATTATTATGGCAACAACAAGGTTGGCATGGTAGAGGATATGGATGATATATTGCGGATGGCTGAGACATCTATGTCTGATATAAACGCCCTTCGTAGCGATCGTAACGAGGATTGGCTGGATGGACAGCTCCGGATGTTTAATATCCCGGAAAGATATTGGAATGGGATAAAGAAGTTGATAGATAACATCCATAAGGATATCAATGTCATGTCCCGGTTTTTCGGTACGTTAGAACATAGCGGGAACGCTATCTTAGGCATGTTAGGGCAACGTCTTGCCAAGGCTTATAACGACGCTCATGTTGAGGGTGTGGCTAATATCAATAAGATGACGAAGATGATGAAAGAGCGTGGATGGGGAATAAAGGATAATGAGGATCTTATACAGAAGATAAACGGTAAGAACTCTGATTACCTTGAATCGTCCCGTGATTTCGCTAAATACGATTTGCTATACAGGACCGAGCAGGCTAAGGCTATTATCGATATATATGATCTTAAGAATGTTACGGGTAAGACCGAGAAACAGCTTATCGACCTTCTTCTATCCGATAGAGGCCTTAAGGTGAAGACCCGTGACGACATAGTAGGATATGACGGGGATAAGCCTATCACTAAGGAGGTATATCATATATTCAAGCCTACCATCCAGAATTTCGATATCTCGGACATGACGTTCGAGGATCAGCAACGGTATCTGGATACGATAAATAAGTGGTTGGATGAGAACCGGGAGAAACCTATGGTGCAGGCTTATTACGATAAGATCGAGAAAGTCAATAAGAAGGTCGAGGAAAGACTGGGTCGTAGGGTATCGCAAGCTACGTCCGATTTCATGACCCGTATCCGCAGGAGCCGGTATGTGGCTATGGATAAGTTCGTGAGGAACGGGAAGGTCGATTGGAAGGCGTTTCAATCCGATCCTATAGCTTGGAGATCTTATCTGGATATTTTACGTGATAGGGCTATAGCCAAGAGCGAGTGGTATTCCGATGGGACACCAAAGGAAGAGGGATCCGAGGCTCTGATGATGTCCGAGGAGATCAAGGCATGGGACGAGGCGTGGGCCGAGGAGTTCGGGAATACCAACGAGGGTCGTAAGGCTTCCGCCGAGTTCAAGGAGATACTTCGTGGGATAGAGCGGTCCGAGGGCGGCAAGGCTGCGTTTGAGTTCCTGCTAGCTGGCGGTCATCTTGGCTTCTCCAAGGATATGTGGGGATCCGAGGAGGGTGATTATTACGAGAATCTTGTTGATAAGATCACGGAGCAATCTGTATCATCATCAAGGATAGAGAAGGTAGAGGAGGCGATGGCAACAATAAATGAGATCAACGATCAGTTAAGACCTTTGCTTATTCAGTACCGGGACAGTACCAGATATGGCGAGTATGATTTCGATCGTCTTCGTGGGTCATCGTCATTAAGGAAGATAAACGAGCTATACGACCGTCTGGCCGAGGCCAAGAGCGTTATTAACGCCGCCGCTTCCGCTGAGGATATTGAGATGGATATGCCTGATACGGTGGAGAGTGGAGTCACGGATTCCTACCGTAACGCTCTAAGGGACGCCATGGCGTACGACAAGGGCATGGATGAAATTAAATTCGCCAAGGAGCATATGTCCGCCCGCTCCCGCAGCCAAGTGGAGCGGATGGCCGCTAAGCTATCTAGGAAGAACCCGTCATGGACGACCGTGGAGGTATCGTTTTTGAGAAGGAAATACGGTCCTGACTTCAATAATAAGCTAGCTAACGACATAGCGATGGGTAAGACTGATGAAATCCTTGTCGAGTACGCCAGAACCCGACTGTATCCTTATATGAGAAAATACTCTCCCAAAGGGTATTCTGATTTCATCAGTAAGATAAATAACGGTACGTATAAGGTATCCGAGTTCTTTGATGCCATAGAAAATGGTATATCCAAGGAAGAGAGCGTATCCCGTTTCGGGTTCGATATTAATATGATCGACCTGACGATCAACAACCAGTGGCTTGATGAGGCCGACGCCGAGAGTTCTTTCCGCAACCCTAACTATAATCCTGATCTGGGTTACGGGTATCATACGCCTAGGTTCGATAAGTACAAGAACGAGGCTTTCTTCAAGAAATACGGTATTACCAACGAAGGGGAGGAGGCTACGATCAATAAGGATAAGTGGGAGATGAGGAAGGAATTGCTTAACATAAGCCGTAAGGCTATGGAGGACTATGATGAGCGGTTCAGGAATATCTACCAGATACCACAAATATCCAAGGGCGGCGTGGAGAGGATGGTGCAGGCCGGGGTTGACCCGAAGGCGGCTATCGGCAATGCCGTACGTGATATTGTTGGCGAGAGGGTGGATGATCCTATACACGGTCAAGGACAAGACCTAGGAGGGCTTGACGAGAACGATAACAAATATCGTATGATCCCCAAATACTATCTCAGTAAGTTGGAGAACGCCAACGACGTGTCCCATGACTTCGCCTACTCCTATTCCATGTTATCCTTACAGGCTACCGCTTACAAGTATAAGAGGGCGGCCTTGGATGATGTCATGGGATATAGGAATATGATGCTTGAGACACAATACGACGGAGGCAAGAACCCGGAGGCCACTCACGCCTATAGGATGTTTCAGGACTGGGTTAACGCCAGTATCTATGACGTTAGGATAAACAATAAGCGGACTGAATGGAATATAGGCAATTATAAGGTCGATCTTAATAAGCTGGCTCTTATGTTTACCAAATTCGTATCCAAATCCAACCTAGGCTTCTCCCCGTTCGTCGCGGCTACCGGTGCCCTTACCGGGCAGGCCAACTTCCTTTTGGAGGGTATGGTGGGGCAGTATATAAGCAAGGATTCCATGAAATACGCCTATGGGGAAGCCCAGAAGCAGTTAAGTACGTACGTGTCGGAGATCGGGGATATAAACCGCACCAACAAGCTATATGTCGTTGGAGAGGCTCTAGGCGTGTTCAATGTCCGTAACCGTGTACGATCGGCAGCGTATAACAAAATCTGGAGAACCTTATTCCGGGACCTGCCGTTTAAGATGATGGAGGTTCTTAACTCCCCGTTGGATCCGCAGGTCATTATCTCGGTCATGGATGATACCCGCCTATACGAGGGTCAGTTCTGGTCATACTCCAATTTCAAGGAGATGATGATGAAGGACAGGAATATGTCCGCTAACGAGGCTAAACGCGATTGGGAGCGTTTAAGGGATTATTCTATGTGGAACATGGTAGACGTCAAGGATGGAAAGATCGTGGCTAAGAACGAGGCTAACAAGGATATTATAGACCGATATATACCCACCTTGTCCAGTAGGGTAAGGAGTATGGTGCAGATCTGCGACGGCGCCTTGAACGAGCAGAACCGGGTGGGGGCTAGCCGGAACGCTATCCTTAATATGGTGCTGCCTCATCGTGGATGGTTTATATTGGCCGTGCAGCGGGCATATAAGAAAGCCGGTTTTAATTTCCAGACCAACCAGTTCGAGGAAGGATATATGAGGACATTATGGCGATTGGCGGGGAATGTCTATAATACGATGTCCGAGGGTCGTATGGGAGAGGTGTATGACGTGCTTAAGGAGGAATATGATAAGCTTACACCTTATGAGCAGGTTAATATCAAGAGATCTATTATCAATATGGCGGTATTCGCCACGATGATGGCTATAGGAAGGGCCTTGATGGGATATAGGGAGGATAATGAGGATAGCTGGTTCGGGCAGTTCATTACCTATATCGGGTTCAGGACGATCAATGAGATCGCTTCCCAGACATCCCCGTTCATGGAGCTTAACGCCATAGATATGCTGCAAGATCCGCTGGTTACGGCCCGGAAGTTAGGCGATCTCACCGATCCCCGGAACTGGGACCCGTTCGCTACTGTCCAGACCGGCGTGTATAAGGACGAGAGCAAGCTATGGAGGCAGCTCATGAAGTTCTCGTTTGGTAAGCAATGGTATAATATCAAGACGGCTAGGGATATTAAGCAGACATCCGACTACTGGCTGATGACCAACGGCATGACGATGGGATTCTTCTTAGGAGGTAGGGATAAGGACGAGTCTGGGGAGGACGCTAATTGGTACTTTGACAGGGGAAGATAACCGATATAGTATGACGAAAAAAATAGCCAGTCAATTGTTTAAGACAATTTGATTGGCTATATTTGCATCATGAAACAATGAATGACGGGATCTCACTTCAAGGTCATTCAATGTGTAAGATATTTTTGGCTCATTAGGATTTGTCGAGGTGAGATCCGACATTTCCTTTTGAGCCTATTTTTTATATTATGTGTAATATTGTTTTAAATGACAATTTGTCTATTAGATTGTATTTCGAGAAGGTTCTTGAGTTAGTTAAATCCGGAGAAGATTTTCCAGTTAATTTAGATGATGTTTGGCCTTTGATATATTCTGATAAGGGCAAGGCTGTTAGAGTGCTTACTGGTGATAATGGGTTTATTAAAGATATTGATTATAAAGTTTTTACCCAAAATGGCAAAAACCCAGTTGGTGGGAGACCTACGATTGTGTATATGATTTCTGTGTCTTGTATGGAATATTTAATAGCAAGAAAAGAAAGAAGAGTATTTGATGTATATAGAAGTGTGTTTCATGGTGCGGTAAATGCTTTCAATAAGATGGAAGAATCCGTGGAGAAGAATCTTCCACATAATTATATAGAAGCATTGGAAGCGTTGTTGGCATCCGAGAAAGAGAAACAGGCGTTAGCTGAGGCCAAGAAAGAGGTAGAGGAGGCTAAGAGAATATCCGATAACATTATCAAAGAGCAGGCTCCTAAGGTAGGATTCGCCGAAACAGCTATTATGGCCAATGACAAAGGTGATGATATGTTGATCCGTGACGTTCGGAGAGAGTTGGAGTCTCATGGATGTGATATAGCGGAAAGATCGTTAAGAGAGTTTTTACAAGAGCAAGGTTTCTTTTACAAGAATAAAAGAGAATGGATATTAACAGAGAATGTTATGAAGAAGGGTTACGCACATTACAGATACAATACGGATACCGGGATCAGGAATACGGTTTATATGACTAGGAAGGGATTTGAGAAAACGTTATATAATATCAGGAATATACCTAAATCAAGAGAGTCTTTTATCTCTTTTGGCGGCAAGATATTTGATTAAAGTAAGAGAAGGATAGGCGATTATCATCCTATCCTTCTTTTGTTATCAGCCCTTATACATTACCTTACCTTATTCGTATACTACTCGTCCCATTAATCCTGATAGCTCTTTATCATCCTGCTCCTTCACCTCTACATAATAATATCCCTTGAAACAGAATTTCTTTTGATCGGGATCTGACAAGAACTTTTTATATTCCTCGAATCCTTCATCTGAAAGATAATAAGCTCTTCTTTTTTGTTGAAGTAATTCATCTGATTCTAATATCTGTTTTTTTAGTAGCCATAATATCTGTTTTTTGGATGTGGTATAGATGATTAATCTTTAGGAATAAACCCAACAGCCTTTTCGGTAGAAGCTCTTTGTTTTATAAAACATTCAGCTTCTTCCCATGAGGTTGCCCATATTTCACCGGCATACTTTTTGCCATTGATTTGATACTCTGTTACAAATTTCTTTTCTTCTTTTTTCATGTTTGTAATTTTTAAAAGTTAATAAAACTAAGGTTTTAGACAATGAGGCATTATATCCATTTTACGAAGTTTATTATCTTCTGTTTATAAAATTCAATGTCCACATGAGGAAGTCCCTCGATGACGGATTTAAGAGATATAGGATCGTCCTCCCACTTCAAGTCCCTACCTGTTAATCTACGGATAGTACCTTTTGGAAGTACTATCGCCGAATTGTGATCCTCGACGGAAAAATATTCATCGTCATGTGCCGATCTCTCATCCGTCCATATCTCTCCTTGCCGAGCGGGGGTGTTGTCAAGAATAATCTCATCACCATTCTTGTTCACGGCTAAAAATATTATTATTTGTTCTCCTATTTTCATGAATTATAATTATTTATTTTGATTATCTTGCCTAAGGTAAATCTTTATGATTTATAAGAATTATACGCAAGTAATATATCCTCATTGTCTACCCAGCTCCCATTAAGGTTGCCGTTTGGATGAAAAATCATTTCAAACACCACATTATTGGCAATTTGTTTTTGCTCATACAGTTTTACGAGATTTGCGCTTTCGCTTACCATATCTATACCTTGATATTTATATACCTCTACATAGTAGTAGTATCCAAGTAATTGTTTTATAGGGGTAAATCTATTGTCTTTATCAATACACTTCCATATGTCATTCAGATATACTTTGTTATTCTTGAGATAAGCCATTTTATCATGATTTTTCATTGCCTGCTCATCATAGTCCATCGTCTCACGGAATATGACATTGTCAATATAGAGACTATTATAATAGTCAAGATAACGTATAATTCCATTCATGTCATTTATTCCCTCTTTTAGCAGTAAACAGCTCATGCGTGGACGGAGATTGTTGGCTTTAGCGAATATAGCTATACGGGCAATATCATCGTTGCTACAATATCCGTTCTCATATTGCATGATGCGTTTGTTTATCTCCTCGTCAAAATGAGCTTTACTGATATTGAGATGCTGGAAATGGTTATCCGTGATATGTTGCAGTATCGACTTACCCTCCACGATATCAAACAGGCCTGATCCGTTTGTAGTCAATGTTCTTTTCCTGTAGCCATATTTTTCGATAAGCCTCAGGATTGGCACGAGTCTTCTTGATTTTGTAGGCTCCCCTCCTGTGATTGATATCGAAGGATTAAGCGGTCTAAGCCTGTTAAGTATATCGTCAAGTCTGGACAGATACTCATCATCAGACGCTATCTTGCTTTTCTTATACATTTTCCCCTTGTTCTCGAACCTAAGCTGGGCAACACAGAATTTGCAATTGGCGTTGCAGTAATCGTCAGTAAAGATACTTAGGTTAACGTTCGAATACACCCTGCGCCTTTTCCCGTCAAAGTCAAAATCATTAAACGTATATTCGTCAACATTGAAGCATTCTTGCCTCTTCTCTCGTATATTTTGAAATTTCAATGCATTCATTTTATTATAATTTAGATTCATGTTTTGCCCTCTCTTCCAAATTATGTCCAAAACACTCGCCATCAGAAGCGTAACAACGCCATTCATCATACACGTCGTTTATCCTCAAAGGTGGAAGAGATTTGTCATTTTCAGCCCTGCCGTAGGAGTTAAATAGGTGGAAGCTTGATATGTCTATCATCTCTTGAGGTAGTTCGTCCTTAAGCGTATCTAGCTCCTTATCGGTATATCCTCTTACGTTTATGGCAAAATTCACATATGGTATAAACTCACAAGCCGAGATGATGTTCTTGAGATAATTGGCGAATTTAATGACAAACTTATGGTTGAATACCGTTTTAAGGTAGGTGTTGTAAGATAACTTCACGGTTATCCTCTTCTTGTTCCTTACCGCTATTTCGACGATCTTGTCGATATGCCTGTCGAGCATGAAGGCATTGGTGTCTATCACGACCTCTTCCACCTTTTCGAGCGTGGAGATATATTCCATGAATAAATAAAATTGCGGATGCGTGGTAGGCTCTCCTCCTTCTAGTTGCACGATATATGGTACATCCATATCTTTCATGATTTTATGGATAGTATCAAAGTTCATGAATGATTGCTTTTTGCTGTCTGATTTCATACAACAAAATGGGCAACATACATCACAATGGTTTGTGATATTTATGTATAACTTATTTCCACGTATCATTACCAATCTCCTCCATTTTTCTTATAATCTCCTTATATTTAAGGTTGTATATAATCACCATATCTTATAATAAATATTCCTCTATTTTTTTAGCCATGTCAATAAGCATTTCGCATTTAAGGTCGTTAAACTCCCTACAAAATCTCATTTCCTCCTCATGCTTTTCCTCCGGCGATCTGTTATCACTTACGCTGTAGCATGGTGATGAGTGTATCGGTATGGGCTTCATGGCATCTATGGCTAATTTGATAGCCTTTTCTTTGATATCGCTCATACTATTTTCTTTTTGTTCCCAGATCATGCCGCTATGAAGGCAATTAGGATCATCAGCATGATTTATTAAACAAATCCCTTTGTCGTAAAAACAACATCCCGTACAACTCTCTTCTTCTATCTCAGGGATAGCTATGTATTCTTTTCCTTTATATATTTTAACTTCTCCTTTTCTTATCTTATTCATCTTATTAGATTTTTATATCCTACATGTTTCAACTGCTCTTCGGTAGCTTTCTCCTTCGGGAACTTCCCGTGCCATTTTCCGGGCACCACGACATCACGGCCGTCTGGGGAGGTAGTAAGCCTCCCGCATTCGCTGCACAGCCCCATGCCCTTGTACGGCTGTAGTTCCTTGGCATACTCGAATTTGTCCACCATATACTCGTTTGTCAACATCCAGCAACTAGACGTGGCGGTATTATCGATACAGCCGCATTTAGCACATACAAATAAGCTCATATTTTAGTATCGTTAAATGTCGTTATCCTTATCATCGTCAACCTTCTCTACCTTGATCGTTCCCATATCACCTGAAGGCAACGTGATATTACTATACACGTTATTCCAGTTCTCGTCAATGGCCAACTGATGTAATATCGACCTATATATCTGGTAGGTGTTACCGATAAGTCTCTTCCTATTTATCTTATCCTTACTACCCCCATCATATCCTATATGCTCATAATCCCCAAGATCAGGGAACAGTCTTCTTCTTATCGCTCGTGAGTTATTGATTATAAAGCTTCTTATCCCTAGCGTTTCCGCTCCATCCATATCATTTATCAACGTATCTGTCGTATGTTGTAGGTCCATGTCGCCAGCGGCGAATCTACTGATGTCTTCCACGCATTGGGATATCAGCATTAGCTGCTCCCTTGTCAACGTTATTTTATAAAGTTGTTTATTATCCATGATTATCTGATATTAATTTTTCTTTTATATGTTTAGATATATCAATTATCTCATCTTTTATATTGCAATCATCTTTTAATAATGAACCAAATATACATGATATGGCGCTCTTTAGGCCTAGCGCTATCCCTATCTCCAATATTTTTTATCGGTATTAGAGATTTCTACAGGTTCATATAATATTGATGATATGTTGTTAACGACGTATATTATATCATCTTCATTCATTGATGTAGATTTATCGACAATAGCTATAAAATCTTTTATAATCATAATATAAGCTATTTTTATTTCTTTTATCGTATCATCGCTTAGATGTCTATCTCTTATATGCCTTTCAACATACTTGTTTGCTAGATTCTCTATTTTGTTTGATTTGTCCATTTGTACTATCAATTATTTAGTTAATAGTAAATCATAGTCCTCTTCGTCTATACTCCCATTATTGTTGATGTATATAATGAAATCATTTAAAAGCACGGACTTATCCTTGGATAAGGCTTTTATAATAAGCTCTCCATCATCTTTCAACATCACATGCACAGTATCCCAGATAACATATTTTTGACATTCTTTCTCAATCTTCTTGATTGTTTTAAGTATTGTCTCCTCATATCTTTTTACTATTCCGCACAGTTCAGTCGTATTATATTTACGTATAGCCGTGAATATATATTCCTTTTTACAATCCCAGCATTTTATCAGTCTTTCTGATCCGCACGCCTTATCCTCGTAGAAGAAGCAACCCTTACATGGCTCATTATGGTCGTAGCTTAATACTACAAGCAGCTCCACGCCATTCTTGTATATCACGTCCCCTTGTTTCATCTTGTCTATTTTATTAATCTCATTATCAATATAGTAAAGTTGGATATTATCCATACTATAGATATCCAGAACGTTGTACTTAACATAAGACCTATATTCCTAGGTATAGGATCTACTCTCCTGAATGTCAGGATCATGAATATAAATGTCTTGAAGTTCATAATTTACGATGTTTTGAAAATATTAAATTTAATAAAATCTATTATATTTCTTTATAAGTTTATGAATGTGCTTTATTCGCTAAAACACATTCTTAATCCTTACTGGGTTAAACAATAACCCTCTATCGATTATCCTTTGGACAGATCCGCAGGAATCACCGACTACTTTTCTTATAATGTTTAATGCGCCGTTCGCATCAGCATTAATGAGTTTCCCTGTAGAGGATTGAAACAATCCTCGTTTCTTTCTATTTCCTAAATAGTTATCATGCTTTCCTATCGTTTCAAGAGCTAACGAATCACATTTGGATGTATAGGATTCTTCATGAATAACCATTTTTATTCCAGCTAATTCACATTTGTATTCCAAATAACTGATTAATCTCGCAAAAGGAATTTGAGTAAACTTCTGATTGTTTCTTTTCCCCATGTTTACTCCTTGTTTCCATCTCTTATTATAGCCTACAATTAATTTTGTTATCCCGGAATTTGTAAGCAAATTGATTATCTTTCTGCTTATTTTGTGAAATACATCTTCTATGTACTGTTCTCTATCATAATACAATTTCTTTATACGTTTAGTTGTTCCTTTTATCTTTTGTAAATCTTTGATACTATTTAATTTAGCTAATGTCTTATTAAATAGCTTATTGTATGATTTGATAAATTTTCCGCTGAAAAGATAGGTAAAATCCTCGCTGACTAATGTTACGAGATTATCGATGCCTAGATCAATTGAAGAGACTTTATCCATCCTTTCCTTGCTCGTTTCCGTATCTTTGACTTCATAAATTATCTCGACCTTATATCCTTTATTCAAGGGCTTTATTCTGACTTGATTAAAGTCTTTTATCAAATCCGAGTATTTTTCATATTGAGGTATACCTATCGAAAGACTTTTTGATAAGACAATCTTTCCATATTTAATCTTGCAACTTTGATTCGTGTAACATAAATAAAATTCCGAACCTCTTTTCCTGTAGCATGGAAGACATGGTTTTCCTTTGTATTTATTAGGATGCTTCTTGTAATCTTGCACTGATTTGTAATATCCTTTGATGTTTTTGTCAAGAACCCGAAGAATTTGTTGACTGCATTGTGCTTTCAATAATTTATAATTAATATCACCATCCAAGTTCTTAGTGTTCTTCATAATGGAATCAAGTTCAAAATAGGACAGCCATTTGCCTTCCTTTGAAAGCATTCCCCTGAAGATATATAAAGCTTGATTGTATAAGTTGTTGCTAATTTTGCACAACTTTGATATCTCTTCATTTTGTCCTATGTTGAACTTATATACCAATCTCATTCTCCAGATCTTTACTTAAGATTTCAAGTTTATTCTTTCTTCTTTTAGAATACTCAGATTCATTCGTTTTACTATCCTCATTGTTGTTTATGATAATTATATCTTTCTATATAGTTAACTATCAAGTCTTTAACTCCTTTTGGGACATCTACCAGTTTGAGATTACCTTGGAATATGTCCTTGCCGTACTCATCCATAATCTCCCCGAATGAAGGATTCATGACTCTTGTTGACATAGATATCGGTTGATCAGTGTCAAATTTGATAACGATCTTCTTTCCGCCGTTTATCGCCTTTTTAAAAGCCACGTAAAGCTTTCGACCTTTTATTATATCACAATTCCCTTTCAGGATATTAGACATATGTATGACATATTCTTTCTTCGCATCTCCTGGGTTGTTCATAAGCTTAAGATCTCCTCCGGTATCTCTCCATTTCCTGAAGCATGGGAAACATAGACCGTGATTTGCCTTAGCGTGTCTAGGTATCATCCTACTGCTGCCGGCTGGGATCGTATCGCCACAGCAGATACACGTCCTATCCTTGTTGGTGCGCATCGGCACATAGCTCTTTATTGGGTATTCTTTTCTTTTATACATCTTCTTCTGTTTTCAAAATTATCATCACCATACTCATAATTAGGACAAGCCTTGTTGCTTGGCCGTCTCGCATAAGTCTTTTGCTTCCTATCATATTTCCTATTAGGGTTTATATAATGGTCACACACTTGCCAAACGGAGCAACATACTTTCCCGTATCTTTTCGCCCAATCATTATCATGCAGATGTACGCATGTAGAACAAGTCGGATTCTTAAGCTTATCCTTGTTATCATCTATGATCTTATTGACCCGATCAAGAATAACGGACATATGCTCAGTATACATAACATTGAATACATCCGGTTCTGGAAGATATGTTATTGAACTTATATCTATATCCATTTCCTTGGATTTATTATAAGCCGATTTGTATTTCCTTATCATCAAATCCTTTAATTGATTTACTTTTCTCTCGTAAGCCCTCATATTTCATTCAGTTTTCCATCCTTGTTTCTTCAATAGATCCACCATCATCCCCTTTATCTTAGGACTGATAGCCTCGGTAAGTATATCAGCGGCCAAGTTAATAGAGAAGTTCGTCATTCTGGATTCTCCTATATACTTCTCACTGGTAACTTCTTTCACATAATCGTGGATATCCTTAATCATCTCATTTTGAGATCTTAGGAGATCCAGTATCTCATCGAGTTTATCATTCATTTTTTTTCTCAAATATACCTGACAATAACCAGACAACCACTATCAAAAAGAAACACAACCCAAGCGCCTCATCCGGATAATCATGCATCGCCTCTAAAATGTCCCTCATAGCTTAATGTCCATTTTGCCAATTATACGATAGAAAATATCCCTAGTCAGCTCAATATCGTAAGTAGCGTCATGAAGCTTATTCTCGTCGATCTCAATACCCATAGTTCTGGCTACGGTCATCAACTTAAAGTTCTCCATATCGTTTCTTACACCCATCAGGAACGGTGTCACCATAACATATACATCCATACAGTTAGGATAGAACCATGATCCGAAATACTTATCCCCACATTGCTGGAATAAAGCCCGTAGGAAGTTGTTATCGAATCCAGCGTTGTTATACCCCACTAAATACATTTTATCCCTCTTGTCGAACTTATCCACGTATTTGGATAATATACCAACTAACTGCCTGTACCCTTCTTCCATAGGTTGATACGACTGTATCTGCTCCAAGGTAACGCCAGCCACGTCCAGCGCCTCTTGCTCTATCGTGGCGGAAGGGTTCGGGGCTAGGCGGATGTCAAACCTCTCGGCCTCCTGCCCGTCGATATCCACGATCCCTCCTATTTGGTGTATCCCGTTTCTCCAGAACTTAACCCCGGTTGTCTCTAAATCAAAAAATAGTAATTTGCTCATGTCTATTTATTTTGTTAATTTATCTTTATCTAAAAGCTAATTGTGAAATGCTTTTATAATATATACTCCCATCAATTCTTTTACCTTCAAAGAAGTATATCCAATATTCTAATGAAGAACATCCAAAAGCAAGACATAGATTATTTATCGCATATCTAAAGTATTTCTTGCCTGAACGAAATAAGGTTTGAAATTCTTTATTATTTAAATGGAGTCTTTTTTTTGATTTTTCTTTTATTCATGTTTATAATTTTATTTTAAATGTTCCCTGATTTTATTCAATGCCTTATAAGACAAATAGCTGTCTATAGTATTATCGCTATCTATTTCCAGCAGCTTATTAAACAGGTCTTTAGCCAATACTTTCCACTGCTCTCCCCAATCACGGAGATTCTCGACCTTTGACCGTATATCCTCGAAATAAGAATCTACGTCTGATTTAATTGATTTTGAATAGTATATAACATCTTCCTCATCCCCATCCATAATATAATCACATTGTGTCTCGATATCTTTTATATGACTGTCTATATCACTACACATATAATCAACAGGTTTACGTATATTGAATATAGCTTCTGACGTAAGACCGGTTATATTTTGTATGTCTTTTAAATTATCCATGATTTAAACAATTAAACGCCAACCATCCACTTACAACTCCCATCGCAAAAATAAACAAAACCATAAGCGAGAACAGCGCCCAATCTTTTGTATTTAGTTTATTGCTCTCCTTCTTTGCTTTTATTTTTTCAAGAATATTCTTGTCAACATTGAAATCGAAATCAAATGTCATATTATTAGCTATCTCCCCATCAATGCCTTTGTTATTAATAAATATCTGTCTCTTAACACTCATATCCCTAATATTTCTGCTACATAAACAAATCCATAACATACATAATTATCAGCGTCATGCTCACCATAATCCACATGCCATACGACGGCGCACGGGAAATATAATGGCATATCCTCAGCCATAGGATCCTCTTTGAAGTCATCAATGTTTATCTTCTCCCTCCACCTCCACAGGTCTTGGATGTCGTTCAAAATTAATTTCTCCATAATTATGACGGATATTAGATGTTAGCAATTCTATAGCCAAGCTGATCATAGCTCCCGCTTCCGTAAGTTTATTCATTTGGGCATATATTCTATGCTCTGCGCTACGATAAGTCTCTCTACTACTTATGGTGTCTAGTAAATCATCTATAGCGTTTCTAAGAAGATCGGTCATCCCATGCCCTCCTATACCCTTGAAATAATAAATATCACGACCTGCATAAAACATATCCTGATATCTTTTAGCTACGTACTCTATTCCGGATAGATGATATTTTTCGTTGTCTATCTCCACCTCCCCTTTTTCTATAGCCCTCAACAACTTCCAATCTATCGTTACATAAGTTTCACGATTTTTTACCTTTACATAGGTATATCCGCCATAATGAGAACCCAATGTCCTCATCGTAAGTTCATTGACTTTTTGTTTGTCTCCATCCATAATAATCTGGTTTTTAATGTTGATACAAAGATATGATTTAAACAAAAATAAAAGCATGAATAATATTAAAATAATATTAATCATGCTTAAATATAAATATATCCCTTCTAGTTCTCACGGATATACGTATTCGTACTCATCTAGAGAAGACGTCTTATATTCAACATCGCACTCCATATTGGTGTAATAGTTATCCCCCTTTCTGTATACCAACGCTACCTTGCAGTCGTATTCCAAACTGTATCCTATAAGAGGGACATTGGCTATAGGTGGATTATCCTCAGTTTTGTACCTTATTCTTGTTACTTGTTTCATGTTCTCATGGATATAAATATTCATATTCTTCCGGTGGACATATTTCAAATTCAGCATCATGCTTTATGCAGGTGTAGTACTTATCCCCTATCCTGTACATTACTTCCAACGGACAGCTATATTTTTTGTTGTATCCTAAAAGAGGAACTCCTTCTATAGGAGGCTTATCTTTCGTTTTGTACCTTAATTTTGTTATTTGCTTTATGCTCATATAATCTTATGTTTAAGTAATTCCATCATCATCGAAAACAATGTGTCTACAAGAAGTTTCTCACTACTCCAATATATAGGAATCTCATCTATATCTCTATACGTTACAGACCATGCATGTTCTAGCTTATAACATTCGAATGTAGAACCCTCTATCTCATATGGGAGCAAATTCAGTAACGTCCCTACATCCCAAACAGGGTTGAAGACGTCCGGTGTAACGGCCTCGATAAGTCCTATGCGGCCAGCTTCGTCCTCCATAGAATGCAGTCGATCTAGGCATCGGTCCCTAAACCCGCTGGCGGTGGAGATAGGGAGGCCGGCCTCGACCAGCACCCTCCCCTGTTCTTTTGTGGTGAATATCCTTTCCTTCATAATTTCATTTTCCTTTCTACTGTAACGATCGTATCATTATGCCATCCCCCATGAGCCACAAGAAGAATCTCCTGCTGCTCGAAGCCAAGCCCGGCCCCTATACCGCCGGAGTTCCACGCGCAGGTAATGACTACCCCTCCTTTCTTGGTGATCCTAGCTATCTCCTTCTTCTGCATAGCCCAATAACTAGATTGCGTTGTTTGCATATTAACAGCACCTCCAAGCTTTTTATATGACTCGGATACCTGTCTCGTGGAATATGGTGGATCATATAGTACCATATCAGCTATATTATCCTTAAGACCACGCAGGAAGTCCGTGGCGTCCTTATGATACATAGCCTTAGTCTCAGGGTCAAGATCGTTGGTGATCGTCCCTATATCGCTGTTTCTGGCGAATGGATCCACTATAACCATCCCCTCTTCTCGATATTTATCTATAAGTTCCCTTATCGGTTTTATGCTGAATGTCTCGCTGTTCGGCATTGACCATTTCTTGTTTATAATCATCTCTTAACTCTGTTTTAAATTTAAGCTTCATAGTACTTCTAGGTACAGGATCGCATATGTCATCCCACCAATTCTTGTGCCCTTTCGGTGGATGTATATCCTTTTTCCATAAAGATCCCTTAACTGTCTTGATTCTTCCGTATGGTCTCATTTTGTTCGTGTTCACCTTCACATGTCACATTATATCCGTTTCTAATGACCCGAACATAAGCTCATCAGTAATTTTGCGAAATTCCTTTACAATATCATTTATCTGCTTACGTTCGATGCTTCTTAGCAAATGGGTTATCACATCCACTGTCCATCCGTTACCCGCTAAAGACATGGCCGTATTTGGGGCTATCCCGTCAAGGTAATCATCCGGCAATGTCTGTAACAGACCAGCTTCGATTCTTAAGCTCAATACCTGAAATAACGAAGCTGCTGTTGTCGCTTATCAACGCCACTCCTACGGCGTCGTTTCTCCACGAATAATTCCATTTATCACGAGTATACAACTTGCCATTGGTGTGTAAGATATATATATACCGTTTGAAACGGTTTGACTGCCTATCATCCTTCTTCTCATATTCTTCTACCTTGCTGATGTATGTTTATAATTCTAAGTTTATCATATTCTTCAGTAAGAATCCCATGATCAAACAATTTGTTAGCGTCTATCTTAAGACTTCTATAATTGTCAGTTATGTTGATATCACTCCACAAGTTCAATCTTCCCTTATCATCTAATTGCATATGGATAAATCCTTTTGTTATCTTCTTCCCGGCTTTAAGAGCCTCTACGTCTTTATCGGTAATCTTTTTCATGCTTTCGATATTTTATCGTTACAATTAAATTCATCTTTCATCTTGATCTTTATACCTCCATATGATAATTCCTTATGAGCTGTGACAAAATAATCAACAGCATCTTCATCTAATAAACTATGCGGGCACCTTTCCCATACAGGACTTTGATCTAGATGATCCCATATGGCTACAAGTAACCTATTCTTGTCATCATCAATAGCTATTTTGTATGTCCCTGTAGTAGCCTTACGTTTAATGATCGCTCCATTTAACATCTGTTTCTTAGCCCAGCTCCATGAGCCTCTCAACCCAAATGTTCTTATAATCCAGTTATTTATCTTCTTCATTTCAAATTATTTGTTAAAAGTGTAATATAAATATAAATACATAAATTGAATAGGGCTATTCACCATGCCCTTATCAGTAGGATCATCGTATTTGTCAAGCCAAAGACGAAGCGCCTCCCAATCGATATCCTTACGGTCACATACCATGCAGGCTAGGTTAGCCCCGAACAGTTCCCCGTCGCCGCCCAGCGACTTGTTAAACCTCGTGGCTAGTCTTTCCTTGAATCCCTTATCATACCATATCCCGGAAGTAGCGGCATAACAATAATAAGCGTTGTATTTCATTTTCACGCCCATCTTCTCAAACAATGGTGTATGCCATATACGATCTAAAAAGAATACTATTCCACGATATATGAAGGTTCGGAGATTTTTCCTGTATTCTTTCCCCAAGAAATTATCCACACAAGATATAGTCCCGCCTGAATAATACCAATTATTGGCGCCTCTCTTAACCTTATCCGTCATCTTGAATTTATTCTTTCTGTCTTCCACCCTATCCCAAGGTTTCAGCTTATCCTCATTAAATGTCGGGCAATAATGATAGTAATGATTAATCCACGAGAGGTAGGGGTTGTATATCGTGTATCCATTATCGCTGACATATGAGTTCATATCATACCCAAGTTCCTTGGCTAGAATAGATCCCTCATCAGCTAATACCTTCAATATCGGGTTCAAGTTCCATATCTGATCTTGACTGACGAACATCGAGTAACATGGATCCTCATCCTCCCCATACCATCCTCCCATCCCGCTCACTATTTTATCCAAATCAAGTGAATAATCTTTCCCGGGTAAAAAATCATCTCTAAGAAAAAAACCTCTATATGGGATCATATCATGTATGCCTGGTTGGTCGTCAAATATGAACTTAGCGTTCTCGGTCAATCTAATCAATGTTTGCAAGACAGAGGATATATCTATGGGTGCATATTCACACCTATAGACCTTATTATTTATCCAAAGATATTGAAGAAGCTCGGCTATATTAATAGTCCCGTCCTCCACATATCCTGTCTTGTTATCGAAGTTTATTTTGGCTAGAGGTATATTACTCCCTTGCGGTTGGTCACTTTTTTCATTACAACAATGTACGAATCTGCTAAAGAATATATCCTTCCAGCCAAAATATTTATCCCTTATCGTCATAAGCCTATTTCTTATCGTATAATGACATGACGTTAATAAGATCAGCCTTTCTGACCATCCCCTCAAGTTTATTAAAGCCATCCATGTTATCTCCGCTGACGATGATAGTAGGATATACCTCTATACCGTACTTGGATATCTCCTCCTCCGTGGCTTTGTTCTCCGGGATCTGGTTTAACGTGACCTCACCCTCATACTCCTGTAATGTGTTGGCGATAATATACCGCATGTAGTCGCTGTACTCAGCGTCTTTCTTCGTGAAAAAATCAATTCTTACCATCTCAAATAGTTGTTAATCTGTTAATAATCAAATCAGCGGTAAATATAGCATTATCTACCTCATCTATACTCATCTTTCTCCCATCGAAATCGTTAGATAATAAATCCTTAACAATCTGATATCTACGCTGCTCCCAATTTACGTTTACATCAAAATTCAGATTCTTTACATAATCATAATTTAATTCATTATAACTGTAACTGAGATACTTAACTATCGGGAATAGGCTATCATCAATAGTGCGCTTGATTACATTAACGTATGGTAATTATATACAAGTTTGCACTCGTATAATTAGTTAATAAATTTCTTAACTGGGTTATACCCAAACCCTGTATGGAGCGGCATTACTGCATCCCCCTTTACTTTTCTCATGATGTTATAACTTCCGTTGATGTCAGCGTTGATAAGAATACCATCTCTTGTCATAAAAAGACCTCTTCTTACCCTTCTTCCAACATAAGTATCATGATGATCTACTGATTCTAAATCGAAAGAACTGCATTTTGACGTGTGAGATTCGTTTACTTCAACAAATCTTAGTCCTTGTCTTTCCGATTTATACCTTAACATTGATATAAACATCTCAAATGGAATCGAAACAAAATTCTGATTATTCCTTTTACCAAGGTTAACATTTTGTTTCCATCCATCATTATGACCTACTATCAATGTTGTTATATCTTCCTTCAAGCAAGTATTTATTATCTCCTTACTCGCCTTATGAAGATAATCTTTCACCTTATTGTTTCTCCTTCTTGTTAAGGACATCAACCGTCTCGAATTTTCTTTTCCATTTACTTTCTTTAATTGTTGTTGAATATCTGACCTTTTCTTATTGTAATACTGATTGATGGATTTAAGTCTCCTCCCATCTATCAAAATAGGCTTATTGCTTACGTTAGTTACGATAGAGGCAAGATTATTTACACCTAGATCAATAGACATGATTCTGTTGTTATCATCAAGTTGTTTTTTTGCAATTGACTCGTATACAACTTCTATTACATAACAATCGGATTTAGGAACAAATCTAACCTGTTTTACAGTTCCTTCCTTGCAATTAGTCTTTAAAGGAGATAATCCTTCCTTCTTAGGGAAATAGATAAAACCTCCTCTATGTTTAAACTGTGCGTAAGAATAAGAAAATACGTTCCTTCCTTTTGTTTTATGCTTATATTTTGGAAATTTAGGGCATCCGGTAAATTCCTTATTATCACGTTTCCATGCCTTGATAGCAGAGAAATAAGATTTTAGGTTCTTGTCTAAAGCCATAAGAACTTGCTGGGAGGATGACCCACTCATTGCTCTATAATCTATGTTATTCTCTGCTACCATCTTCTTGTTAAGATCTACAGCTCTTATCCATTTACCTGTACTAAGAAACTCCTGCTTTATTATATATAAAGCCGCATTGTACAGATTTTTGGATAAGAAACATATTCGATCTAAATCCTTATATCTCTTATCATTAATAGTAATTATATGTTGTTCCACCAAATACATAGCGTAAATATAAATAGAATATTTATAAATTCCTATTTATATGTTATTTTTTTAGTGTAAAATTATATATAATCACCTAACGTATTTACCTGTTCTTTTGTCGATAGCTCTTAATCCCTCATCTACTACTCTTTTTCCTGACTCTTCCATTCTATAAGCCCTTTGTTATGTTTATCGTAATATAATAACGCTATGGCGTTCCAGCATACGGCGGATAGATGCATGAATCCCTCCTTATCATATCTCTCCCCTTTCGTATAAGCGACCAAGTGTCTCATAAGTGCACCTAGATAACGATTGAACCCATCAGGTATATCCTGCCATGAGTTATCAGCGTACTTCTTGGCGCCTTCCGTATATACCCTCACGATGTCCTCTATCTCAGCCAAAGGAAGGAGATCCCACCGGAGTTTACCGTCGGCCCGGTCGTCCTTCCCGCTACCGTCTTTCCCTACGGCAGTCTTACATGCCTTGGCTACCTCCTCTTGGTGGGCTTTAATGATGGATGCACTATTAATATTATTGAAACGGGAAAGATCGTAAGCGTTTACATTGTCTACCTTTTCCTCATCAATAAGTTTTAACTTAATAGCTCTACCTAATGATACGACCATCTCCTCATCAACCCAAATAATCTCATCTACTTCATCCGACCATAGTCTGATTCTCATTCTTCCACTTTTATCAGCGGTCTCAACTACCTCAAACATATCGCCATCATAGACCACCATTTGATACTTATAAAATTCCTCCTTCATTTTAAACTCCTTTTTGTTTTATTATTATTACTGGATCATCATTAAATGGGGATAATATCCCAATATGCAACAATATATTGCGCTCATCGCCCTCATTTTTATCGGCTTCAATAGCATTGATATTTAATTTGTTACTAGATATAATGTTACTATCTATATTAGGATTATTTTTGATTATAGCCCATCCTTTTATAATAGGTTCATGCCCCATTAATTTAGCGACATCTTCTTCTACCAACCAATATTCCTCAAAAACAGTATCCGGATATTTGGCTTTTATCTCCTCGTAAGTATTATACCATGTCATATTTTCGTAATTTAGATTAATAAAATTCACTAAGATCCCTGCATTCTGGCGTCTCACCTGTCATAGAGTAAAGCTCACCAGATGATAGATGCACGCAATGAACGGTCTTCCCGTCTATATACTCACTTCGCTTCGTGATCCCACAAATAGCGCAGCGTTGGATCCCCGGACCCGCCTTTATCCACGAGTGCCGTACGCTCCTCTTCCTTGTCCTGTTGGTGTCATTAAGCTTTCTCATGATCAATCCTCCAAGACCGTTACAATCTTATCTTTACCGATAATAACCTCATTCCCGCTTCTTACATCAAAGCATCTCTCACCCTCTGCCTCCTTGAAATAAAGAGCGCCATTGTACTCGAACAGACCGAAGCCGTAATCGTCTAGTTTCATTTCATTAAGTCTCTTGAATTTGTACACGTTTTTCATATCCTCCATATTTTCTTTATCCATATAAAACACCGATGCCCCCATTGACATCACCCCTACAGCTGTCATAATTAGTCCTCCATGGAACATGCTGCCATGTAGTTTATCCCAACCCTTTATCATTACAATTATGGATAATATAATTACCATAACGCTAAGCAATACCCATATCATATCACATTTTCTTTGTCTTTAGGAACTCCATCATATCCTCCACGTTAAGCTGGAAGCCTGCCGCCACCTTATGACCTCCTCCCCCAGGATAGGCTTTACGTGCCAGCGCCGAGACATCCACCTCCTCTTTGGTGGTATAGAGCGCGCATCTGAAGAATCCGTCGTTCCAGCAAAATGGCATCATCAAATCATGTTTTCTAGGATTGTACATAGACTCGAATGTAATGGAGCTAAACTCCGTGGTGTTCATACATATCGCCTTGTATCCAAATATATCTGCCTCGAATGAGAACATATTCATTTCCCCTCTGTTTTTCTCAACGATATACTCCAGTATCGCCTCCCCGTTCCTTATCATGTCATATATGAAGTCATGATCGCCGTCCATGACCTTTGCCGCCATATCCACGTCAAGACCACAATATCCTCTCATCCCGTATTGAAACGCCATGACATCACTCCACTCGAACCGGTCGTGATCCCATACATCATAAGCGCTCAATAATTTTACCACATCGGGGGTTTCGATATCATCGAAAAGATATTCCCACGTAAGATCACAAGCCGCCGTTCCGATACGTCTTTTGCCTTTGACATTATAGTCCTTCATAGCTTCTATCGCCGTCTTATGGTGGTCTATCCATGTGACATCTATCCCCTTGTCTTCCCATTCGTCGAATAAGAATCTCGTTCTATCGCCAAATGATACGTCAACTACAAATACCTTATCATATTTATTCACGTCAGGTATTTCCTTGCCGTAATTGTAAGGAAGAAGATCAATGTCCCCTTTGAAATACTTTTTCACTATAGCCGCTGACATTACTCCGTCAAGATCAGCCTCATGATATATACATCCTGTCATAATCTGTTGTTTTTGATTAAAAAATCTATGTATTCTTTTATATCCTTGTTCCTATCATCATCCCAGTCAAATGTCTCGTTTATGAATTTGAAGTACGATACTGGAATTGAATGTAACATCCATCCACAATACTTGCCGAATGTCATTACCGTAGAGCCAAGGGGATGATCCGGTCTCCCGGGTACAGGGGAGGCGGTAATGCCCTGCGCCAGCCCCCTCCTTCGGTCTTTCTTGGCGGCTTTGATATCCAGATCCGTTTTCGTTACCTTATCCCCCATCGGGATATTGGTAATTAGTTTATCGCCGATAAACATCCCCCATCCATATCCTTTGTAGTTCTCTATACTAAGTTCTCTTATATCACCGAACCTTGACGAGTTGTTGCAACAATCAACGACCAATGCGCTATCCTTACCGTCCTTTATCCTGACAGCTCTCCCAAGCCACTGATAAAACGAAGAGAACGAAAATGTCGGTCTTCCTACTATCACGCAGTCCAGACCCGGATGATCGAATCCCGTACCGAGGGCGGAATAGTTGAACACCACCTTCGTCTTACCCGACTTGAACCTCTCAACTATAGCCTCCCGCTGCTTCTTTGGCGTGCCTCCGTGAACCACCTCCGCCATGCCAGATCGGATCTTGGCGTTCATCCATTCGGCGGCAGTATTGCAGCTCTCAACAGAATCCATAAACACCAGTATAGATCTACATACGTCTTTTAATACCATCAATCGACGCAAAATAAGGTTGTTTAAGCCATTTTTTCTCACCGCCTCACTGATAGACTCAGCCGTATATTCGGATCCGTTAGAATTGAGTTTAAGGGCATCTCCATTGAAATTCCATGTCTCATACTTAAGAGGTGTCCAAAATCCTTGTCTTATCATCTCCTCTACCTGTATCACGTGAATCAGGTTCTTGAAATACACCGGTCTCATACGAGTGATGAAATTAAGTTGGGAATATGATGTCTGTCCTATCGACATGTTTTTAAGTCTACATGGCGTGGCTGTAAACCCTATCACCTTTCTCGGCTTCAGCTCATTCATGAATGTCATAAACTCACTGCCATCCTCAGGACTGTATCCGGCATGAGCCTCATCTATCAATACGTTTCTGATCCCCATCTCCTTAAGCTGACCAACAACTTTCTTGATAGATCCTAACGTGGCATATATCATGTTAGATAGCTCTTTCTTGCCACAGGAAGCGGAGTAGATGGTAGCCGGTATGCCATACGACGTTATTTTGTCGTGGTTCTGTTGCAGCAATTCTTTTGATGGTTGTAAAATCAGCGTCTTATCTCCCATCAATCTAGCCGCTTCTGCTATCAGAAGTGACTTACCGCAACCTACAGGACCTATGATCAATACCGGATCATGTCTATCAGAGTTTATGTAATCGGAGATACTTTTAACACACTCCTCTTGATATGGCCTTAATTTATATGTCATCTCTGTAGTTATCAAAAACGTCTTTCACGTACTCTAGTCTTATCGCACATTCCCGGCCATCGTCCATTTTTACCATCAAAGTCTCTTTGGTCTTGCTTATGGCTATCACCTCTCCTATCCCTATCTGGGTATGAACTATATCACCTATCTTTACATCAAATTTACTCATGGTCCAGCCTTTTATTAAATTCCTCTATCTTGCTCCTGTCTGTCTCTTTGGTCATCTTAGCCTCTTCCTTGAATATGTCATACCCTTCTCGGATATTGTCTCCAACCATATTCTCTATCATCTCCCTTAACTCATCGCTTCTTACGGCGAAAGATATCTGAAACGATTTACTTGTACCTTTCATTAGGTAATCAATCTCCTTCTTGCATTCCGTCATCAACCGATCCAGATTATCGAATTTAACGAACTTAGAGTTGCCATTGGCTTTCCTTACCCCATCCTTGAAATCCTCCAATATCCCGTTAAACACATCTGCCATACACATCATGGAATGTAGCCATACCAGCATATTGAATTTATATTCATTATCAGCGTTGTTCATCAAACTCACCAAAGACTCGCTTTTTGTCAACATGATCTTCGATTCCCGGTCTACGATATCCTTTATCTCCTGCCGGCATTTCATGGCACCAACGAAATCCATTTTAGAATAACATTCATTTGATTTCTCTACCAATTTCCTGATATCCCTTCTAGACATCAGAAGATCCAATACCTGTTTTTCTCTTTCGTTTTTATCCATAATCGTTTATTTATTGGCACAAATATAATTAAAGCCTAGATATTTACCTAGGCTTTTTAATAAAGTTAATCTTTTTTATTCTTTCTTTTTGACTCGTCCCAATCCGATGAGTACCTGCATGTTCCTTGTTTGTGGATCGAGAAATCGCACCAAAAACACAAGGGCTTGGGGCGGGGTTCAAGGCAGGCCGGCTGGCGTCCCATGAGGTAGCGCTTCTCGTACTTATACCCTTGTTTGGCATCGTCCCAAACGTGAGCTTGGTAGCTATCAATCTTCTTTGTCTCGAAATCATACATATCAAGAAGGATATCATTAAGTTCCTTGACCGATCTCTCCACTTTCTCCTTATCTACCTTCACATTTTGATTGTCCAGCATACGGGTAAAGAAATAGCTACACATATCCGGAAGTACCTTGTATTTCCTTAGTATGTAAAAGGCGTATATCGGGTGCTGGAGGTTGTGAAGCAACTTATCCTTATCGAATAATTTCCTCCCGGACTTCCAGTCTATCGTATACATAGCTATCCTATTCTTTGTCTTATACTCTCCACGCCAGTCCACCGATCCTATGATATGTACCTTATCGTACGTAACACCATCCAAAGTAAGGGGCTTGGGCAGCTTATAGGGCAGGACGAAGCCCTCCTCCACGCCGGCCGGTCTCGACCCCCGGACCACCTTCTCCATTGGCGTAAGATCGGACCATGCCTTCTTATAATTGCCAGCAGCATCCTTCTCAAACAACCCCACAATCCATCTTATTAGCCTAGCCGCATGTTGCATGGACTCGATTTGGGATTTTACGCTATCGAAAGGAATCTGTTCTATATCGGCGTAGTAGTTGAATGCCTTGCTCATATCCTCATAAGAAGGCCTGCATCCGTTCTTGAAGAAATACTCCATCGTCTGATGGATAACCGTACCATATGACGTGGCCTCATGCTTCTCCGTGGATCTATTCCCTTCCACGTAAGTTTTATACCACTTGTATGGACATTGGACGAACGTGTCTATCTGTGAGTAGGATGCGGCAAGAACCTTCTCTCCGTTTATGACCTTGCATAACAAATTATTCTCCGGTATAATCATAAGTCTTTATCTATATCATGTCCATATAAATCCATTGACAGGTTTTGCAGATGGTGGAGATCCTTGATATGTATAGGATCGCTTAGATCGTCTTCCAGATCCCTAAGCCCAAGATAATACCCATCATCAAAAATCTCTATAGATATTCCGTAGCCTCGATATACATCCCGTCCTTTATCACGCTTAAACCCGATGGTATTAAGCAGGTTATCATCTATCTCAATAGGCATGACATCATCTTCCCCGGAATACCATTTCATTATCCCGTCATCAACCTCACGTTCAAGAATCAATGGCTTACTTTCATTACGCATACCAGTAACGCACCCTACCCTCCATATATTGCCAGCCTTGTCTTTTACAAGATTCCCTATCCTTAGTTCCTTAACTGAAATCATATTCTTCCTCCTCTTTATAATCATCATCGCAATCATCAACAAGAGGGGTCTCTAACCCCTCTTCCCAATCATCATATCCGAAATCCATTACTTACTCTTAACCCAATCATACAACATATCCACAAATATCCCCACAGTTAGCTCATCAATAGGTTTATCGCCAAAGACATCATCCGGAATCCTTATATCCATCTTCTCTTCAATCCCCATCAATACCTCTAATAAATCAAATAGATCCATAGCTAAATCAGATGAAAAATCACTGTCTTCTCTTACATCATCAATTACCTCTATACCATTAATGTAATTGAACTCATGCATTTTTTCAAATATCTCTTTTCTCGCTATCTCCAATATTTCATCTCTTTTCATAATCCTTTAAATAATTATACAACATATTTATAAGCTCTCCTACCGTCAACTTGTGATAAGGTTTGACATTAAGCACTTCATCAGGTATACATTTACCTGTTTTCTTCTCCACTTCCATTACAACTTCTACAAAATCAAGGGAATCCATAGCCATGTCTGTATCCAGATAATCCTCGTTCATTATCTGAGCGGCGTGATTAAGACCATTAAATTCACCCATCTTTTCAAATATCGCTTCTTTTATTATTCTTGATAATTCATTCTTTTTCATAACTTAAATTGACATTTTTAATCTTCTGCCTAATTCTTTTTTTATATCCGATATCCTTTCGATATCCATCTTAACATCGCCTGTGATAGCGTATTCCTTATCCATTTTCTTGGGAGGATCCGGGAGCCGGCTTATGGCGAACAACCATGCCAGTTCCTTGTTCTTGTTCTCCCTAAGATACAAGTCAGACGTCATGCCATACATTTTTATGATCGTATCGAATAACGTTGATTCTGATAAACTCATATGCACACTATATACATTTGATGGTTTCCATATCAAGTTATCCAATCTCATCGTATACTCACGTTTAAGATCTATGTGGGATATTACGGCTCTTACTATAGGTCCCTCCTTGAAGTTGGTATTAGCTACGAACCATACGAGCCGTTTCTCTACCTCCTTGATAGCTCCTGTATCCTTACCCATATCGTTATACACACCAACGATACGGTCCCGGATCCCCTCGACCTCCGGTGTCAGGCCGGGTGTCTCTATCAGCATCAGCAGCGACCCTCCCCTTGGCGTTATCTTCCACTTTCCATTCTTCTGAAGCTCGATATAACCAGACGCCTTATAACTATCTATTTTCTCCTTTGGAATGACGCTAGCCATCTCCTCTTTCTGCCGGATCATCAAGAGATACCCGACATCAGACATCGTTAATCCTGATGTCATCATCTGTTCAAAATTAATATACATAGGTTATTATATACTATTTTACACCAGATATGTTGTAAAACATACGTATGTTATTTAATTTCATATTCTTCTTTTCTAATTTTGTTTCACTCAATCGAATCATATAGTCCCTTGTTTCGGACAAGACGGTTGAGCAAAAGAGGTCTTTGATATAAGGTTTTACCCTAAAACATTCGTTGGGTAAGTAAAATCAAAAACGTTTAGTTCAGTAAAAGAATCCGGCGATCTCACTCTTGAGCAACCAGTAGAGGGTATTGGTGATACCCAGTATGATGTTTCGTACAAATGTATATCATTTCTCATTTTTTTGGTGTAAAATGGTATATAATCACCTTAGATCGTAAGCCCTTCTCAACACCCTAAGGGCGTCTGCTTTCGATAATCTCTTTCCCTTTTTCATACTGTTTTACCGTATAAGATTCATTAGCCATACCAACTCTACCAACTGATATAGATTGATTTATAGATTGGTTAAGATGCCCTACAACCGACATCTTAGCCCTAACCGTATTGGCGCATCTTAGAAGGATTCGATAATCCTCTAACGCCCTCTCGTATCTTACGTCCACCCTAGCCCTTTTATCAGCATCAGTCATGCTCTTACATGTTCCGTCCTCCCTCAGGCTTATAGCGATCTTGTCCCGTATGATTCTGATATCATCCTCGGCTATCACCAGTTCGGCGTCAAGAACCCCCTTGTATGAGCTAAGAATATCCTCCACCGCCACAACTTCCCTTTTTAGGTTCTCCAATTCCAATATCATTGAGTTGTCATTTATCCTTTTATACTCCTGTACTTTATTGGATACCTCATCACAGATACTCATGATCTCCTTTTCCCGTTCCCGATTTATGATATATCTGATGCTGTATTTAGCCATTTCCTTTAACGAGGATATAATTTCCTTTATCCCCATCTTATCCTCAACCGACAATACGGTCTTCAAGAACATTTCCAGCACCTTTATCACTACAAGCAAGTAATTATGTCTCAATCTCATGTCAATAAGGTGTTTCGTCATGTACTACATTGAAATCATCACTGGACGGTATATATTGTTGCTCCAATGGAACGCCGGGAGGTGGGGGCGGTAGCGTCACTACGGTCGTGTCCGGCCTGCCACTGCCCACAGGGGCGTCCGAGCCTCCCGACCTTTCTTGGCGCACCACACCTCCATCAGGATAATATCGCTCATATCCTTTCATGATATCTACATGTATAGCGTCAATCTCTTCTAACGATCTCTGACGGACCTTTACGATATGATGGAATAATAATCCATCCACACGGAAAGATCGTCTTGACTCACTCTTAAAACGTTCCAGATTAGGATACCAGCCTTGCGGGAATTGCATGTATGATGAATAGCCGTATCTTTTTGGGATATTCAACGCTACCATAGCCGTACACAATTGCCCCAATGTATCTGATTGATAGAAATCAGATTGTTTTGGCATATGATCCTTAGGATCCCGTCTTCCCTCAATATCACGGTTAAGTTGTGATATTATAAGAAAGAATATATTGGGGAAAGTTCTTTTAGCTATATTACACATGGTTATCAGACTATCTATATTCCTCTTAGCGTCACCCGTGCCTTGTATAAGAGCTGTATGATCTATGGATACAAATACCATTTTCTTATCCTTGTTCGCTGGCATATAACTATTCCATAAGAAGTTCTGAAGCTCGTCTACTGTCGATGGTTTAGGGATGTATGTTATTCTGCTAGAGTTCTCTTCTCTAAGGCATCTCTGCATTTCTTTTACCTCATCTTCTGACATCTCGTTAAGGAGTATATCTTGTATATCTTTTCCCATTTTTTTTGATAGTGAACGTAACATCAAATCCTCTGGATTCATTTCAAATTCACATCTGAGCCATACATAATCATCAGCTTGGGGATTGATATTAACATTCATTACATTGCTCATAATCTTCTGAGCCAAATAAGACTTGCCCACTCCGGGCCTAGCGCCTATAGCCACCGCATGTTGTGGGTAGAACCCGCCCAGTAACGCCTTGTCAAGATAAGCGTATCCAGTACGAGCCGGGAGAAGCTCTCCCGACTGATACTTTCTTATCCTCTCATAGGCATCCATGATAATCTCCTTGGATGACCTCCATATCCTATCCTCACTCATCCTCTTGCGTTTCTATCGCCAGCCGTATCGGATTTAGACCCTCTGTTAGCTGATCTTGATTTATATCTAAGTCCTTTAGCCGTATGGCATAAATCCTTTCCCTTCCGATAGGCTTTACCTTTCAACTTATCGGTCTTGTAGTTCTTGCGACCCAACTCCCGTCTCTTGGCTTTCTGCTCAGGGCGGGCGTTGATCTTCTTATCCGTCTCGGCTTTCTTTCTTCTAGCCTCCGGATGTGTCCTATAGTATTCAGTCGATCTCCCCATCCTCGTCCTCCTCGTCATAATCATAATCCTCTACGATAATATCCTCTCCATCTAAATATGAGGCTTTATCTCCGAGTCTGCTTCTCATGCTCTCATAAGGATCATCCCCATCTTTTATTTCCCACACACATACGTGTGGACCTATTATATCAATCAGCATATTAGCCTTATCCTCGCTTATGCCTTTTTCTATCATCTTATCTCTGCATTTGTAAAAACCACATGTCTTGTTAAACACCGATCCTCCTACATAAAACCCTGTCTGTTTGTGAATGAAAATTACTTTCATGTTCTGTCAATTTTTATTAATAATTATTTTTTTGTAATCACCGTAACTCATGTCAGCGTCACACACCACCAAGTCAGTTACCTTATCCACTACATGGAATAGATACTCCGGACATCCGTGGCAGGCGCTACCGCCGATCGCTATCGTCTTATGCCTAGGGCAGTTATTCCCCCTCCCTCCATCATATATCTGTATCCGATTATCACTATATGCCTTGATATGTCTCATGACTTTAAGTAATGATGGCAAAGACATCTTGTAAGGTGATATATGCTCCTCCGGTATCATAAGCTCACCAGATAGTTCTTTGTAAAGATCATGTCTATCCTGTCCTGTTTTTATTAAGAATACGTTGATCTCGGTCATTACCATATCCATAGACCTAAGGAGATCCGGCTTGGCTAACCTACCTACAGGTTTACCCGTAGAATTGGATCTCATCCAAGCTCCACACTTCTCGCACCCGACTTGCTTCCCCTCTACCGTATTTATCATAGTGGATGGGTTCTTGCAATACGGGCATATGGATCCGTTTAACATAGCTTTCTGGGCTAAAGACAACTCTCTCATACCGTTTCTTCTATCTTAACATTAAATAGATTGCAGAATCTATTAAAATTCCTATTTTCTATTTTCATATCCTCCTCATACCTGTCAATTGACTTGATGAAATCATTGTAACAGTCCTTGCACATCCATTGATTGATCACCGCCACGTAATAACCTACGGATGTAGGTCTGTTACACATATCACAAATACCTAAGCACCCGTATCTGGTAAGCTTATCCATCATCTCCTGTCTTGTTATTTCAAGCACCTTGAATCCCTTGTAATTATCAACTACCTTTGCCATTATTATAAATTTGTTTAATTATAAAATAATCCGCTATATCCATCCCCTCATCTATATTGGGTTTTGATTCTAGAAAATCACTTATCTCTATATTCATCCCCCTCATCTCCTTGTCTACCTTCTTTCTCCATTCGTTGAAAGCGTCGCCCTTATCCGGATACAGGACTATCCGCCTCCTACCCAATGTCTCTATCATCTCCCTCTTCAACATATGGATACCGCCACAGGCCATGAACAACCTACTAGGGTACACGATGTTGCAGATAACAGCTGTCTTCTCTGACTCTACTATATACACCGGAGCGTCATTGGGATAGAAGTTGATAAGGAACTCCCCGAACAGGCATTGCCTAAGCAGGTAATCCTGACCGTCCAGTATATGCACCCAACATACGTGATCCATGGGAACCTTTACCCTCTTCCCGTCAGGCCCGTAGTCCATTATCTTCCCGGTCCGCACCACCCAATTCTTATCCAGTTGCCAGAACACACAGCACTTACCCCAGTCCCCGAATCTCATCATCCCCACCTTATACAAGCTAAATGCCCTATTGGTATGATACGATCCGAATATATTGGATAGATAATCCTGAAGATCAGATGTCTCGAAAGGATTAAGCGTCTCAAACATCTTGTTTATTGGGATACAGTTGGCTATATCCGGATCCACGGGAGGCCTATACCTCCTTAATACTTTGTTTGAATCGGTAAAAAGATCATTGTTCCCAAGCTCATTGCCTGTTGGGTATTTAAAATAACCACATTTATTTTTATGATCACACACCCCAAACTGCTCCCCTACTATCTGTCCGGTGGTTACATCTACGTACGGCGTAAAGCATCTATCCCTGCCGCATTGCGGGCACGTCAGCTTCTTTCTTGGCTTACTATGATCCAATTCATACCTATGAACGCTCTTATTAAACTCCCTGAACTCCATCACGCTTTCCTCTCACTCATCACCCTATATATATAATCCCTCAATGACTCTTTTCTTATCAAGCCATTCAATTCAAAATCGCTTTCTATATCCAAAGAACCTATTCTTGATGTAACCGTATAATTGGTTTTCTCGAACTTATACTTACCTTGGAGATATACGACTGTAGCCATGTTAAGTATAGGATTATCAGTTTGTCTCTTCAGTTTATATTGGCTTGTCTTGGCGGTAGGATCACCCGGAGCGAAGTTATATATCTCCCCTATCTCCAATATCTTTCCGTAGTTCTCCATTATCATTCTTCTATACAACTCAAGTTGAAAAGCATACTCATCATAGAAATTGCCTTTCCTGTTTGATTTGAAGTCCAATATAGCGAATATCCTCCTGCATCTCTTTATCTTCTTTTTCTCTGTCTTAGGTTGGCCTTTCTTGGCTCCAGTCTTATAGAACTCTCCTGTCTCGACCTCTATCTCCACCATCTCCGGCTCGCTATCCATCTCCACCACGGCATCCACAGAGGAAGCCACTTTCAATCTCCTTGACCTCAACATCTTCTCAATCAACACAGGTTTTACATGTCTTTCTTTACAGAATATAGCGAATGATATTAGATCTTCTATCAACTCATCCATATTATCCACTAATATCCGCTCCATCCTATACTTGTCTATTCTCAACTTAGCTTCCTTGACAGCTTTTCTTATCCATGTTGGAATCAGTTTTATCTTAACTCCCGTCAGATACAATCCAAATAAGTAATGCATGATCGTACCCAAGTCAGCCCGGTAGTCGGCGTACTCGTCTGGGTCCTTACCCTTGAGTCTCATCTCATTTTTCCATTTTTCTAATGCCCCGGAAGTATCACAATACCCATTCGCAATATTATTGGTAGCCCCATCATATATGATAGGGTATCCATCAGTTCCCATTTCATAATAAACACGCTTGCCAGCCACGGTCATTCTGTATAAGACTGGTGTCGGGATATCCTTGATCCACTCAGCGGCATAATACTGCTGCTCAGTCTCCAGATCATACTCAATTTCTATCTCCTCCTCAGGTTCTTTCTTAGGCTCGTCAACAGGTTTTTCTTCCTCATAGATATCTTCCTTCGGAACCGTTGATAAAACGTCTAATATGCCAAAGAAAGCGGTAAATTTAGGATCTGTATGATATGATCTTAATATTGGTAATGATGATCGCCAATAATATGATGGCGCATTCTCGTCCATTGACTTATTATGAACAAACTCTATTACAACACCATCATCCGTGATAACCACATGATGTTTTTTGGATAAACGAACTCTCATATCATCAAACGATTCTTGATCGCTTATGACTTCCATATCCATTCCTTTCTTATATATCGTATCACTTATAGCCTCGTATCCAAGAGCTAAAAGTAATTTTTGTTTTCTTCTATCCATAATAATAATCTGGTTTTTAATTTACCATCCTCCTCGACTTTAGGTGCGAGATCCCTCATCCTTCTGGCTGCCAACAGCCAAACGTTGCCAAACTCGTCCAAGAGCCGGCCGAAATCCATCGTATCTAATAGATAATCGAATCTTGTATGCTCATCAGCCGTCAAGTAGATAATGTTATCATTATCCTCAGCAACTGATTTATATTTCCGTTTAGGGTATAAGTGGCATATGTTGCTTACCCCCGGGCATGGTATGTATGCGCCGGTAGCAGATCTCCTTGTCATACTCAACCTAGCCACATGGGCGCCAAAGAAAACGGCTAGGCTCTTCCCCTTCGGCTTGGCCTTCACCCGTATCGCCGTCCTTTCCTTTGGCGGTAGTTCCTTGGCTCTGCATGCGGGACACAGCCCCTTACTCCTTATAGTTACCATCCTCCCACATCTCTCACACGGCAACATCCTACCTCTCATGCATTTTTCTTTTTATAACTTTTATTGAACTCCATAAGGCTCATAGCCCTATACCTCTTAAGCCTATCGATCTTACCCTCCGTCCAATCTTGATCCTTGAAGTTGATGATCGTATCGAACATCTGAGCCAGCTCCCGGATATTAAAATTCCTGTTCTGTATTTTTTTATAGAACCCGGACCTACTATACCCTAACTTAGAAGCCAGATAAGTCTTATTAGATAATGTGAGGATACGATAAATCGTACCCTCCATCTTACTTATCTCCATCAACTTCTCGGCTATGGATGATGTGGTCTCATAGCTAGCTTTATTGCTTACTATTCTCATGTTTCTCCGGATTCCTGATCTTACCATCAAACTCGTAGAAGTCCATCAGTTTCTTCTCTTCCTTGATACAAGTGACAACGAAATCTGATATGGTTCCTTTCATGCCTTCCTCGAAATTCTTTTTGGCATGATCAAGGTCATTGGCCCGAACGATGTAGTTAAACGCCTTGCGTTTCTCATTGCCCGATTTCTCGTCTATCGTAATATAATCAGCCGTGACCTTATAGAATCGGTCTCCATCCATGGCAAATAATTCCGCTATCCGGAATCGTTTGATATCAACGCTAAACTCACCGGAGATAAACGGTCTCATCTCCTCTATAATTCTAGCCTCACACTCTGTATAAGAAAGGGCATCCACTAAATACTCTTCCTTTACCTTCTTCTTCATGCCGTTCTCGGCATCGGTCTCATAAGAAACCGTACATTTAAACCAATTGTGCATCTTATTAATCTATATTGTTGTTAAACAATGGGTAATCCTTTATCCCTTCACGAATATATCTTTCCGTATCATCATCCACGTCATAAGCTTTCTTAAAAAACGTCATAGCCGTATTCGTATCATGATCCACCAACGGAAGATATTCCTTTACAAAAAGGAATCTAAGATGATTCATATGATCAATCTTATTTCTTACATCGATTACCTTCGACCAGATCTCGGCATGGATTTCACTCATTCTTTTTATATCCTTCTTGTATTTATCTACCTGATCTTTATACTCCTCCTCAATCTTATTATTCTTGTCCTTTATAGATTTGTAGGATTCCTCATCTTTCGTATCAAACATTGGAATATGTTTGATATTGATTATATCCAACTTATTATATATCTTATCATTGGATATAGTGAAATCGTATGTAGTCTTGTATAAATCAAACTTACTTAAGAACTTAGCTATTTTAATAGCATCATCCTGATTAAAAACAGCTATGCTCAATCCTTCTAAAAGGTAGAAGAAATTAGATGGAGAAATAGGCTTGTAGTCGTATGTCTTCATAACTGGAGGTTCGTCCACAAACCTAACACCCTCCTTAGCGCATCTTGTTATGATCAATCTATCTATCTGCTCGTCAGTAAGATCATATATCTCCTGATCGGTCATCTCATTAATTGTCTTCATCGTCATCCTTCTCCATCATTATAGCCTTTACCGCCTTTTGTTTATAAACCTCACTCATAAGGCAGGTAAAATCCATATCATCCATACCAGCCATAACATTGGCTTCTACTTCCAAATTCATCTCAATGTTCATTACCGAGACTTCATAGTTACTATCATCTTCTTTATAGAAAATGACTTTGCCACCATACTCGAAACCATCATCTTCGGTCTTAACCATATCGATGATCTTCTCCAATTTCTTTACAAACTCACTCTTTTCCATATATATAATTTTTATGTGTCTACAAAAGTAGACATTTTGTTTTTGAATTAAATTAAATAAACATTATTAATAGTTAATACTATCCTTTCTCCTATCATTCATATTTATTCTTTGGTAATTATACCCTAACATCTGCTCCATCTTCTTTAACCCAATTAACCGTATCGCAATGCCAGCAATACCCTGTCTCAGAATCCTTTTTATGAGAATGGGAACCACATGTAGCGCACCAATAATTATCATCTATATTGTATGTGTAACTTTTATCCTCATGCATCTTATCTATTCTAGCTACCCTATCTTCCAATAGATCCTTTAGATAATGGCATTCATAAGGCCTATCTTCTTCCCTTAATATATAAACATCTATGTCCATCATATTCCCCATCCTGTCCGTGCACATCAGCTCGGCGGCATGACGTACGCTATCTTCCGGCATCCCCGGGACTATCTCCCGGATCACCGCCTCTATCTTCTTCTGGTATTCGGTATCTACCTTAACCACCAAATCCTCTAATTTATCTATTAAACTCATGATCTTTTTACTTCTTTGTATATAACATTTACATTGTCTTCTCTATCTGCATCAACACAATAAGTATCTCTGCAACAATAAGACTCATTATTAAATACACATCCATTACAGCTATAACTTTTTGCTGTATCAACCACCTCTAACTCTATTTCTTTAGAGCCAATATTGCATTTAAATACAGAGCCTATCTTATGATACTCTATATCTTTTAAGACCTTTCTATTATCATCTTTATCAAGTATCATCTGGACAAATAATTTCATTTTATCATCCATACTATTCTTATCCAGTATCTCTTTGCACTCATTTTTATCAAATCTGAATGACTCTATAAGATACTTTGCCATATCACATCTCTCTGTATACACTAATTTCTGTACGCATAGCCATATTCCTTGTCTTATGCCTTCTTCTTTGGCTTCTTGCACTCTATCTCCCATATTATTTTGTATTAATTAAGTAACAATATTTCTCTTCGCTCTATTTTGATCATTGATGGATTATCGTCATGATCATACCAATATAGATACCATATACCTCCTCTATTGGCCTTCCACATCTTCCCTTCATATTCCCCCGATGGGATCGTTACTGAATATTCTCTAAGACCCTCAAAGGTTTGTTTGGTCATTAAAGCGTATTCCTCATCAATTTCTATGTATCTCCTATGGGGCTGTTTCCATAACATCCCACGTTTGTCTGTTATCTTAGGTATTATATTCTCTCCATTCATGATGCTTTGTAAATTATGTATTAACTATTGTATATCTAACACTCTCCCCATCTTCCCCTACCGCCTTACCCATACACGCCGGCTCCACCGGTAGCGCCGCCCATGACATCTTGGATGTCTCTCCCGTAAATCTGATAGTGATCGCTACAGCTCTCAAATGTTACTTGATAGCTGTTTAACTCCATCCTAATTGTCTCGCAATACCTTTCATCTCGCTATACGCGATCCTGTGACATCCAACAACCAATATATCATTCTTATAGCTATTGATCTTCCATTTGTGACCGGTTGTATCCAATACCATATCGTGTTGGAATTTACCGCCATTATGGAAGAATTTTATCAATTCCCAAAGTCTTTCAGCTTCGGTTCGTTTTATCTTGATATTCCCGCTGGTCTCAATTATACCATTCTTAATGCGAAGCCATGTGTTAGGCTGGTCATCCTCCAAATAATAATGTAGATATAATTCTGGAATCTCGCCAGACTTCCACATCTCAATCTGTTCTTCAAATTTTTTCTTGCGATCTTCTTTTTCTTTTCTTCTTTTTTCAAGAGTTAAAGCCTCTCTTTTCGCCTGACTATCTTCCCATCTCTGACATCTGGCCACATACTCAGCCCACGTTCCTTCACCACAAATCTCATCTACTATCACATTGGTCGTTCCTAAAGTTTCTAACGCTTGATGATTTAGCAATACCTCAAACACACGCTTTAACTCATGGACATATTCACTTTTAATCTTATCCGATTCATAAGATAACTCATGTTTAGTTCCGATCCAGGTGTTTGCACTCTTTTTAAGAAGGCTCTTGGGAGTACCCATATTAAAGAACTCAATATAATCCATCATATTTCTAAAGACTCCCCAAACATCCCTATAAGACAGACTTGTTCTAACCTTCTTATATTTCTCGATAACTTCTTTGATAAGCTCCAATCGACTGATGATAAAAGCCATGCTGCCGTCATCAGACATATTATATCCAATAGGAAATACCTTTGAACCAGTTGGTATCGCACTATAAATATAGTTTAGATGCATAGAGGTAGAAACAGAACGGGGCTCATTGTTAACCAAATACGCCTTTTCTCCACGCTTATTTCTTACGATTCTTCCAGCCTCAAAGTGATGACCATAAGAGTAAATACTTTTGCCTTCAAAGAAAAAATTACTACCTCTTGCGAATTCTTTCTTTTCGTTTGCCCACAAATGAGCGACCATAGAATTGTTCATATCTATTAAGTTTTGAGTGTTAACTATTGATTATACTTGCTAAAAATAACATCGACACAAGTTCTGCCAATAGCGTTTGCGTCATTATACGAATAAAAACCTTCTGTTCCCCAATCCACACCAACTGGACAACCATCTGCATGTTTTACAAAGTCATCAACTTCTTGCGCTTCCTCGTCAGATAACCCCGTCCAATCATCATTTATCAAGGCTCCAACCCAATAAACCGGGAGCCTGTATCTTATTACCTCTATATTCATAATCTCATCAATTTACAATGTGAATTTTCAAATACGGGAACCATTCCATGCGCCCTGAAATATTCGGTCGCTATTTTAAAAGCGTACAAGGCAGGTCTTTCTTGGATATTTCGTGTTGTCTCATAAAGAGATATTGGCTGGCAAACATAAAATTTCTCATTACCAAGACACCCAAAAACCCCATCCAAATAACTTTCATCACAATTAGTGCCTCCCAGTATCAACAAATCACATCCTGTCTTTCGGGTTCCGAGAATAAATGTCTTGTTCTTGTTTTCCGGAAGCATGAATATTTCCTTATCAATCTTAAACCAGTCAATCTGGCAACTCTCTACATCACGGCGAACAATCTCGTCAATCTCACGGGCATATTCTTCTTGTGTTTTCATACTATTTCATTTAATAGACCAACATACACATCCCCATTCTCATAATAAAGCTAACCCTCATACTGGTTATGATGAAGCTCCTCACGTATCGCATCTTCATCGTCAGCCCAATGCTCATATTCCTCATGCCAAGCCTTGAAAAAATTATTATAACATTTTTCTATTAAATCCTCTAAAGAGAAATTCTCCGGGTAAGTACACCAAGTATCGTAATAATCAATTATTGGTTTAAGAAGATAATAATCATAACACATCCCTGTTAATGGACAATTGTCTTCGTATCCCAATATTACCCGACTGCGTCTGCACTTGTAATTATATTTCCCATCTATATATTTGCCTATAGAATAATATTTACCTTTCGTGATATGTGGCATAATGTTGTTATTGATATACCTGAACAATAATTTACCGCATAGATTCTTAGGGAATATATCACGATTATAATCTGTAGGATGTTCATAAATAGGATCATTGTATTTAAACTCATAACTAAAATCATATCTCTCGTATCCAACTTCCCAATTATAAACCCTAGTATCTGTCATATCCTCAAAGGCTTTCATCGACTCTTGATAGTCTATACTATAAGCATCCATACATTGCTCCATTACATTCCAGCGCTCACGCTCTATGATCTTTTCTTGTGAATCTTTTGACAGTTCATCAAACTTATACACTTTTAATACAATCTCTTTCATAATTCCTCCTCTTTTAATATAATTAGATCCCTAACGTCAATCGAATGACATACGTACCTCCCAATCTATGTTCACGTTTAGAGATATGATTGTAGTTATTCTCACGAACCACTACAATCCCGATCCAAGTATTACTCATCCTTTATCTTTACGAATGGGTTTTCTACATAAAACTCCACTACATCCTTAGATTTTATAGATGTCACTATACCGGTGGTATCCACAAACCCTTCAGTCTTGTCCATTGTCAAGTCCTCTATCTTATCTCCCGGTAGAAAACAAAGATTATAGTCTTGATCAATATACATAATCATCTTTAACCTAACCATGTCGTCAATGATGCCTTTCATTCTCTCCACGACATCTAATTGATCATCACTAAGCATTAATCTACTTTTTGATGATTTCACTAATCTTATGTCTCCATTCTTGTCAACTACAGTTAAGTCATTGAATTTATACACATCTTCACATGTTCTGTAATATATTTCCTTACAATAAATTTTTCCTTTATTATCTATTTCAACATCAAAATATTCCAACTCCCCCTTGACAGCTCTTCCGTTTTTGTATTTCCACACATCACCTATTGGAGCGAATCCATATAATGACTTAAAAACATCATATATTGATAGTTTTGTCTTAGGGATGCTCTTGCCCTTTTTAAAACATTCTTCGGACGAATAAAATAATTTCCCATCTAATGTCTTCTCAGTCCTACATCCTCCCCATGTTCCTACATATCTAACTACTCCATATGTAAAACTGATCAAGATCTTATCAATCTCAAACCACTTTAATTTTTCTGACATATCGTCAAAAAGATATCCACTCTCTAAATAAACTGATAAATACTTTTTCGTTTCCATAAAAATTTATTTTTTTTAAAATTAAACAATATCATTTACCTTGATCACTATGAGTCTCAATATTATGAACAAGCTCATATAGATCATAATCACTACACTCTGCTAAACATAAAGAGAAGACGTTCCTGTCGTTAATCGTAAAATAGTTATCTTCTAATATGAAGATAGATTTTCCTACCTCTAAAAAACAGTCCCATAACTCATTACCTCTTTTGTTACCAAACACTTTCTGGAAAGTATGACGATCTGCCTTATTCTCGAATTTGCGCATTCGTCTAATCCACTCATATCCGTGTCTCACTAAATCCAATCCATTGACCTCCTCGAAGCTCCCGTTTTTCTCAATCCATTTATTTACATCTATCAACATATTCCCTTACAATATTACATTAAACAACTCGTTTAACCTATCTATCTCATTTAAGTACTCATCTTCTTTATAAAACTTAATTTGAGTCCCATTATCCAAACCAAAGGACAGGGTGAAGGATATAACCCAGCCCGATCCGTCCACGGCCTGCCCCTTGGGAACCCAAGACATTACCGCCTTCTTGGATATCCACCATCTTCCTATCTGAACGAAATCAGGATAGTTGTTCATTAAATATACCATCTGACTATCCATCTTATTGATATCATCAAAAGACACTATATGCCACTTGTTTCTGATCCTGATCTTCAAGAAATGTTTATCTATATTATATGCCGCAAATGCTGATATCACGGAACTAGGATATCTAACCCCTTTTATTACCATCCATCTCATATATCCCTCTAATTTTGTATTGGAAGCCTCTGTATCTAAGATTCTTGTCGAATCCTTTATAAGATTTTATAGCCATTTTACAATTTATTTAATATAATTTCATCCACTTCTGTCCTCTTATCCATAGGCTTGTTTTGAGATTCATTGATAAAGTCAAGCACCTCATCCCATGTCCTCTCAAACAATTGTCCATTATTAACTCCACAACACCCACATCCACTAGAAAATACTGGAATTATACTCCCATCGCACATCTTAACAAATTTATATCCTATATATTCATCACATAATGAACATCTTCTTACTGGTATAAATCTTACTTTACCGCTATAAACGATATTTACTAATGTCTCACGATCCATATGATTTTCTCCTCTAATTAATTGCCCTTATTTCTAGCCAATCGAATAAAATTTATCCGCGCTCTCTTTTCCGTCTCCGCGAAAGTTAGCCAGCCCGCATGTCAGGATGCTCACAAGGTTATCCACCACCTCCAACTCGCTCGATTTGAACCACGCCAACTGACTGTAAGTTTCACCTATCCATATTATACTCATTCTCCCGTCCCGACTGACCTCCTTGACCAGCCCTATATGGTTTTTAGTGTCCTTAATCACATTTAATTCGTCAATATTTGTAAGCCGAACAAAATCCATCGGTCGTATCATTTTATTCTCGTCCATGTCCTTATCCTCCTATATTCTTTTTATTTTCTCAATTTACGCTTAACCTCTTTAACATATTTAGCAGAATGCAATCCCCTATGCAATCTTATAGCCCGATCTATATCCTTTTTAGGATTATGGTGAGATTGATATATCTCGAACATTTCCCTAGCCTTGACAGGATTTGTCCTATCATCGTATCTATACCGCTTCTGCTTCCGTTTAAGGCGCAATATCCTGTTAACCTCATCTACATACACCTTTTTCATCTGCCACCTCCCTAAAGCCCCTGAAGTGGCGTTGTACGCCCGATCGTCGTTCCTTGACTCCACGAAAGATATGGCGGCCGCCAGCTTGTCCCATACCCGTGCCTCGATCACGGCCGGCTTCGGGGCGAGGGGCATGCCTCCGTTCCTTTTTGGCGGTGTCAATATTATCATCGCCGTCACGAGTAAGTATCTTATCATATTTCCTTGTTTTTATAAAATTCCTCCCCAAATTTCACGTTATCCACATAATCCTCCATACACTCATGAACAATTATATGAATATCCCCCTCCGTATATGTTACCTCTGACATCAGCCTCTCATTAGTCATCCACCAAGAATGACTATCAATATACCGTGTCTCGAATCCATGATCATGTAACAGACACATAACATTATGTTCTAAATGCTTACCCATCATCACATAATCATACACGATATATCCGTTGATACTTTCATGAAACCATCCGAATGCGCAAACATATTTACTCATTAGCTCATACAACTCCCTTGCCACCGGATTAGGTGTTACCTCATCCATATCAAAATCCACACTCTCCTCGATAAGCTTATCCACATCCCGCTCATCAATACAAGCTCTAGGCATGCCTTCCGCCCTCACATGAAGGCGTGATCGGTGATCTCTACTTAATACTGTCCCGACATATCTTTCTCCTTTTGCATACCCTATATTATGGTTACCAGTTATACGAAACATGATTTTGTCACCTACATTAATTTCTTCCATATTTAAGATATTTATATTATTTGTTATCCTTTTTATACAAAAAGAGGATATAATGGCATAATATTATGATATCAAGACACGAATACGTTATCTATCATATTATCATACATACCCTCCATGCAACGTTATTCACGGCATTATATCGTATATGATGCCGCATACCATAAATACGTCTAATCAATCCTCTTTTAAGGGCTTATTGCCATTTAGGTAACTAGCTATGCCTAATATTTTCGAAATAAGGGCTTTTTTAGCCTTATACTCATCGTTTATCCCTATTATCGCATATCTGTATACCATCCCATCCTTCGACACCTCCACGCCCACGTATTTAGGCGCAACGGTATCCCTATGTAATACGATAAACGGGCTTTTGCCGTCCAGTTCATTTATCAACTGGTTAAACTGTCGCCTTGTCATCTGATAGTGATATTATTTCCATGTTATAAATACGATCTCTTTTTACCCTTATCTTCTCGCATAGCTCATCGAAGCACTTATCTTCTTCTAACTTATCAACATAATATGATACACTTGATTTAGAGCTTCCTTGAAGATATATATTTCCTCTTATATTCCTTGAGAAAAAATTAGGTAAGACCATCTTTTGTCTCTTATCCTTGTTATCCATGTAAGATATAACAACAATCCACAACTCTGGTTCCCGTTCTTTTATTGATAACATAAGATCAAGACTCGATTGACTATTGATATCCCTCCTGCCAGTTTCGTTATAACGTAGAATAATATAATCATCCGCGTTATCGTCCTCAACCATCACGACTATAGGGCGATCGCTCTTCCCATTATCACATAATACTCTTGGCTCTTTCCCGTTGCGGAGATATACCTTATCGTAATCTCCGTTTTTGTATATCTCAAAATCAAACTCTATCACCATATCATTTCCTCCTATTGATATATTGCTGTGTACGTCCTTCTTCTATCTTCTCGAAGTAAAACTTACTCCCATATAACCGGGTGAAGCAGATGTTATACCCGAAATGCTCCGCGCGTCTGATTTGCGCATAACCTCTACTAATGTCATTATTATCAATCAGCGTAACAAAACAATGTGATCCTACCTCTGTGTTTAAAACCAGATTTTCCCAATCTTTTACCTCCATATCAAATCTCCTTAAATAATTTTTTGTTATGATTATCGCTATTATACCATTTATCAATATTATCGTACTGCTTTGGATAAACCCCATAGGCCTTACACCACCTAGGTAACGGCCCGTTCAACGCATCTAACGCCGTCGCAAGGTCGAACGTAGCCTCCTCCTTGATACAACACCCCGATCCACTCCCACGGCTCGGTATATAAGCTCTACTATATGCTACGCTCATCCCATATTCCCCATGACTCAGATACCCGATGTTGGGTGAATCAGGGAAGGCGTAATACAACATTATATAATCACCCTTACTCCAACCTCTATTATAAGTATCATCCTGCCACGCAAAAACCCTGCAACCGGCTTCTTTTAATTCCGCTGCCGCTCTTTTTAAAATATTGTCCATATACTATTTAATTAAGTTGTGTCAAGGTGCCGGGAACCGACCCCGGATCATATCCGCACACGTACGATTATGATATATCCTTCCACCCCGCCAAGGTCATGGTCACAATATTAACAAACTAAAATCTAATGTTCATATCATTACACATCTTGAAGAAGACCTCTCTTATGATCTTCTTGTATAAGATGTATATCTCATCATCATCCTCATCAAACTCCACTCCCCATGAACGTAATAAATATCTAATATCACAATCCGCTATATGAATCCTGAATATAGACGGAACGCTCATTATGTAATCCTCAAAAGCCTTCTTAATTCCATCCCTTTTGATATGTTCTTTATACTCATTCTTGAACACACTAAGCATAAAAGACATATATTCCCTATCGTATTTAAACTGCTTACCATAATTATCTGTATCTATATGATCCAGTATATATATCTCTATAGCGTCTCTATCGTATTTTGACATACTCCTTCCTCCTCCTTTTGATATTTTATAACCTTTTTCTCCCCATACGCTTTCGCTAACTGGATAAGTTGACCGGTAAATACCTTGGTACGGTGTTTTACGATCTTATCCACCAGCTCCGGGCATCTGGTTCTCCATCTATAATTAACCTCGCCCTTAGCTTTCCTCTTGTAATACCTGTAGAATGTTACGGCTACTACCACTTCTCCATTCTGCTCGAAAGCAACCAAATCGTAATTGTTGTAAACTATTTCATTCATGTTGTTGTTACCCATTTTATGTATCTAATCACTTCTTTAGGCAAAGACATTATATCCTTCACCCTTCTCCCTAAGTTGTACATACCTCCCTTATGAGGATAATAGTCCCCTACATACATCCCTATTCCTTGCGGATGCGACGGGTTTTCGTTACAAGTGAACATCGGATAAAATAAGATTCCTCTTGAATCTTTATTCCTGTCACTTACGCATACAATAGTATATCTATCAGCGACCTTCTCGCCGAAATCATATACCCTTACCTTTCTTTTTACCCCATCATTGTTCTCTATGATATTATTCATGATGTTATTTATATTAATTAATTTTCTTTCCATCAGCGGTATATGTGCCATACCATTCCCTATCCATATTTACCACCTCAATATGATGTATATGATAACAACCATTAGCTATTCTACCGCAATCGGCTATCACCATAGCTATATTCCTATACCCAGAATCAATGAAAACACGAGCCAATCTATCCCCACTAAATATAGATACCTTGATATCGTCTTTCTCTTTTATAATCCTTCTCATATCATATCCTACTATCGAACTAATCTATTCTTTTACCATAATTAGTATATGACCCACACCATCCACGAGCCTCATTTGATACCCTAATATGATCAATGGGCTTATCCCCGACCATATTATTGGCGTACGATATTACATCCGACATACTTCTGAATCCGGAATCCTTAATGGATTTTATAAGCATCCTATCATACCCGAATACCAATATCTTCACAATATCTCTTTCCTTCACAGTTCTCCTCGCTCTCATAATATTCTAGCCATAAAATAAACAAACATAAAATCTATTTTCTCTTTGTTATCATCTATCCTATGTCCGGTGATCTCAAAAATAACCCTACGCTTTTCGATAGTCTGTATATTATCTAACTGAATAGCTATGTAAGGATATTTCATAACTTTCTCTCTATTGATGTTATTCAAAATAGCGTTGGCATCTTGCCTGCGGAAATACATATTTACCCCTATGTAGCTGGCAACCAAAAGACATTCGTCTATTATCCCATCAGTATCGAATAACAATAACATATCATCCTTCTCGATAGTATATTCCATATCAAGAATCTTGATACGTTTGCTTCCGTCCTTCTTATCAGCTATAAGAATCTCTATCATATCCTTGTCAGTCGTAAGGACATAATACGCCTCATCCTTTGTAATATTATCACGAAGGTAAGATAGCGCTTCATCTTGTAATCTTAGTAATTCTGTTTCGTTCATATTCATTCCTATTGTTGCCAAGGGGAAAAGGACGGCGCTGGCGACAAGGTCTGTCCAGCCTCCCCGCAGCCGCCCGCATTCCCCTTGGTATTATTCTGCCACCTCTAATTTCCCGTAATAAGGATAAAAACAACCGTCTCGATAAACCGAATATCTGAGCGTTTTATCCTTTGCTTCATAGATGGAAACACAACCGCTGTTATAAGCGTTGGATAGTTCTTTTGCTACAAATCCGCCTATTTGTTTATAGGTTTTAGGCGTATCCCCCAACGGTCTGCCTACATATATTTTTACTCTTTTGCACTTCTTGTCGCCTACGTATATATCCTTTCCTCTAAGCTCCGTTAAATACATGAATCTCATATCAGCCGATTTTAAATCCAACATTCCTCTACCTCTATCTCCATATGGTCCTCCCAATCGCACCTGTCAACATCCTCACCATCCTCAAAGTAATAGTAAGCCCATACCTGTACGCCTCCTACCTCTATATATCCATCACTTTTCCATTCTATCAACCCGTCTTGCCTTACCACGTTGGTAGGCTCAGCCCCTAGCGACAGCAGATTATTTACTATACTACCGCCAAATACGTTCCTTGCTTCTTCTTTCGTCATATCACTATCAGATTTTTAATATTACACTAACGCCAAAGGGGGAACAGGGACGGACGACCAGCGGGACCTACCCCACGCCATCGCCGCCTCCCGTTTCCCTTGGTTTCCTCCGCATCGCCCCATACCAATAAACAATATCTACCCGCCATCGCTCACAACCGCCTTGCATTGACCGGAAACTCCTACCATTTGTAAGCTTTTGCACTTGGTCGGAAGATACCCCTTGCTTGAAAGGCGTTTCCCTTGCTCGAAAGGTGTTTTTCTTGTTTGTTGGTGTTTTTTCTTGTTTGGAAGTGTCCCATCCCGCACAACCCACCCCTCCCTCGAAACCACCACGAAATCCCAAGACCTTCCGCTACTTTGTTCCACGTGGAACGCTGATTCAGTCTAGGATATCGAGATCCTTGTTCTTGATTGCCTTATATACTTGCCTAATACAATGTATTGATAATAAAACCAATAAAGAAACTATGATTATAGGCAGGGCGTCGCCCGTAGCTATAACATACCGCCCCAACTCAAACGCCATGTACCCACAAAACAAAATGAGTACGAAATATATAAATATACCCATAAAAAATATACAATAAGTAACCACGATTTTAAAATTGAACACAAATAACATAATTAATTGAGTATCAATAAAATAATATATATCAACCCCTAGAGCTACCTCTAGGGAAAGATAAGCCCAAACATAGATAAAAAATATACAATAAGTACCTTCTATTATATACCTTTTAGGATCGATTCAAGCGCAAAACCATACATAAGGGCACAATATACCCGTCCGCATGGATATATATGTATACAAAATAATGCTAAATAAAGCATTTTACTTACACATTTTCGATCAAGGCTTAAAATTTGCCGCCTTAACACTTTTATGTGTAAGTAAAACATATGATTATGCTATCATTTTGTAAAATATAGGCACAAAAAAGCCCTTTCGTCCTATATAACTATAGTACGAAAGGGCACAAACTTTAAAATCAAATAAAAACAAACGATCTATTGCCGTAATTTGTTTGCCATGTAACTAACACGTTTCCGCCTACATTTATCAGATTCCCTACTACAATCTAATTTATTAGACTTGTATAGCTCTTTGGTAAGCTCAACGTAGAACTCAATTTTAGACTTTCTTGCAGCGTCTAAAGCCTTTTCCTTTTTAAGTGCTAGCTTTCTATTAAGATTATCAAACTTTCTCCTATACATAATTTATTCATTTTAAATTGCACCAATAAGAAACGGTAAGCCGGGGACAATACGGCCGGCGTTATCGATACGACTAGCCGAACGCCCACACGCCCCCTATTCCCTTTGGATTAGTCCCTTTGCCGACAACGAAGCCGGCCAAATATGCACATACGTTACCCGTGATACGTACCGACAAGGCGCATTTTGTCCGTCAATTTAACCGCACAAAACACCCTTGTAAGGGTTGTTATTTTGCTACTACATATAACGCTTAAGTATTTAAGCAACCTTAAACGTTATTGCTTTGACATATTGGCACGGTTATAACACCGTTATGCACTCCATACGTGCTACTCTAGCAACGTATAGACATACGCCCTATATATACGTATATACACCAATATACCCCGTGTTTTACACGGCCTATCCGGAAACCGGACGTATTAACCCGTCTTGATACAAGCCCAAAGAATAACGGCTCATATTGCGACTGAATACGAACCTAAACCACATTGCTAAGAGGCGGCCTATTTACACAAGCTCTCGAACACCAACGGATATACCTCTACCGACTTGTGTATGCTTATATCAATATGTTAAATAACTTCTCTTTTAGTCTGAGTCCGGTTGCGCGACGAGGACGCAAGAGTATGCAACCATAACGGGCTATAATAGCCCGTATATTTATCTATCATTTCTAGGGTGAGTTAAGTAATATGTGATACATTTAGCTATAAGACTAAATGTGTACCGCTTTATTGGAACGGCGCATTTTACAATACGTTTATCTGATCCGTTAAACACTTCATAATATACACCCCCTTCATATTCTATAGGCTCGTTATATCCAAAGCGTTTATGCGCTTTGCCTGTTATTGCTATTTCAGCTACCTTATATTCTTGCAATTTTGTGTTTCTATCCTGATCCTGTTTATCGAGATATACTCTTTCGATCTCCTTGTAGGCGCAAAAGGTTTCATCCACACGTGGCAGTATCTCCTTACAAAGTTGTATCACAACTTCCTTATCCTTTGCCAAATTGACTAAAGCGGGGACAATTGCTTTATCTACTTTAATATCATTGTCCTTTAATATTTCATTTATTTCTTTTCCAGATTTAAATAGCTGGCACCACGCCTTTACCGCACCAGTTAACGTTTTCTCACTTGCTTTTTTAACCTCGTTTTGTACTTTGTTAAGATCTTTACTTGTCATTAGATTTGCCCTTGCCCTAGGGACTTGTATAGGCATCTAGCACGCCTCGTTTGTTAATATTGTTATCTCACATTGCAAATATACTACATGTTCTATTGTCCAACAAATATTTTGCAATAAAAATTAGACGATTATATGTAATAAATCTAATCAAATGTAAACATATATTAAAATATTGATTTATATTATTGATAATCAACAAGTTAAATACAAAATAGGCATTCTTTTTTCGGCTTGCAGATCGTTTGCCGTTCTTGTTTCCCGTTCTTCGTGGATTGGGGGGGCTGGTCCAAAAACGGCAGCCCGGCCGGGCCGATTTCGGGGAGGTGGTCCGTCCCGCATATCCCCCTCCCATCATACCCCACCCCATCTCTCCAATAATGTCCCGCATATCATCCTCCCCGAATATCCCTCATACTTCCTCACAACCATATCACCTTCCATCTCATTTAATTTGTTATATTTGCGATATAATTAAAACATAATATATTATGAATAAAGAAGTTAAATACATGATGGGGGGGGGTATTTTAACCCTCAGATAAGGAGGGGGTATGTTTAGGCGCAGGACTTCTTCTTCCGGTAAGATCCACTACCGTATTAATATAGACAAGAGCATGTGTCCTAATCCTGTAGATATATATATTGATGGAGATACATATCAATCTGATTTTAACGGATCTTATCTTGATATATATCGCAATAAGAAGATAGAAGTTATAAGAATAGGTGGACAGATAGTTTCAAAGGATCAACAATATGAGTACAAAATTTTATTAGGCACGACTGGAGGTGTTTCAAAAGGGACTCTCACGTATCTATATAATTCTGGTGTGCATTGTGATTTAGCTGATACGGAGTTATACGGGAATAGGATAACTAAATTTACTCCTATAACGGAGATAACCGATCCTGAGGAGATTATCAATTTCACTTACATGTCTGAATTTTATAATCAGATTACAAGTAACAATCGTATAACTTGGCAAGGTAATCTTATAACAAGTGGTTATTGTATAGTAGCCAATACCTGCCATGGATGCCAATCTGTTGCAGTTGGAACTGGCATTTACAATAACACCTATAGAGTAGGTATAGTAATTGTAGCACCTAATGATAGCTTGTGATGAGGATGTAGTACCAAATGGAGGGAGGCCTCCCTTCATCCCTCCGGGCCTACCCATCGGGGCTTCCGCCGGCTACTTCCCTTGGTATATATCTTTATGGGATAATTAGATAGGTAGTGGCACTACCACTACCTTAATATTATAGATCTCGTATCAGTCTAATTCTTTTAGGTTTTCTTTTATCCGATACGCCTACTTGACCGTAGCCTGAAACCGACCAATAATTTCTATCATTACATTCAGAGCTTGTCATATACGCCTCAGTTGAGGCTTGGAACATCTTACCTCCAATAAGATACAATATATCATTTATATCAACCATCCTCATATATACCAATGACATTTGCGGACAAGAGGGGATATACCAGTCATCGAATCCAAGGGCGTCGCTACTATTTATGAATCCATTAAGAAGATTGCCTGAGATAGCATAAGATCCTTGTTCTGTGGCTCCAATCTTTTTTAATACCTCTGAATTAGATTTACCATTCCAATCAGACATCACTCCGGTCCATTGAGATATGTCATTTGGTATATGTGGCTGACCATTATATACCCCGGAATTACTCATAAGATATGCGCTAGTAAGGCCTTGGTAATCGTAATCAATAGTATCATAATTAGGGATCTCGTATTGATCTACCAAATATTCTCCCCATACAAAGTTGTCACTGGCCAACATACCTTCTGTTGCCTGTTTATAACTAGGATTTTTACTCTCGTTTTTTTCGATCATAATCCTATGGCCTTTATGTATCAAAGCAACTCCAATACATTCGGCATCCACCTTATTAGGTGGAAGTAACTTTAGATTTTCAGCAACTCCATATACTCCATTGCTGGCGTTAGACGGATGTATTCCTGATGAATGAAATCTTCTTCTAAGCATACTGATAAATTTTTATGGAGGACGAAAAATACCCCCCCCATTGAGTTAATTTTATTTAATATCATATTATTATGTATTTTGCACATACAAATATATAATTTATTCTCAGATCATGTCACTGAATCCAAGAGAACGAGCTGGCTTCCATCCTCCCGGGCATCCCACGCCCTCCCACTGCCTCCCTGTTCTTTTTGGCTTCCTTCTGGTTTTATCCTCAAATTTTCATATCTTTGGGACAAAAAGATAATCATGTTTAGAGACATACTTCATAAGCTTAAGATCTTCTTCTGCGACGATGATGTTGAGAAGATATATGTAAGGGACAGTGCGGTCATCCGCAACAACGAGATCCATAGGATGTATAATGAGATACTGGACGAGTTAGGTGATTTAGCTACGGTCGTATCAAGGAACTACGTGTATGGTAGAATAAAGGACAGGACGGGATTAAGCATCCGTCATATCAGTAGGATAATAAATCATACTAAAGTTGAGGAGATATAATTAAGGATACGATGGAGCGGGACATGATAAATGAGATATCCACGTTGTTTGTAATGATATTCACGTCAGGGTTGATGTTTGTAATGCCGATATTAGATATAGGGTATAATGATATCATTGTCATAATAGGATTCGGGATACTACTATCTTTTATGTTAACCATAATACCGATCTTGCTTTCTTACGATATAAGAGATGAGATCATTGAGTTGATTGAGGATCTGGATAGCCAGATCGTGGTAGATACTTCGGTGTACAAAACGAACCTACCCTAGGTAATTACTAGGATAGGTGATGTGCTATTTTCTTTTAACATACTTATCAATCAGATCTATTGATAGTTTAGCCCCCAGCTCCTCCTCCAATAGGTTAAGGTAGTTCCGGTGCAGGCATCCGCCGCGCTCCACCTCCCTAAAGCCGGCCCCGTCCCGGATCCTGACCAGCCCTTTCCTTGGATCCATGTCGATCAGATCCCGAAGCTCGTTCATGTTCTTAAACCGGCCCTCTATTACCTTAAATACATCGATCTTAGGTTTCTTATCCTTGATCTTTATCTTAACCCTTCCGCTCATGATCACCTCCCCGTGCTTCCGAATCCACAATCGCCTCTATCGGTATATCCGAGGTCATCCAACGACTTCACCTGATCCCATACGATACGTTCCCTCCTACGGATAAGCAATTGAGCTACCTTGTCCCCAACCGAATAAGAAGGATCATCATAACAATCCACACGTCTACATACTACCATAATCTCGCCTCTGTATCCTTCATCCACAGTACCCGGAGAGTTCTGGATAATCGCATTGGTTTTTGTGATACTACTACGTGGGCGTATTTCCATCTCATAATCCTCCGGCAATGCTACATGTACACCGGTATGATATATGATTCTTCCGCTATTAAGTTCTATGTTCTTTACAAACAGATCCATGCAAGCGTCATCCTCATGGGCGTATTTAGGCATCTTAGCCCCTTCTTCCAGCCAGATCTTGACCTTACACGTATCTATACCATCAAGTAACTCAACCGCCTCTTTATAGCTCATAGGTTGCTCTGATGCCAATGAAATGGCTCTTGCCAATAAATCTTTAATCTTACTCATTTTATCTTGTTTTTAAATTCTTTCCCCTTCGGGCATTGTAATTTACATTCCTCTCCACAAGCGGAACAGTTGGGTCTCATTCCTGGAACCCCTCTTCCCCCGTATGGCCAGTAGGCGTAATCGCAGACGCTCCAGAACGCCTCCATCGCCTTGATCTTAGCATCAACAGTTATCTTCTCCTTAACCTTTTTCATGCTTTTCCTAAACTCGTCTTTCATATCCTTCCCTTCTATCTGTCTGGCCTTACGTCTCTCATTCCACCAATTATAGTAGAATTTATCTGCCATCTTATAAGCTTCTGGGTCAAATTTATCACGGTGCAGAATAGGGGCATCCTTGACCTTTCTCAAATTCCTGCCACAAACATAAGCAAGCCCGGCGTACGGAGGTATGTCCTTAGGATCAACCAACCCATCCGGCACGCAGTAGTAGAAGTAGTTGGGCCGGCCGTACCTGACCCAGTCCCCGGTCTCGTATAGGGCTTGCTTCCGGGCCTCGAACCAGCCTTGCATTACTTGGTGCTTGCCTTCCTTCTCGAAATCCTTGTTATAGTCAGCTAATGAGATCTTAACCTCAACCTCATATGCGTACATGGATCTGGTTATAGCCAGATAATCGGACTCCCAGTTATATACATACAGGTTATTTATCACCCATTTAGGAGATACCAAGAACTGTCTGTTAAGGATATCCAATATCCCTCTTTCAGTGTATTCAGCACCTTTATTTGATTGCCGTGTTCCCATCTCCAGTAAGAGGATTATTCCTATATCCTACCGCCATTATAGCATTACCTATCAACATCCTCAACTTATCCATATCTTTATCATGGAACGAGAAAGTGGTTAAGATATGACCATTGGTCTTATCATAAGATTTTATCATCAACACAGCCACATACTCACCCATCATCTTTCCGTTCATAATATCAAGATCGATTATCCCGTGATCTATTAGATCAACCACATCCCATCCTGATGGCAGGTACTTTTTTATCTGATTAATATCCATCCCAAATAGTTATTATAAAAAGGAGGGTCGTGCTACCCTCCTATAGATACACACGAAAAATAGAACTGAAAGCGATCTTAAGCACGTAAGATTTTGTTGATTCCCGTAGGCTGTCTACCGGTTATCGTTAATCACCGACCTACGAGAATATGTTTAATAAAACACCATGTGGGGAGTGGGGGAATCGAACCCTTATCCACGCTACGATTAGGAATCGTAAATTCTATCCGTTAAATTAACTCCCCTAATTATCAATCCTTTAATTTTCTGTAGTAAGAGGCATGTCTTGGAATGCCAAAGATATCACATATTTTCCTTACCATATTGTCAGATACGCCTAATTTTTTACCGACACTTAGGAAAGACTCATTTTTAAGCATCTCAAAAAGCTTATCCTTAGTTATATCACCATATTTGGATAACATATCCTCTCTTCTTTTCTTGTTATTACAATCAAAACACAAACTTCCCTCAGTATCATGACATAAATCCTTACCGCAGCACGAGCAATACTTAACTTCCACGGGTTTACAATACGCTATCCCTTCCTTATCAAAGTAAACCTCAGCTCCATGATGAAACCTTGTATGATCGGCATTAGATCTAAATATCATAAGATTATCAGGTCTATTATCATGCCTTATTTTATTGATATGGTGAACGACTTCTTCCGGCTTCAAAAGTCTTCCTATTTTTCTTTCAGCCACAATTATATGTTCATATACAGCTCCGCTACTTCTAGCTCTATGATGAGTCGTATCTATTATCTCTACATATCCATTATCCATATTAAAACAATATTTTAGCGAATCCGGCTGGAATCGAACCAGCATCTCCAATATTATGGTAATCATCCAATGATCCTCGGATCCATATGTCCCGATCCTCCCGGACAAGGACATCAAACAAAATCTAAACTCTAAATCTAATGACAAAACTCTATGCTAGTTTTTCCCAAAAAAATAGCGTGGACCCGGCCGGGCTTGAACCGACAACCTTCTGGTTATGAGCCAGATGATCCAACCAATTGATCTACGGGTCCTAAATAACCACATCGGCTTTCACAAGAGGATGTGGATCGGAATTTCTCGAAAATTATATAGTAATATCATGAAACTATTGTCCAACATTCTAGCATATAGCACCAATCATCGAACGGGAACGTCTCTACACCAGACCTACCCCATCCCGTCCCCCAACTGTTCTGTAGGACGAAGCCGGCCTTGTCCCAGCCGGTGAGGATAACGGCATGACCTCCCAAGTTCTGTCCTTGGCCTTGCCAGAATCGATTACCATAATTATAGCAATACAGACCTATAACCAGAGGCCCATTCAGCATCAACGCTACCTTAGCCGATACCGGATCTATGATCCTAGCGTAACTGTTTATTTTCTCCCCATCTACGCCTACGTTTTTAATAGACTTGATAGCGTCACGAAGAACCATCCCGTCCTGATCCTTATCCTCTCTCAGATCATATATATCGTAAGGAGAGATCTTAGCCGGTCTTTTAATAGCCCTTATACTCTTTCTCCAATTAAGTATCTCAGCCAAGCTTATTGCCGCGCAAATAGGGGAAGAACCTTGATCCACTACGCTATCGACATTATTGATCTTATACTCATCAGGAACAGCCTCGTGCTGCATGTTCATGATAGCGTCCCTGTCATCCACTGGTGATGGTATGTAACCTAGTCCGTATTCCATTACTTATCCTTTTTATGATAATCTATTATCTTGATATTAAACGTATCGGATCTTTGCCTTACCTGTATAGACCCCCTAGCCTTTCCCTTGGCGTCGTACAGGGCGGTAAAGCCAAAGTTATCGACCCGGCCGTCGTCCAGCGTAAACCGCCACTCCTTCCATTGGCCCATCAAGGTCCCGGAAGACACTATGGAATCCACCACATAAGATATATCAGTAGTATCATATTCCGTATAGTAGGTTCTTGACGTACCGCATCCGACAACCGCTAAGGTAAGGATAGTTATCAATAATAACAAGATCTTATTCATCCTTTTTAGATTTTTTACGTTTCTTAGATTTCTTCTTATCCTCCACCTTATTCTCGACATTTACATCATTACCGGCATCGGCATCAGTAACCTCAGGAGCGTTATTTTCAGGTATATCAATATGACCGGAATTAGGATCCATCTTATCCTCATCAACAACAACCTCATCAGGTACATCGCTATCTAAAAGCTCTGCCTCAAGATATTTGATACGATCTGACATAGCCTTATTCTGACCCTCAAGTTCCTTATATCTTCTTCTAGCCTCATCGAGTAATTTAGATGATAACTTATGTTTCTTCTCGATATCCATATAAGCCCGTTTAAGAGTTTCTTTCTCTTTTACCGACTCATTATATAGCTCTCTTGATTTACTAAGCTCATTCCCCATCTTAACTATATGAGAATCCTTGGAATCTATATCCATATCAAGAGAATCGACAAGCGTATCAAGATACTTTATTTTCTCTTCCAATTCAGTTATCTTATTACGGGCATCCTCATAATCCCTTTTTAATCTGCTTGAATAGCTAATAGCTTCATCAAGATCCTGTTTTAGAGTATCTATATAACTACTCTTTACTATCTTCAATCCGAACATCTTCATTACTTTTATAAGTTCTAAAAATATCGGCTTTTATCTTGCCGACTATAATTAACTCAGCTATATGTTTGTCTTTCTCGACTATAGCTATATCCTTACGGACATTAGTGACCCTGATCATGATATTCCCGTTATTAGACGACACGAATGGTGATCCTACCAAAGTAAGTCCCGTATCGCCGATAAACGACGGCAGCATCATCAACACCCCTATGGTATTGTCCGGGAACGATGCCCATACCCCTGTGTCTATATCAAGGACATCACCCTGTCCTAATGGGAAGGCATTACCCTGTTTAATAGGAATATCCTTACCCAACGAGTTCCATGCTTTCGAGAATCTTACGGAGTTAAGGAAGATCTTTCCCTCTTTCTCCACCATCCCTACCATAGGTTCGCAATTCAGTCTAACCTCGTTTTGTTTATCATCCGGCTTCTCCTCAAACTCGTCAAGGTCTCTAGCTGATGTAAACGACTTACTCTCCAGAAGTTTTTTAATATCCTCAATACTGGTCATTATAATTTGATTATTAAATAAACGATCTTCAATCCTAACTTCAAATCAGATGTCTTTTCGAACATCTCCCTAAGAGGTAAGATAGTAGCGTCAAGATCTGACGCTACCCATTCTCCATCCTTATAATACATATCCTTTTCCTCGGAATACGCTACACAAGGTCGATGCCCTAAGTTCTTCATAACCGTATCTACCTTATTTTGGGTAGGCATCGAGACACGGTTCACTTTAGTAGATATATTAAAATTACTTTCCATCAACTTTCTGATTTTTAATTAGTTAATTAAAATGGAAGATCATTGTCATCTCCAAAAGGAGGATATTGAGGAGGTTGCTGTTGACTTCCAAAAGAAGGTGCTTGGGCTGTCTGAGGCGGAGCCTGCTGGTATGATGGAGGAGGTGTCTGCTGCTGGGCCTGCGCCTGATATGACGGTGGGGGCGTTTGCGTTGTAACCTCACCAGCATTGTTTTGGCTTTCCGAATGAGCAGGTTTCACACCATCTGTTTTAATGCTTTGAATATACTTATTAAGTACCTGATAGGCGAAAGCGTCTTGGGTCGTATAATCAAACTTCTTATTCCCCATTATATCAGTACTCTCAACCCTGTCAGGCCATCCATTCTGTCCATTCTTATAATATTGCTGGATAAGCTCATCTTTTCCGTCTGGAGTCTCCCTAGCGTATGAGATAAAGAAATTACCAGGAGCGTATTGCTCTCCTTTTTTAGTATGCGCAGGATTGATAACAATCTTCCGTTTTAGGTCGATATTAGGCAAGTATCTTACAAGAGACTTAACATAGCTGTTAATACCGCCTCTTGAGGTCATCAACGGAACTTTTATAACATAATTACCTTCCTCATCGCTTATCTTTATAAATAAGAAATTTGTCTTAGCGCCATTCATCTCCTGCTCTAATACAAAAATATCGGAAAGATATCCTTCTATACCGTTCCAGAAAACCCTCCAGTAGGATACGGCTCCTGTCTTCTCATTTATATGTTCCTCGAAACCTTCCTTAGGATCTCTTGACGATTGATATAATACACCACCTCCACTTATATTAAAGTATTGTGTATTAGATGATAATTGATTTTCACGAACTCCCATATTATATATATTTAAACGTTAAACAATAATTGATGATGACAAGAAATACTCGTTCTTATTATCCTCCCCATAAATCTTGTTGAAATGAGATTTATGATCATGTTCGATAACGACCCTATTACATGATATGCTTTTAACTATACCAAGATACCTACCACATAGCACATCGCATATAATATCATTACCGTTATGCGATAAAGCCGTAAGCCTTTCCTTACAAGATCTTCCAGACATAGGGTTCTCCGACATAATACCGCATCCTTTTTCCGTAAATATCAATTTACAATGATCAAATTCATTTATCTTGATATTATTCTGGAAGGCTTGGACGAGTAGATCCTTATCAAAGACATAGGTACTTGTTTTGACAAAATGCTCGTCCACGAACCTCCAGTTAGGATAATTACCGTCAAAGTGAATCTCATACATATCCATATCAGGGGTAGAGAAGTAAGTCCTAGTATCATCTACTTTGATAGACAACGTATCTAATGACTTATCTATATGTTTATCAAGCAATATAGAGGAGGCGTTTGATACCGGGATGAATACCTTCTCTACCTTATCCTGATTAGAAACAAAATACCTGTAAATAGTATTCCTGTCAGTACTTACTATATTAATATTAATCTCATCAATATCAATAACCACATTCTCGATGCAAGGATAAAGCTCGTTGATCTCCGTATAGTTACTGGCCTTGTTAAGTATCGATACATAATCATTCATCTTAACATTAATACCTCCTTCAGGAATATTATATATCATAGGGAAGGTATTTACGTCAAACGCCGGACAACTATACTCACCAGAGGCGTAGTATATGGTAATACTGTCCTTCTTATCGGAAAGCGCGATCTTAATCTCACCATTCTTCTGCTTTTTTATAAATCTGATAAAAGAGCTTGCCTCGACCAAGAAGGAGAAGTTAGAGTCAGCCTCAACCTCCAATCGCTCTATAACACATACCTTGGCGTTTACGGAAGTGATATAAGCCAGATTATTGACAATATCTATCTTAATATTCTTATAAAGTGAATTAGATCCTACATTTTTAACAATCAGCTCCAATTTACTCAACTTCTCATTTAATGATTTCGACAAGCATCTTATAAGCATAATGAACTACTTTTTATTACATCGCAAATGTAATCATAATTATATTAACTCAAATACAATAAACGCTTAATAGTATTAAAATAGCTTAAACTTACGTCTAATATATTCGGCTATAAGCGTAGCGTCACACATCCCATCTTGTATCTTGGTAGGTTGAACTCCTTTACCTGACCATGGTTTTACGAAAGACACCAAAGGGAAAAGGCGTATGGCGCATCGGATGGAGGTAGCTTTCGTATCCAGCTTAGCCGCCGTATACACCCGATCGGATGTCGTATGAAGCTCCTTCTGCCATGTCTTTGGCTGTACCTCCTCGAACATGAACCTGACGTCCGGATGCGAGTGGTATCGTTCCATCATCTCCACCATCATCGCGAAGAGAGCGTTGGGTTCCCTACGGCGTCCACCGAAGGTGAAGTTACTTGCAGCCGAGCTGTTGTGGATGCTATGGACGTCCTCGACGGCGATCGCCAGCGTCCCGCCTCCCTTTTCTTGGATCTTGTCAGCGGCATCTAGGAAGAAGCTTGATATAGCCCTAAGATCTATATCTCCCTTAGCCGATATCCTTGGTGTCATAATTACCTTAACCTCCCCGTTCTCCGGGATCATCGCCAATCCTCCGGTATCTATACCCGGATCTATTCCTATCGCTATATTCATAAAGAGCAGTATTGAATTATTAATCTATTCTCGGTAATATCTTTAATCATATCCATAACATCATCCACAGATATATTGTCATATGATTTATATAAATCCATTACCCCATTAAGTCTTGATCTTACAAAAGATATATAGGCATCGTGGTAATCCTCAATATTCATTATATTCAATCTATCATTTAATTTAATCATTCTTATAGCATATTCTATGTTGTCATTATTTGCTATAAGCTTAAAGTTATTAATATAATCAACCACATAATCTTTTGTAATCTCACATTTATCTGGGCTTACGTCAATTATCAAGTTGGCCACTATTCTATTTGTGCATTCTATATATCTCCTATTTACTGAATAACATAATCCGTTAGATCTAAGATAATTAAACATAGAGAAATTATAATTATCACACATCATAGATAATATGATAAGCAACACGCACAATTTCTTAAAATCATAATTATCTAATACAAATGATACATATAACTGTTTGGGCTTTTTAGTATATTTATAAACACCATATTTAGGATCATGAACATGGAAATATTTAAGACTATTACGATAGTATGTATTAATATCAACTTGATTTGACAATTCCGTTATATCTGATACATATTTATTCATAAAATCATCACATCCATATAAATGAAATACCATTTCTGACTTATTCAATATCGTATCTCGGCACATATAAAGATCATCCCTTGTTATTTTGCTGACATACCTTTTAGTACCTAATGTGTTTATAAAACAACGTTTATCTATTCCAGATAGTTTTATAAGTCTATCTATATTAATACATGATTCATCATTATCAATTTCAGTCAATATAACATTCCTCTCACTTTCTATAAGATCTTCACTTATGTCTGGATATACGATAAAATTATAAGAAAAATCAATACACTTCTTGATATCAACATCAGGCAATGTAAATCCTTTAAATAATAATGATCTAGGATCTGTATATCCATTAAAATCAAAGAATAACTTATCACTAATATCATCATTACGTTTTATTATCATATGTTCATAAAAATGAGATAATCCATTCTTTGATGATAATATAGAACTAATATCAGGTATCTCAGCGCATACGAACCCAATAGGTATATTCATACCGCTATTGTAATAAAAACATCTACATCCTAGATCTTTTATCAGTCCAGTGTATATTTTCATATTTTAATCGTATATAATGAATGAAAATCCTCCGGTCTAAACACCTGTATAGATTTATCTGGGTACATACCTATATAATAACCGTAAAAAGCCCGTAGAATACCATTTTCTAGCCTTATATCCAATGCCTTTACCTTATTCCCTTCAACCATAACATCAACCTCATCAGTCTTGTTAGATGTCTTATCGAACCATTCAGGTATAGGATCAATACCGTACCTGAATGCGTTTACCGTTGATTTTATAGAGATATATGTTCCCATATTAGATTAGATTACAATCGTCTCGTTTAACAACCTTAAAATCGCCATTTCTAAGTAATATCGCTACATCAGATCTCGTATATGTGAGAGGCGTATACGATACCAAATGATAAGAAGCCTGTCCTGTCGCTGGTCGAACCGGTCTTAATACGGCTATGGCTATATCTCCGCCAAGTTCCGTACCACCGGTGACACCCTGTAGGCACATGTATATGAATCCCTCATACTCATATCTCTTCCCGATAAATTCACTAATGGGAATACCTACGAACAGATAGTTCTTTACATCCCCCTTCTTAACCTCGACAGCGTTCTCTACGCTGGATGGTATTACGTCTACAAATTTTACTCCTATTGCCATGATTACAAATTCAATTTAGTTCTTAACTCTTGACACAATTCTTGATTATCTCTCATGATACTTAACGTATTATCCACTCCATTGCCTACTCGGACCTCTCCGTACCAGTACCATGATCCTTTACGGGTAAAGATACCGGTTTCCTCACATAACTTCAAAAGTTCAAGTTCTTTGTCAAACCCAACTCCATAATATAAGGCTGTCTCGGCTATCTGGAACGGTACTGCGGTCTTATTCTTAAGCACCTTTATCCTGACCTCATGACCTACTGAAGATCCGTCCTCACCTAATATAACCTTTTTTCTAGCCATCTCCATACGGATAGAGGCATAGAACTTAAGGGCGTTACCTCCGGTCGTTACCTTAGGATCTCCGTATATAACACCGATCTTCTCCCGATACTGATTGATGAATACCAGAACACAGTCGCTTTTGTTTACGATCCCTGTAAGAACTCTCATAGCCTTTGACATCAATCGAGCTTGCAATCCCATGTTACTATCCTCCATATCACCCTCGATCTCCTTCTTCGGGACTAGATTTGCCACGGAATCCACGACAATAAATCCTACCCTGCCGGACTCCACCAGCTTGGCCGTGATGTCAATAGCCAGCTCACCGTAGCTTGGCTGGGAGATCAAAAACCGGTTTATATCCAACCCCATTTTCCTAGCGTACTCAATATCGAAAGCGTTCTCCACGTCTATTATAGCTACTAGCTTATCTGGATGTTTTTTCTGGAACTCGATCATACTTAACGTACACATCATAGTCTTGCCACAAGATTCCATCCCGACCAGCTCATGAATCCGGCCTACCGCCCATCCGCCGCCGAGAGCCTTATCCACCACCAGCGATCCGGTGCTTTCCCTTGGTATGGATATTATAGGCTTATCGTCACCGAAGTTCATTATCGAGCCTTCTCCAAGCTCTTTATTTAAAGATGATACTAATTCATCTACGTCTGAAAAAAGTTCTTTCTTAGCCATTATAATCCAAATTCCTCAAAGTTAAATAAATCCTGTTGCTTCTTTATCATATCCTTACCGATGTCAGATATCTTTTCCGGATTCAAAACACCATCATTCTCATCCACCTTATCTATGAAGTCAGATATCTTATCGCTTAGCAGTACCATATCTTCCTTAGGCACTGATTTTAGATAAAGCCCGTCTATTGACCTACATCTTGAAAGAGCGGTATATATCTGTCCTATCTCGAAGGCTCTGCTGATGTCTACAAATATATTATCTAAAGTCATTCCCTGGGATTTATGGACAGTTATGGCGTATCCTAACCTCAATGGATATTGTATTATATAGCCGCAAGAAATGCCTTCAAGGGAATCGTCTACCTGCTTATACTTCATCTTCTCCCACTTCTCTTTGGTTATCTCCACCTCAGTATCGTTATCTAGATGAACATATATCGTCTCATCAACAGTATCTATGCTGGTTATGATACCCATCGAGCCATTGACATATCCATTGCCGTTTCTGGTTATTATGACCTTAGCTCCTACCTTTACTATAAGCTCATCCTCACAGGGCGCTACAGGCTTCTCTCCGAATACAGTAGCATCGAACTTAAATACCTTATTATTGATCTTATCAAGATTAGTCTTATTTATCTCATACGCCTCTTTGTTAGTTGAGCATATAATTATAGTATTATCCATATTATCCGGACACTTGACCCTACTATCCAATATCTGTCTTGACTCATCGGTAATAACCCCACATCTTATATCCTCAAGTACGGAAAGAAGCTGAGGATCTTTTTGACGGAACACGTTCTCGAAGGTAATGACCGAGAATCCTGAGGCTCTTAATGCCTTTGACGAGAAAAAGAATCGGCTTTCATAATACTTATCAATAAAATCATCAACGGTCACTACAGGAGGTAATTGTGACAGATCGCCGAACATAATCAGCCTAACTCCACCAAAAGGTTCCCTGCTTCGTTTGCATTGTCTAAGTATATCGGCAACCTCATCAAGCAAATCGGGTCTTACCATACTAATCTCATCGATAACGATAGTATCAAGATTCTTGACCTTGCTTTTCATGAACGGACTTACATCAACCTTATTTGATAACATATTCCTCTCTACTGAGGGGATGTAAGGATCGTTTTTTATAGCGAAGAAAGAGTGAATGGTTTGTCCTCCGGCGTTCAGTGCCGCAACACCAGTGGGGGCTACTATAATACATTTACCCAAGAACTTTACGATACGTCTCATGAACGTACTTTTACCACTACCAGCCCTACCGGTAATAAATAGATTCTCCCTAGTGGTGAAAATCTTTTTCAAGGCACGACCTTGCTCCACGTTTTTATCCACCGTCATAATATGACGAAGGAGGTCGTTTTCATTTTTAAAATCTTCTTTTACCATATCTTTTTAGGTTTATGGTACAAAGATACGAATAGTTATAATTAACTATTAAAAATAAATGTGAATAATATATAAATATTAAATTTTATATCTGATACTCAAATCATCCAGCTTTACTCATCTCGGACCCTTTTACCCCTAAAAAGACGTCTTTTATAAAATCTTCGGCGATGATTATATGCATTATCTTTCCTCTGTATGATAGTCTTAGGTGTCCGATAGTTACGTTCTTCCTATCTTTGGCATTCGCTATTCCATTGTTTTTTTTTACCTCGTCATACAAATCGGATATACTCTTCTTACACATGCCTAAGAACATGCTTATGTATCTGTATATAGTTGACTGAGATATCTCATGCATGCCTATTCCCGCAAGCTTCTTATTCAACTCATTAAGAAGGTATGCTACATTGAACTTAATTGTCTTTCTTTTAGTTACTTTGTATATATGATGTACGTTTCTGGTTCTGGCCCTGAATATTATCTTGGAAAGGATTCTTACCCGATCAAATTTCCGGCTTTTGTTAGCCATATTCCGTCTTTCGTTTGAGCTTAAATTCTTATCCAGACATTTGTATACGGATCTTTTCTTACCTACGAATATTTCTTTCGTATCCTCATTCTTCTTAGCCTTATACGAGTAGATCATGATATCAGATAAAGCTATTCTTATCTCGCCCTCTGCGTAAGCCTTAAGCGTCTTTAGCTGATAGTCTATATCCTCATGGCAGTTCTCTATAACATGTCTGTAGCAGAAATAAGATATGCCATCGGATAGGATATCTATAAAATCATCGGTATTGATCTCGATACGGTCACGGTAACCATCTCTCATCCTATTTCTTAAAAATACATGCTTCTGTACATTTATGATAGAAAGATAAGCCGTTACCTGCTTACACTTCTTTTCTATAACCATACCGGAACCTCTTATATTATCTTTCTTATTCGAGTATTTTACAGCCGTAACCTTCTTCCCGTCCTTATTAGTTACAGGTTTGTAATCTACTGGACAGACAAGTGACCCTGCCGGAAGCCTTAGGCATCCAAGCTCATCTTTTTTTGCTTGTATATCTTTTGGGATATATGCTTCGGTAAGAATCTTATCGAAATTTGATTTCATTTTCTGTAAAAGTGCTACCTTTGTCTCCATGAGATTTTTTATTTGCTGCGAATATACAAGTTTCATCAATACGAAACAAGTTATTCGGATGGATGGGTAGCCTGTGAAGGTCGCCCATTTGTTGTTTAAGGAGGGTAGGTAATGTTCGTAAAACGCTGTGCGCGTGAACGATCGTTTTTTCTCAACCTACTTGTTACGCGCGCATTAATAGGTATATTTATTAAATATAATTAACTCTATAAACATATACTACTTTCTAATATCTCTATCCGTACACAGAACCTCTCCTGACGTCGAGTTCCTGTGTACTCCACTTAAAGTCTCTATTTAATAAAACATTGCTTTTTACCGCCAAGGTATGGTGCCGTCAGGCAGGATACCGCAGGCTAAACCTGGTAGAAGCCGTATCCTATACCAGAAGCCGGTACCCCGGTAGGGGGATCGGGTGGAGCATAAGCCAAAGAAGAAAAAGCGAGGTCTTGTACGATCGCTCGCGCTCCGGCCGTCCGTATCTTCTACGGCAGGCTCCATCGCCCAAGGCCTCCCATTTCCCCTTGGCTTTATATCCCATAGCCTGGGAGGAAGGAATCCAAAGGGAAAAAGGTAAGGTTGTATGCGATCGCTCACGCTCCGGCAGGCGAATATATCTCTACCGCCGTCCATGTCAATAGCGAACCTCTGGCGGCATTGTCCGGTATGATGGCGGTAGCCTTACCTTGGCTGTCCCTGCACGTCACCCACCAACTTTTTTCCTTTGGATGCCTTGGGCTATATCCTTGTACGATGACGGAAGGATAGGAGATCAATAAGCCAAAAAGAAAAAGGGAGCGGTCGCATCCCGTGAGGCAGGATAAGGCTGTCCCCCGCCGTCCATGCGCGTCGCATACGTGAACTTCACTGTCCTCGCCATCGTAGCCTGCCGTATACATACATGGCTTCGTTCGTCCTACCCACCACCTTTTTCCTTTGGATCATCGTAAATACATGTTAATCAGCATATATTATGTTGATTATGGCAAAATTTCTTGACAACAATATTTTTTTTAAGTAGTTTTGCTGAAAACTAATTTTATATGCAGGAACAGAGGAAAGCTTTCGTATTTGCGTTGCCTTACGATACTAGGTTGGATATGATCCAGCAGTTCTTAAGGATATATAATGGCTATCTGGACTCTAAGGGTAGAAGCTTGATTACCGAAAGGACGATAAACTTACTTTCTTTCTACATCAACTACGGATACTCTGATGATACCAGGGCTAAGTACATGGATTGTCATGGACAGAAGGAATCTTACGTCGCTGTCCTGAACAACGAGCTTAAACGTGGGGGTTTTCTGGTGGACAAGAAGAACGGGAACTTCCGTACCCGTGAGCTGTCTATTGAGATGAGAAGCTTACGTAACTATTTTATTCTTGACGGGGAGGGTGATGATACCCGTGTAATGGGGTTTGTGTTCAAGAGAAACAAATTGGATATTGATGGGTAGGAATCTTATTTCATTCGATAGGGATATCGTGGATGAGGTGGTAAGAAGATCTGATGGGAAGTTTACCAAACAACAGGTAGAGTGGTGCATGAAAGCATCCGTATCTTACGTCCACCACCTAGCTAGGTATACTGACAATATATCTATCAGAATCCCGTTTATCGGATACGTTGTATGCAATCTCCGAGAGATGCGGGTAAGGCGTGATAAGATACGCCGGATATTTGTCAAGGAAGGTAATCGTTATCCGGATGAAAGGATGCCTATTGAGCTTGATTGTCTGGATAAGAAGATTAAGGCGATAGAGGATATGGAGGGGTTGAAGAACGGAGATCCTCTTATACGTGATAACCATGAGGCCATGTATCAATGTCGGTATGGAATGACATGGGAACAATTACAGGATTTTCAACAAAAACAGTTTAAAAAATAATTATCGTGCAAACAATTGGTAAAGCCCAAGTAATAGCCCAAGCTTGGGAAGACAGTTTATTGGGCAGGATTCCTAAGGATGAGAAGGATTATCCGGAGTGGTACAAGAATCGTCTTGATTTATGCAAGAAATGTCCTAAGAACTCTTCTAATATAGCTTTCTTTAAGTTACCAGCTAAGGTATTGCTGCAAAGGTTAATGGGAAGACAGGCATGTTCGTTGTGTGGTTGTTTTATCAAGGAGAAGGCTTGGATGAAGACCGAGGTATGCCCGTTGAAGTTCGTGGAAGGAGAGAAAGCCAAATGGAATGCTATGGAGGTGATAACAGCCGATCATAACGATTTTAATATCGAGTGTCCTAACGATTCCTTTGATATAGGACTTACGGATGACGAGAGCGAGTTTTATCTAAATATTTTTGATCAGAAAATAGGTGATAAGATAGAAATCGTGTTATTTATCACCCATAAAGATGGTTTCCATGTCAAGGAGCATCATCTTGGATGTGGATGTATGGGAGATGTATCATATAACAAACATCCTGACAATGAGAATAGAACTATATTTAGGATGACATTGGATACCTCAAAATATACGGAAGGTCATTTTGAGAAACACCTATCTCTTATCGGTTATACGAAGGACGATCCTGAACGTAATTTCAAACATTTCCCGCTACGTATTATAGGGGAAGCTTATAAGTAAATACTATGCGAAGTCCCGTAAGAAGCAAGATAGATGATCGTATCCATGCCCTTATTGTCATGGAAGTCGGATGCCGTGAGTTACCTGAATATTCATTGGGTGATATACTTTACTCCGCTTTAAGGAGAGTTGCTAAGGCTAATGGTGGTAACGTACGCTTCTTGCGGGATGTTAGTACCAGGGATTTATTAAGAATAATAGATCAGAGTATCAGTGATGAGATCGAGTTAAACAACAACGATTATAATGCGTAATATGGAAGATAAAGATATAAAAACAGAGATCAGGGATTATCTTAAAGAAGAGGCGGATACTCATATAAGGCATTGGATAGCCATAAAGCGTGAGAGCAAGCGTCTGTATAGCGATATTGAAGATAGGACTAAGAAGATAGCCCTTAAATCATCTTCGTTGATAAAAGAGGAGGATTTTGTCGTTCTTCATGAGATGACCCATAAGATACAGATGTTGAATATAGAGGCTGTAAAAGTCAATTCTAGGTTGATGTTCATAATCCAGTTGGCTACCAGCTTCGGTATGGATCTGGATTTAGATACGACATATGCGTCCACCGCCAAGAGCATTATAGAAGACAGAACATCTGGATTCGTGTTTTATGATGACAAGGAACGTCTGAGATACGCTGACAAGGAGCTTGAGGATATGTTCCATGACATGAGCGTGACGGAAGTAAGTAAGATCGGGGTTGTTCAATCTTATGAGCTTCTTATGAAGCAGTATAATGAATTTAAGGAATTAAAAGAAAATGCCACAGGGAAGACGAAAGCCGACGAGTAGGGACGTCGATCGGGTAAACGATAATCTTGAGGTCATATCCAAGGCCGTGGATGACGCCAAGACGTATATCGCCAAGCATCCATGGGATAAGGAGAAGCCTGAGGATATGGCTAGGGCGTTCGATTTCATATCCAAGCTGATCGATAAGATCAACGTATGGAATGACTCGTATATGGAGAAGAGTGGGATCATGGATGTATACAGGAGTGTCAGCAATGTCCAGAAGAAGGAACGTAAGGGACAAGTGTCTGGAGGTATAGAGTCCGTATTAAAAAGTATGAAGTGATGGGGTTAAGCACGAGTCCAGAATTTTATGTAAACATGAAGAATCCTCCAGTGTGGAACGATTTGTTCGGATGGGAGGATCAGGATGATGATGTTAAGCAGTTCTTTACAGAAGAGGCTTATAAGGTCAAGTACGGGGTGACTATCAATGGTACGTTCATCCCTCCATGGCTTTATTGGCATGTTAATTTCTTTCCCGTATTTCAAGATCTTCCAAACGGGGAGCGTGTTCCTGCTATCAGCCGGTTACGTGATAATGAATGGTTTTTCGCTGAGATGTACCAACGTGCCCGTCAGGAGAAGAAAGGGCTGGGGATGTTCGGTACCCGTCGTTTTGGAAAGGCCCTTCTGGACTCGGAGCTGATATATACTCCTTATGGATCTAAGAAGATAGGGTTCGCTGATATCGGTGATATCATATATGGCGATGATGGTAAGCTTACGACTATAGTAGGCGTATATCCTCAAGGATTCGTTGATATGTATAAGGTTACGTTTGAGGACGGGCGCAGTATAGTATGTTGCGGTCAACATCAGTGGAAGGTTAAATATCATGGTGATTATAAAGTCATGAGCACCATGGGTATCATCCACTCTGACTTCCAGAAGATGACCATAGACATAGGGGAGGCCGTGGATTTCCCCGAGCGGCGGTGGCTGATGTCGCCCCATCTCCTTGGGTCTCTGACCGCCTCTTTCCTTTGTGGATCTACCGACAGGATCTTCGAGTTAAGCAATAAGGAGATGGATGATATTATTTATTCATCCAAAAAACAGAAAGAGTTGTTTATAAGCTCATTCATGAAGATAGCTTGCGGCATAAGTACTGGTGACGATCGTTTTAAGGTCGTTTACAAAAGTGAGTATATTATATCCTTCGTAAGAAGAATATTCTGGTCTATGGGATATTATTGCGTCATGGATGGTGATGATATGTATATATCCAAGACCCATAATAGGCTTAGGATATCCGATATAGATTATTACGGGAAATATAAAGCTACTTGTATTGAGGTCGATAATAAGTCCCATCAGTTTCTTACCACCAATTTTGTCGTATCTCATAATACGACTATCATGTCATCCCTTCTTCAGATGAACGCTACCATGACGATCGGGCTTAGTCATTCCGTGGTAGGTTTCAGCGATAGCGATTTATCTAATATAGGTGAGTATTGTGAGTATGGTCTTGATCATGTGCATCCTTTTTTCAGGATTAACAGGACCAAGACCGATTGGAGTTCTGGTGTCACCTTAGGCAAGCGTATGTCCAACGGGGTTCGTGATGTTCATGCCATAATATCCATAGCCAACATCAACATGGGTAGGAAGACATCCACACAGAAGACTGCCGGTCTGACCCCCGCCACGGCTATTTTCGACGAGGTAGGTAAGGGACCTATCAAGAAGCCGTACACTGCCGCCATGCCGTCATACGACACTCCTTACGGCTGGCGTCTCAGTCCGATCTTGGCTGGTACCGGTGGTGAGGTGGAACTATCCAAGGACGCTCAGGAGATGTTCTCTGATCCTGATACATACAATCTTCTGGTCATGGACTGGGATATTTTAAATCGGAGAGCCATGAAAGGGAAAACATGGAAAGAACGGAAATGGGCGATGTTTGTTCCTGGTCAGATGGCTAACTCCGGTGTTAAGAGAACTATAGGATTGGGCGATTATCTTGGTAAGCCTGATGATAAGAAGCTTAATAAGATCAAGATTGACGCCACGGATTTCGAGGCTAGTACCAATAAGCTTAACGAGGAACGGAAGAAGCTATCTACGAAAGATAGGGTAGCTTATACCTCTCATACCATGTTCTATCCATTTACGATTGACGACTGTTTTTTAAGCTCATCCCAGAACCTATTTCCGGTCGAGTACGCTATCAAGCATAAGAATGATCTTCTTGAGTCGGGGCAATATAGCGGCATGCTGTGTGATGTTTTCCTTGAATCGGGGAATAAACTTGGTACTACTAAATCGAATAAGCAATTGGCTGGTTTTCCGTTTAGCGGTGGTGTTATTGACGCTCCTGTCCAGATATTTGAGATGCCTCAATCCAATAGGTTTGATGATTTTATTTATGTCGCAGGATGTATGCCTCCCGGAGAAAGGGTGTTGACCCCTGATGGATATAAGAATGTAGAGGATGTTGACTATGATGATTTCTTGGTTAATAATGAAGGGGATAATGTTAGGATACGCAAGAGACTTGTCAGAAATATGGTCGAAGAGGATCTTTATTCGATAAAGATGTATAATGGCGTAAGAATAAATAGATTTACTTCTGATCATCCTATTTTTGTTTCTGATCATAAGACCGTAGGGAGAAGGGTTAGGGAAGATTTATTCAAGTTTGATTACATACCTGTCAAGGATATAAAAGAGGGACAGTGGACAAGGATCCCAAATATGTATGCCGAAGAAAGGATGGATATTCCGGGATTTAGGGATTATATGCTTTCTGATGATTTTTGGTGGTTTGTCGGGATGTGGCTAGGGAATGGATGGATTGATAAGCAGTGTCGTGTACAGATGGCTATTTGTTTTGACTATCCAGAAGAGAGGGATAGGTATTACAAGGTTATAGATAATCTTTTTGGTATTAAGCCGTCGGAGAGATGGAGGAAGGGTAATTGGGAATTAAATTTTAAGCATGTTTATCTAAGCGAGTGGCTTGTTAATAATTTTGGTAAATATTGTTATGGTAAATATATTCCTGAATTTGCTAAATACCTCCCGTTTAGCATGAAGGTTAGTTTAATTCATGGATATCTGGATACGGATGGATCTATCCATAATGATTTTCGCAATTATTCGGTCATGGATTTCGTAAGTGTCAGTATGGATCTTCTTGAGGGTATACAGGATATATTGTTATCTCTTGGAGTAGTTGGAGGTATATCCATAATGAAAAAAAATAGGGCTGAATATATAGATGGCAATAAGGTTAAATCTCAAAGATCATGTTATCATTTAAGGATAGGCCATAACTATACTGTGTGTTTCAGGAAGTTGGTTGAGACATTAACTCCTGATTATATATCTAAATTGTCTAAAGTATGTATGGATACCAGCACAAGAAAAAGTCCTTCCACAGGTATATTTATTAGTAATGATAATAAGTATATATATGTCAGGATATCATCTATAACTAAAGAAAAGTATACCGGTCCTGTGTATAATTTTGAATGTGATACGAATAATTATTTATTAAGGAATATATCTGTTCACAATTGCGACCCTTATAAACAGGCCAAGTCTGATACCCCTTCATTAGGTGCTTTTTATGTATTCAAGAGACGTGTTGGTATTCGAGATCCTTATGCCTATAGAATAGTTGCCTCTTACGTATCTCGTCCATCATCCATAGATCAGTTTTGCCGTACGTGTGAGGTGCTTCAGAAGGGATATGGGGCTATATGTCTTATGGAGAACGCTGACCAGATGTATGAGCAGTACCTCAACCGGAAGAGTGGTATGCCCGCTTCTTTCTTCCTGTTCGCTGGTGAGGCTATAGCCAATAAGTACGTGAAGGCCGGCTCCCGGCAGAACAGCAAGCTGGGGCTATACCCGACCCCCGGCAACCAGAACCTGCTCTTCTCCTGCGTGGTGGATTACTGCTGGCAGGATTTCGTTATCGGTTATGATGATCAGACTGGTCTTGATATAACTGTCAAGGGTATTGAGCTGATCGATGATATAGCCCTACTGGATGAGATAATACAGTATAAGCCCGGATTGAACGTCGATAGGATAATAGCGTTCGGGCATGCGTTGGTTCTCGCCAGATATTTTGACGATAACAATTACATGCCTAAATCGAAGATCGAGGAGATGAATAATGCCCGCAAGGAAGACGCTTATAAACACCATGAGGTATATGCATCTGCATTTGGATCGGTATCTATAGGAGCTTTTAGGTAAATGAATGTCAATTAAACGCCTATCTTTGTTGTAAATAAAATTGAATAATCATGGAAGTGTTTAATAGAGATCATTCGTTTCCAGCAAAAGGAGCGTTATTAGGATTACCTCCTCAGGCTATTTCCACGAAGAAAAAGAACAGGAAATGGAAGGAGGATTGTATGGATGCTCTTGAGACGATAGGGTTGAAACAGTATGATCGTAACCAGATGTACCGTGACTATTATCTGATGGCGGATGGTAAGTTATCTTTTATGGAGATGGCGGATGTTATCCCTCAGTTAAGGGACGTGCAGAAGTTAAGGAGCGATATAAGGATACCTTCTTTCTTGAAGCATTATGATATAATAGGTGGTATCGTAAATGCCTTTGAGGGATGGCTGACAAACCTACAGGATAAGTATACGGTTAACGAGGTAGGGGATATGGCTATAAGTGAGTATGAGGATACGATGTCAAACTTACTTCATCGTCATATACAAGAACAGTGGGATATTATCGTTAATCAGCGTCTTGTGGAGGCCGGTCTTGATCCTACATACAATGAGTTTAATTCCGAGGAGGAACGTCAGGCTTATGTTCAGCAAATCCAACAGGCCAAGGCGTCTATGACCCCTGATGATATCCAGAGGTTCATGAGTACAAGATGGAAGACGCAGGCGGCGGTATGGGGGGATCATACGATCGAGGCTGACCGTAGCCGGTTTTATATGGATGAGCTTGACAGGGAGAATTTCCGGGATCGTCTTCTTAGCGGAAAGATGTTCCGGAATCATTTCGTTGGCTTCGACTACTATCGTCCGGAGGTATGGAGTCCGAGGGAGGTTTTCCATCCTGATGTGAAATACCCGCAATATGGGTCTTATGTGGGTCGTCTTCATTATTACGAGGGTGTTGAGTTGATATCAAAATACGGTCATAAGATGACGGCAAAGGACAAGCGTCGTATTATGGGCGGTGACGATGATTATGAGGGATGGGTATCTAATGACGGTACTAGGTATGACTGGAAGAAAAAGAAGCCGTCTATTACCGGTATGTATGAGAATGAGGTTATTCCATGGAAAGGATACCATGACTATGAGTCTATAGTTGCCGCTGAGGACTATTATGGTGTTCCGATGGGCGAGTACCACACCTTCGGGCCGGACGGGGAGGAACACACCCAGCCCCGCTTCTTGCCCCGCTTCCATCCATTTGGCTATTTTAACTCTGACATGTCCAATGGCAAGAGATATGAGATAGACTCTCGCCTTTTTAGGGTAATGGAAGGATATTGGGTATCCATGAAACCGGTATTCTTAATAACTTACATGACGGAGACCGGGATGGTGGATCAGGAGCTTGTTACCGATGAGCTTCTCCCGGAGTTCTTGGAGAAGAACGGGATAAAGAAGGTGAAGAGGGTGATGGCAGAAGCCGTTGGTGATCCTGAGGTGAACACCTACATCTTGGAGTATGTTCCTGAGGTTAGGTTTGGAGTTAAGATCACCGGAGGTAATTTAATGGATAAGCCTATATATATTGGTGGGGATCCAATACCTCATCAGATACATGGTGACAGCAGTCTGTATGATTATGTCATTCCGGTTTCGGGATTTATAGGGGCTAGTCTAGCTGATCGCATACAGCCGTTCCAGATGATGTATAACCTTGCTATGAACCAGTTATACAATAACGCCGAGAAGGAGATCGGTAAGTTCTTCTTAGGCGACTTAGGATTCCTGCCTACGGAATATAAGGATATGATGGACAAGAAGGGGGCTTTGGCTACTTTTATGCAGATCGTTAAGTCCGTCTCATTTATGGGTGTAGGTGGTAATGACACAAACAATCCTTACCAGAATCCCCAGATGAGCAGCATATACAACCAGTTCGGGGTATATGATCTTACCAATACGGATCAGATAAGATCCCGTATGGAAATGGCTTCTTACGCCTATATGATGGCTTATAGGATGATAGGTATATCCGAGCAGGCAATGGGTCAGTCAACCAGATACGAGAGTTCTACGGGCGTAAAACAGGGCGTTAACGCTACCATGTTACAGACCCAGACTTACTTTAATGATTTCGATGACTTCAAGAAACGGACATTGGATATTCATCTAGCCGTGGCTCAAGTATGCCAGAAGGAAGGATACGATTGGACCGTGATGTACAGGAACAGTGATCTTTCCTTGGCTTACATCAGTCTTACGGATAATAGCTTGTCGTTACGTCATCTTAATGTTATGGCTGTCTCTAATTCCAAGAAACGTCTGGAATTGGAGAATTTGAAGCAATATATATTACAGACGAATACTTTGGGCAATGACTTGCTTGATATCACTAGAATGATGAATGCCAACTCGACGGCTGAGATGAATCAGATAGGAAGGGATGCCAGATCTTACGCAGATCGTGTAAGACAGGAGGAGTACCAGAATCAACAACGACTTGTCCAGCAGCAAGCTGAGGCCGATCAACAGGCCCGTAATGACGAGCATGAGAAGGAGAAGGAGCTGGCTTATATCAAGGGTAACTTTGATTTACGGGGTAAGAGCATAATGGCCGCCGGTCAAGCGGCTAGGACACAAGATAACGCAGAGGGTATGGATTATGTGGAAGCTATAGCGGATCGAGCCTTGAAGGAAAGAGATCTGGATATCCGTGAGGAGGATATGAGAACCAGGCAGGCTAATGCCGAGGCTGAGCGAAGATCTCGTGAGGAGATAGAGAAAAGGAAGTTGGAATTAAAGGAAAAGGAGATAGATGCTAGGAATAAACGTTCTGATACAGATAGGTTTACGTCAATAATAAACAAGAATTGATTACAAGTTTTGTAAATATTTTTACAAAATATGTAATCATTTTGGCGTAAAATTCTGTCATATACTATAATGGGTTTGATTTAATTGGTAATTGGATTAATAATACTTTTGTAAAAAGCAAAAAAGGAAATTGTATGAATGACATGGGTGATTTCGCTAAGGGTTTTAAGACCATGAGTGTCGAGGAACTTTTTTACCGTGGTGACGGTGATGGCGATAAGAATAATATTGAGGGTAAATATGATAAGGATGGTAATCTTATAGATGGTACCAAGAAAGAATCTGCCGACGGCGGAGCGGCTGACGGTGGCGGGGATAAGGGCGGCGACGCTACCACCCCAGATCCGGATCCTGTTGGCGAAGGCGGTACTGATAACAATAGTGTGGTATCAGGATTTAACGGAAAATCTTTCTTGGAGAAGATGGCTGCCAGAGGTATCATAGACAGTATCGATAACCTTGATATTATGGTAGATGATAAACCGGTTGATCTTTCTACTATCACGAAAGAGGATGATTTACTCGATATAGTGGAGGGATTGATCAAGGACAAGGCTGATGAGTTGTTGAAAGACAAGGTTGATACCGGATCGATGTCTGATTTCATGAAGAAGATGATAGAGGTGGATAAGGCCGGTGGTAACGTTGGCCAACTATTAAGCCAATATCAGAGTATTCAGGCTCCGTTGGATAGCCTTGATATGAGTAATAAAAATGATCAGCTTGCGGTTATCCAGCATTATTATAAGATGTTGGGTATGCCGGAAGACGAGATAAAGGATAATATGGAGATGATGATCGGCAAGGGCGATGAGTTTATTGAGTCCAAGGCCAATAAGTTCCATGATATCCTGAAAAAGGAGATGGATAACCTTATCGAGGAGGAGAAAAAAAAGTCCGAGAAAAGGAGACAGGAATTAGTTGAGCAGATGAAAGTCTATAAGAAAGGTCTAAAGACATCTATAAGCTCAGGATTTCAGTTGACTGACACGATGATAGGTAAGGCTGTCGATTTCGTTACCAAGCCGATAGACAATCAAGGTCATACGGCTATAGATAAAGCTTATTCGGAGGCTATCAAGAATCCGGACATGGCCGCTGATTTGGCCTTGTTCTTGATGAATAAGGACGAGTTCCTTAAACAGAAAACCAACAAGGCTAAGATGGAGGTTAATAAGAAGACCATCACTCTTCTTTCTGGCAATAAGGGAGGAAAGCAGAATAAGACTAATATCGATAACGATACTATAGAAGCTAACTTCCTTGATCTGAGTGGATCAAAGAGTGTATAACATTAAAAGATAGATAATTATGAATCCTTTTTTAACAAAAAGTTTTCCGGCTACCGTGAATGGTGATAACGTTATTGCTTTCACCGATGCCAAGAACTATAAGACTTCGCTTGTAGAGCATAACTTAGGCTCATTGGCGAGCTGGTATTATGAGGATCCGGATAAGAATCATTTGGGTCTTTTGAATCTGTTCTCTAATATCGCTAATTACCCTGTACCGATGTATATGGGTATGATTAATAACGGCGCTACGATCTCCGTTAACGGTATTGGAGCTTCTTTCCGTTATGATCTTCCTGTTACAAAGACATTCGCTGTCGTTACGGCTGAGGATACTTCAGGTCATCACCTGAAACCTGGTATTGATGGTAGCTTGTTTGATATCGTTTTGAATACCTCTGAGTTTACGGCTTATGATGTTATTACCTACGATGCCGCTAACGGTTGTAATATCCTTATCTCAGGTGAGATCCCGTCTAAGACAGAAGGTGATTTGACACGTTATTGGGGTCGTGTTATCGGCGGAAAGGCTAAATACTTCCCTAAAGAGAAATTACGTCCTGGTATCCGTTATTGGAAGATCGGTCATGCTCTTGGTGAGTATAGCACCCAGTTCTCTAAGGTATCTGGAGCTGACAAGGCCGGTTCCATGACCTGTGAGTTCCGTTTAGGAAACCACCGTGGTGTTGAGGGAGAGACTACTATGTATGCAGGTATGAAGTCCATGCAAGCCGCCCAGAATAGCACTTCGGAGTTTGTGGAGACCGCTCTTCGTCGTATGAATGCCATGAGAAGTGAGTATGAGGGTAATATTCCTGATTTGGCTATTATCGGCAAGACTGTTAATGGTAGACTTGATTTACGTACGGCCAAAGTAGCCTCTACGTTGGAGGTGTTCTGTATGGCTGAGTTGGTTAAGTTGGAGGCCAGACAGTTGATGTGGCAAGAAGGTGGTATTATCATGGATCAAAATGGTCCTATCCATTTGAATGAAGGTATCTATCGTCAGCTTCGCCGTGGTTACACTATTTACTATAGCCGTCCGATGGGTATTACTAAAGACACGCTTATGGCTGCCGCATCTTATATTTTCCGTGGACGTCAGGATCTTCCTATTACGGAACGTAAGATTAAGTTCAAGGTAGGAGCTATGGCTATGATTAACTTAGAGAAGTTGATCAGGGAATCGTTCTTCACTACCTTGCAGAACTTAAGCTGGGGTATGGGAAGCGATAGGATGTTGCCTTCTAATCCTATTTCCGGTACTAACGACGCCATGATCTTAGGCCCTGTTCAGGTTAAGGGAGCTTTCATCCCGGGCATCGGTAATGTTGAGTTCGAGCATGATCCTTCTTTGGATTACGCCGACATGACAGATCGTAGCGAGTTGGTGAATGGCATGTATCCTAGATCCTCTTATTCTTGTATTATCGAGAATATCACTGACGCTGGATCGACTAACGCGTATTCCGCTATTCCTAATACGGCTAATGCTAAGTTAGGTAATATGAATAACAACGTATTCTATATCAAACCAGAAGGTGTAAGTATGTGGTGGGGTTATGAATACGGTCGTTGGGCGCACAAAGCCAACGGTAATGAGATCGTATCATCCTTGCCGGGCATGAAAGAGCAATTCTGGTGTCATTCTGCTTCCGCGGCATGGGTTATGGATAATAGTAAGTTCTTGATTATCGAGCTTCAACCGAACTACTTCGGCTAAGTTTTTTCATATATGTAATTTGGTTTTTAGAGGGGAGGGTGTCCTCTCCTCTTTTTTTAAAGTAACGCAAAAAAAGGAAAATGAAAGAAATTTTAAAATCAAGGAAGGTATTGGCCGAGGTAAACGGTTTCAATATCATGTCAGATACCTTATATGAGGTTGTAGGCAAACATGATGGAAGTGCTCCTCAGGCCTTTCAAGACGCTAATATAGCTAAAGCTCCGTTCCCGGAGAACGCCACTCACGTATGTTGCCCTTGGGATGATTTCTCCAAGGCCTATAACACCGGTTTTTATCCAAGATCAAGATGCTATAATGGTCTTGACAAGAATGAGATCGACAGGCTCGTCAAACAGCGGGTAGATAATATCATGAAGCCTTTCGAGGAAATGTCGCAGATGGATCTATCTCAAACCAATTTAGAATTTTGGGATGACGCTAAGGATAAGATCTTCATGGGTAAGGTTTATAATACGGCTAATACCGTAGATTTATTTTATTTATATCTGGCTGTATTTTCCGGCATGTTGACTCCTCAGGAAATGGATGGCGATCCTGTCTTCATGAACTCCATGTTCTGTTTCGTGGAGAAAGACAATATGAAGGATTTCGTTCAGCAGCGTGAGATCAATAAGATGAACATCAGCTATAAGTTTATCAGCGCCCTTAAGAAAGGCGGCGACGATCGTCAGGCTGTCATCGATCTTCTTCTTTACATCGGTATCGTAACTCGCCCGGATTTCACGGAGGATGAGTATTATACAGGATCTCTATCAAACTGGATGAATGAGAAGAAGACCAATGTTGATTATCTGCTTGATATCTGGGATCGGTCATTGGAAGGTGATTTCAAGGAAGTTCTTGAGTTTTACCGTATCGTAAACGTCCTTCAACGAAATGGTCGTATCAATATGACTCCATCCGGCTTGCAATATAATGGCCAGATCATAGGACCTGACGTTCGGACATCCGCTGAGTTCTTGGCTACCAAGAAAGACTTTATTAACATAAAGGCTAATGTATTGGATGAGTATGAGGAGATCATGTCTATGTCTAATATCGATGATAAGTCCAAGACCAAGAAGGTTAAGGATATTAAGAAGAAGGAAGACGTAGAGGGAGGTGATAAGGTTAATATGGAGGAATAACGATGACGATCCAAGAAGCGTATCTAAGGTCTTTGCAGAAGAACGAGCAGAATCTGGCCAATGGCGGGATTAAGCTGGATCCGGGAAGGTTCGTGCTGTTGTTCAACGAGGCCCAAGACCGGTTAGTTAAGTACTATCTCAATAGGAAGGATGACGAGACTATACGCTCCATCCAAAACCTTCTTGTTTATTGGATGTCGTTGGATAATGCGGGTAGGATGGATGACCCTGAGTCTACGTCCTTTAACTTACCTGATGACTATCTATGGTTCTCTAACATAAAAGGCGTTTTCTCATACAAAGGGTGTGAGGTCACTGATTTCGTTATGTGGGAGGCTAAGAACGAGAATATCCATGAGCTTCTTGGAGACGAGAATAACCGTCCTTCTTACGACTATCGGGAGACATTCTACTCCATAGGGAACGGGAAGGTCGTGGTCTACGAGTCAGGCTTCCGTGCCGAGGAGGTTAAGATGACGTACTACCGCCGTCCTGTCAGGGTGGACCTGTCTGGGTATATCAACGCCGCCGGTATCCAATCCACGGACATCGACCCGGAGCTGCCCGATTATCTTGTGGAGGAGATTCTGGATATGGTCGCTAAACAATTCAGCCTTAACGAGAACGAGTTGCAGAGGTATCAGCTTGATAAGGATAATGTGGCTTCTTTTAAATAAACAACGTTAGTTTTGATTGATAAGCCTGCTCAGAAATGGGTAGGCTTATTTTTTATCATCCTATGCATATTCTCTGGAATCGGAGATTTCTCCGACTCCAGAAATCACAAACATATTTTGTATTTCATGAAATATTTAATATAATGATTTTATATTGATATATTTTTATGTATATATATTCACGGTAAAACTTTTATTTATATATTTGCATCGTATTAAACAATTAAATATATGTAATATGAAAACTAATGTTGTTATGATCTCCAAGGATAGGGATCTTTTTGGTGTTACTATCAAGCAAGACACTAAAACGTCTTTCATGTCGTTGACTGATTTACAGGAAGCCTATACCAGGAAAAGGATTCAGGAGGGATGGAATGATAAGAGGATAGAGAATATCCTTTCTAACAAGGAAAGTGCTGAGCGAATATACTATATTCTTGAAAAACAAGGATATATGATAGAAACAGGATTTCCTGTTTTTATGGAAATGGTTGAAAAAGAGTCTCTTATAAAAGTAATGAAAAAGTTTGGCGCTTATAAGACGGTTGGTAGGGGCGAGAACAGAAGAACTATGTGTAATCCTTATATATGGGTTCTTGTAGCTATGGAATTGAATCCTATGTTGTATGCCGAGGTTGTTACGTGGTTAACCGATAAGCTTATTCTTAATCGAATAGAGGCTGGTGATAGGTATAATGCTTTGTCTAGAGCAGCTTCTAGATTTAAGGATGTGGATTACGTTAAGATCGCCAAGGGTCTTAATTATATTGTTTTTAATATCCATGAAAGTATGATCAGGAATAAGGCTACGGAAGCTGAGCTGAAGGAATTGGAGCAAATACAAGGTAATCTTATATGGGCTATAGATATGGGTTATATAAAAAGTTTCGATGAACTTATTGATATGATGAGGAAGATGTATAAGAAAAAGTGGCTTAAATAATGTTTTTACAAAAAATGTAATTTATTTATATGTCTATACACTCGTGATCGTGTTTTATTGTCGTAAACTCGTTTATTGTTATGTTTGCGTTAGGTAAATAAGTTTTAAACTAAAATATTGATAATATGTTGCACAGACCGCAAGATCGGGTACTTTTCGTATCCCCACACGCTAAGATGGTGGATGTTGATTCCATCTTCTTGAAGGAAGGACAGATCGGTATTTACGATACTAAAGATACTTCCGAGAACGGTTGTAAGGCCGTGATTGATTTTACCGGTAAGCCTCGTAACGACAAGCGTTATGAGATCCGTATCGGTCGTAATGAACAAGCGGCTTCCCGCTCTATCTATGATAAGGATTTTTCCACGCCGTTATTCTCTTTGAACGAGATCACGGAGATCTACGCTTCTTGGCCGAAGAAAGATCATGCTTATGTCGATGATGTTATCTTAGGATACAATGGTGTTTCTGATGACACGGCATTCTCAGTCTCCAAAGGAGACCGTATCGCTATCCGCTTGGTTCTCGCTGGTCGTGCCTTTGAGCTTCTTGGCTATGAGGAGGGTCGTGTAGAGATCAATGACGCCATTCTTTTGGATGATTGTGATAATACGCCAAATCAATGCGAGGAGTGTGATCCTTGCGAGGAGGTTGATTTGTTGCCCGCCGTATTGAAGTGTATTGAGCGGATGAAGAACCAGCCTATCGCCGGTGGTGGTAAGTTATCTGATTATATCGATATTACTCCTGTTACAAGATGCACCAATGAGGCTACGGAGCCTGATACGGAAGACGTGAACTTCTATTGTATGGAGGTATGTGATACTGGTGATGATCTGGCCTTGGCTGAGGTTCGCGCCCAATATCCGGGGTTGAAGATCGTACGAGAGACTATTGAGGGTAGCATGTCACGTTATAAGGTTATGAAGAAAGGGGCTAAACCTGCTGACTATACCCAACGTCTTATCTCTATCATGAAAGGATGTATAGATTGTCCTCCTAATTATACGGAAGTTAAGGGTGGTTATCTTTATTCTATTTCGCTGGAGGATGACGGTGTTGATATGTCTACTACGGTAGAGTCTTTACCTAACGTGGTAACTGATACGGTTAATAAGATGAGCCAGATCAAGGGATCGGGTTTGTATATTGCGGCCACTTCTAAGAAATTGACGAGCGAGGAGATCTCTAATTTTGTGGAAGCTAATCCTACGGCTATCATCTATTACGTTGCTAAGACATCTGATATGTGTGAGAATCCTACGGTTCGTACCGCTTCTTGGTCAGCTTGCGGATCTTGCAAGGTATCTAAGGAGAAGTATTATATCACGATCCCGGACAACGAGTGTGGTGAAAGTGCTTTGGAGGAAATCAAGCAGGCGTTCCCGGAACTGGAGATCACTGATTACGGCACTCCTGCTGCTTGCCAGCATAGCTTCCAGACAGAGGTATATACCAATATGTTGTGCGATGAGTGCGACAAGGTGTTCGAGGGATTCTTTACCAGCGAGGCCCCGGCATCATACCGCAACCGGATGTGGAAGAAACTGGAATCGGCTCAGGAACTTGGCACTAACTGCAAGTGCGGTATCCGTTTCCGTGGCAAGGAAATGTTATTATCTCCATCAGAGTGCTTGATGGATAAAATGACCTATGTAGAGGATAGCGTTGAGATCGTAGGTGCTAGTGGAGGTTACCCCGATTCTTTGGATGAGGGTTCTCCTATCTGGTGGGATCAACTTCATTTTGAGAGATTGTCCAGCAAAGCACCACGTACTCATGTCGGCGGTAATATGATGGATGACGAGTTGAAGGGCTATGCTCATTTCAACGGCTTCCCGAAACATCAGGATTTCATGGGACGGACGTTCATGAACGAATATAGTCGTGTAGAGCAAACGGCTCAGTATGTTGACTTCCAGATTACGCTTAATTCTCATAGATACGCCCAGGGATTCGGGAAGGTTATCGCTGATGATCCTGTTAATTTGATCTTACGTGTACGTTACGGCGCTCATGAGGGCGTTCAGGAGATGATTAACATGATCGGTGCTGCCGCTGGTCTTGGCCCGGCCATCGTAACTGAGCCGAAATAAAGAACCTTTTTTGCGTTCATATATTTCCTAAAGGGGAGAGATTCATTTCTCTTCCCTTTTTTGTTATCTTTGAGGCAGTAGAATTAAAATATGATATTATGTCTGCGATAAATGAGTATTTAAAGAGACTTGCTTCCATCTTCGGTAGCATGGGTTTCTCCGTTCCGCCAGATGACTTCTCAGGTGTTGTCATAGACGGAAAGACGTATCCGGTCATGATGAGGAATGACGGGTGTTACGTGTACTTCGATGATAAAGGAGTAAAGAGACTTGTAAGCGAGGTCCCTAAAAAGGACTATCAGTTCATTAACATCAAGGACGCCCGTGTGTCGATCGTCAACCAATGTTATCGTACTCCGGGAGGTCAGGTAGAGGCTCGTATCCATACCTATATGAATAATAAGGGTGAGATATTGGCCGAGAAGATATTTATCATCAACTCATCGGATATCGATACTCCCATTGGCACGGAATTGGATAAGATCCCTGCCGAGTGGGTGGCTATAGATTGTAGTATAGCGGAGATGACCGATCGGGAGTTGATATTCGTAAGTAAATGTTATGCCACGGAAGGGGGTAAGGTCCAGATCGAGGGCGTAGAGTCGGTTGATCCCCGTCTGAATCCCGAGGTATCCCATTATGAGGTGGTGAATACGACAGACGATAGTAATCCTATCGGTACGGAGTATGACGCTATCCCCGACACATGGAATCGTATAGTATGTGATTTCCCGGACATGACTCAAAGGGAGATAATACCGGTGCTTAAATGCTTTGATACCGGTACCGGGAGAGTACAGATAGAGGGATATAAGATATTTGATTATGAGATGGGTACCAGAAAGGAATGGTATCGCGTCAAGCAAAGTACCGATCCTGAGAATCCGGTAGGTAAGTTTATCACCAGCATAAGCGATGACTGGGTTGAGGTCGTTTGTGACTTCACGGATATGGAGGACCGGGATATTGAGGTAACTGTAGAATGTTATAAGACACCGGCCGGTAAGGTGAAGCTGGAGGTTCTCACGTCATGGGACGGGAACATAGGAGTTAGGGATAAGAACTATAAAGTCCTGGAGACTACCGACCCGTCACAACCTGAGGGCGCCAGCTTCAGTTCCTTGCCAGATACGTGGGTAAGGACTGTCTGTGATTTCGACGATATGGAGGAGCGTGACATCAGGTCTTATGTCGAGTGTTATGACGGAGGCAATGGCAATGTCAAGCTTCGTAGGTTGGTTTCTTATGACTCCAAGATAAAGGCAAGATACGTCCGCTTCGAGGTGCTTGAATCGGATGACACCGGCTTCGTTCCGGGGGCCGAACTGGCTACCCTCCCGGACGGATTCTCTTTGGTGTCTTGTGATTTCACGGATATGGAAGATAGGATGCCTATTGATATCGAGGAGTGTTACAAGACATCAGCCGGAAGCGTGCGTATGAGACATGTGGTGTCTTATGACGGTGATCTTGGGAAAAGAAACCAGTTCTGGGAGATTGTGGACTCGTCTGATAATAAGTATGGGCTAGGAAATAGGATAAATAATATCCCTGCGGATTTTATCCGTGAAAGGTGTGCTCTAGAAAGGTTGGATGATCGTATTACCAGAAATGCGGTAGAATGTTACTCGACACCTGGAGGATCGGTAAGGATTAAATCCACTTACATTATCAACCCTTTAAATCATATTAGGTCGTATAATCATCATGTATTGAGTTCTACAGATAATGATATCCATGTTGGTACTCAATATGCCTCTTTGCCATCTAATTTCGCCCGTATCGAGTGCGAGGAGCCGGATTATATGGATCGACTTATCGATACCACTGAGACTTGTTATGATACCGGAAAGGGTACGGTGAAGATCAGGAGACAGGAGTCGTTGAACGGAAATCTGGATGTAAAGACTTTCGACTATAAGATCGTTGAGTCTACCGACCCAGATCATCCTATCAATACTACCCCTACACAGACGGTTATTAACGGCTGGACGGTCATCAGTTGTGATCTTAATATCATGGACGTGGATGATTGTTATGAGATCGGTGGTCATAAGATACATTTGAAGGGATTCAGGACAGTCAATCCGGCATTGCAGGATATTAAGTCCAAGTTATACGTCGTATATTCCGATCATCCTGATTATAATGTAGGTGATGAGCTTACCTCCATACCTGATGGAGCTAAGGTAACGATCTGCGATTACGCGGATAAGAGCCAAAGACATATGGTCCCGGTGCGCGAGTGCTATGAGGTAGCCGATGGCCGGTTCTATGTGGAGGGAAGTAGGTTGGTGGATAACAATATGGTCGTTGAGCGGATGTCGGTGATGGTGCTGGAGTCATCCTCCCAGACCTACCCTGTAGGTACGACACTGACCTCCATTCCTGTTGGCGCTACTATCGTGGCTTGTTTATGTCAAACCTGTTAATTCTCTAGCTATGGTAAAAGTATGTAATGATTATTATATGATCGACGCTTTAGCCGGAGGTCAGGTCATAAGAAAGAGAAAGTATCGTCGTGAGAATACGATGATCGGATATAAGTGGTATGATTATAATGGGGTTGAGGTTATCGACCCCATTGAGATATCACGCCTTGATAGTCTGGCTACCAAACATCAGCGTGTGGATCAGGCTTACGATGACCATGCTGTTTTCATGTCATCAACCAACTACGTTAATAGCGTATCTGGCATACCTATGGACAAGCATATGGTGGTGGTAGAATGGAGACCAGAAAGCGAGCAGGGGTTTGTTACGATGGCTCATGATGAGGGTCTTGACGGGGACAGTTATTATATAGTTGTTATCAACGCCGGGGATAAGCAGGCTACTATCTACACCCCCGTAGATCCCGAGGATCCAAAGGACGGTACCTCTAGGGCGGATGATGGCGATAATATCTCCGTGGGAGGATCTTATGTCTCCATATCCCCTAAGCAGGTAGAGCGGATAAGGGTTACTTTTCGTGATGGTAAATGGTATTATGAGTTGGTTACTAAGACATATCCCAGTAATACCGGAGGCATTAAGATCGGGGATGTCGATTATGTTACTTTCAGGTATTTATGGGATGAGAGTTCCGGAAGGGATTTGGATACGATGACGGAGGCTCTCAACTCGAATGTCCCGACTATCGACAATCTTGGTGTTGGTTATAATGGTCCCGGTAACGGTGATGAGTCCGTAAGGAGCGTGCTTAAATGGGGTGGTGATAACACCGGGTCTGGTAAGGAGTGTGTTTGGATGTCGGTAAAGGATCTAAGGGCACAGCATTATTCCACATTGCCGGATGAGACGCAATTCATGGCTTATGCTACATGGTTCGCTTCTATAGGTACAGGTAATTGTTCTTTTGAGCTTGTGGGTTACAAGGGCGGTACTATGAGCCAAGACGGATATAATTTTATAAATACCGGTGGATCTGTGGTGTATCAAAATACGTATGATTTTGTTTGTCATACCAGCAAAGGTTCATCTACGTATAAGACATCCTACGAGAAGGTGGCTCGTGTTACCTATAATAAGCTCACTAACGAGGTTTATATGTCCATCGGTGACGCTATAGATCAGGAGGATAATTATGATAAGTTAGAGCGAGAGATCAATAATATAAAGGAAAGACTTAGCGATGTCGAGAGCGAGTTGGCTGTCGTAAGACGTATAGCTGAGGGCAAGAACACGGCGTATATCTTTGATACGGTCGATGCCATGAATGAGTGGCTGGCGGTCCCGGAGAACACGGCTAAGCTCCGTGTGGGGGACAGCTTCTGGATCAGGGAGCAGGATGTGCCTGATTATTGGTGGGATGGAACTCAGGCTTTAGAGCAGGAAGGTCCGAAGGTGGATTTGTCTCCTTATTATACGAAAGATGAGATTAATAATATTGTTGATGATATCAACCAGAAGATAGAGGATAAGAGTACGTCGATTATCTTCGACACCTATGTCCAGATGAAATCTTTCGTGGATGATCCTACAAATGCCGACAAGCTTAAAGAAGGTACTATCTTGTTGATACGAGATAAGAACGTACCTGATTATTATTACGATGGTGCTGGGATAGTCAAGATGGAGGCTGACGTAGAGCAATGTCTTTATATTACTTTAGCTAATAAGCCTACGGAAAGCACTATAAGTTATACTCAAGATCGGGAGGTGACTAATTTCGCTCCGGGTGCTATAGCTAGATGGGTTGACTCTGACGGCAATGACGTGTTTTATAAGCTTGTTGAGATAGTAGGTGGTAAGGCTAAGTGGATTACCCTTATCGATACTAAATACGGCAATGTGACGCTACAGAGTACTTACGACAAGAATTATGAGATCGTTAATATCGTATCTGGGTCTAGGTTACAGGCTATAAATAGCGAGAAGAATGATATCAAGTTCGTTAATAGCGCTACGGGTAACGTGACTGTCGTGTTGAATGGTACCGTGTCAGGGGGAGCCAAGAAGCTGGTGAGTATGCTGGCGGTGAACGAGGTAGTCTTGACCCCCGGAGCGGCGGTGTCGTTTACCCGGAACGGCGATGAGTTCGTGCTCACGGAGTTGTTTGGCGTTACTATCTTCCCAGATCTGGCGGATGCCAATCGTGAGGGTGAGTGGGTCATGAGCGTAGGCGCAACTGGTAAACCGATCCTTATGGAGGTAAAGGAGATGCGTAAGTGGGATGAGAGCATAACCAAGGAGCTTACAATAGATGAGCTTAACGAGAAGTTCCCTAACGTGGATATCGGATTCGCTGTCGTATGCAAGACCATCAACAAGGTATATGAGATGGTTAACGGATACAAGGAATGGGTGTCTTATGATATAACCTCAATTAGTTGATATGGGATTTTTAGTAGGATATGATACGACCCTGTCCTCGGTGACGTTTTATGTTAACGAGGATAGGTTCCCTTGTTATAATGGGAGGAATGCTGATTATGTGCCTGATCCGATAGTAGATTTAGGTAATTTTAATCGTAATCTCAGGTTCTCGGCAAACAATCCAGGATTCGTGGACGTCGATTGGGGTGATGGGACAAAGGATCAATACCCTTTGGTCAAGATATCTGACGGTAGTTATAGGATAGTATTCAGGTCTTTAGATATTGAGTACAAAAAGAATCCTGACGATACTACATGGTGGTTCAGGAAGGAGGATGGATCTCAGTATATACCGGTTCCTCCCCATAAGTATAGCGATATTAGGCGTAGGGAGGTTACGATGAGGTTCTCTAACGTAATCGATGGGGAGTTCAATATGGATGGTATTGTCCTCCATGAGTTTCCTGTAGTTAATCTACCTGATATAACTTATTTGGCTATGGTCAGGTCCGTTTTAAAAAACGGAGATATCCCATATGACAGGATAAGCAAGAGCGTTAATCTTCGTAATATACAGATGGGGTCTTTTTCTCATCCTGGTGTTTGGGATAATTGGCCGGAAGGTTTTTTAAATATGAAAAATCTGAGGTATTTCGGATGTAACAATATTTTTAATTTCGCTGATAATCCTGATTCGAATTGGAGAAGATTCTCGGAATGGGAGAATCTTACTATTTTTAATTTCAATTGGTGTAATATCCCTTCGTATGACCCGGCGTTTAATTCTATTCCGGCTACGGATATAAATATCATTAGCGATAGGAATAACATACCTGTATTTGATGAGGTGGATAAGGTTGGAGATGATAAGACAGGCGTTACTTTTATGGGTAGGGGTAGCTCATGGAAACAAGATCTAGTAGGAGGTAAGTTGAATAAGATTCAGGGCACGTATTGTAATTCAAGCACGGTACCGGTAGACGATCTCCCAGACTGGTTATATGAGGTAAGGGAATTTAGGATATGGACTTTGCGTGATGAAGGTAGATTTATAAATACGCAGGAGAGGGCTGATACGTTCGTTAACACGTTTTATGATAAGATAATGTCGTGGAGTTATATAACGATGTCACAGACGGCTTCTGACGGTAACAGGAATCAGTTTTATAAACTTACCTTAGATTTATATACTTCCTCAGCTCCTACCAACAAGAGACCATCTGGCGTTTATCAAGCCCCTGAGGGGTTTGTTAAGGGTGTTAGCAACGGTAATCCTACGACGCCTATGGAGAAGGTGTATGTGCTTACCAACAACTACGGGCAGACGTGGATCTTGGCGCCTGCCCCGGCTTCTAAGGCTGCCCTTACGAGGGCAAGGCGGGCTGGGAAGACGAGGATCGCCCCGTTCGTCCTTGGCGTAAAGGACGGGAATGTGTCAGTATTTAGTGGAGATGTGTTGGATGATAATATGAGTAAGTATAATTTCGCTGACAAATACGAGGCTATAGATATCTGTAACGATCTGGGATTGGACAGTTCACCGGTTGTCGAGTATTTCAGGAGAATAGAGGAGGGAGAGGTATGAGGCTGATATGTAAGGATACGAATAAAGGGTCTATAACCTTTTTTACTAAGGGTAAATACGCTTTTAGGGGCGTTGACAGGAATGATACTACTGATGATGTGCCTGATCCTATATTGGATGTTAATAATTACAATGAGAGTATACAGTTTTATTCCAAGACCCCAGGGATGTGTGAGGTCGATTGGGGTGACGGGAATAAAGAGCAATTCCCTTTCGTGAAGGATAGGAGCGAATCCATATACGGGCGATATAGGTTGATGTTCAGGAGAAGGGATATAAGTTATCGTAAGAATCCGGATAGCCATCCATGGTGGTTTTATAAGGAAGATGGGAGTGAGTATATTCCTGCGCCTAATCATGCTTACGCTGACGGGCTAGATAAAGAGCGGGTCATTACCATGACTTTTACGAATGATATTACATACGTTCAAACAACGAGGATAATGATGGTAGGATTCCCGATATTAGACGCCCCAAGTATTATCAACTTAACCTTATCCATTACCGGCGATGGGAATATAACCGATATTCCTAAAGATAGGATACGTAGATCGGTAAATATAGAGTATATAACACTTAATGAATTAGGTGTAGGGACATTGACATCCATACCAGACGATTGGGATAGGTTGACTAAGTTAAAAGGCATTAATTTAAGTCGAACGGCTGATTTTAATGATACGGAGTCTTCTAATATAAGGAAATTCCCCTCTATGTGGCCTAATCTTGTAACATTATCTTTGGCAGGTTGCAGGGTTAGGGTATATCCAAGGGAATGGCTGTCTTTTAGCAAGCTAAAAGAATTATATATATCCCCGGGAGTGGCCATGCCATCGTTTGACCCTAATACATGCCCGGCTATGGATGAGGTGGATAAGATAAATCCTAGCTTAAGGACCTTCGATCATATAAATAGATGGTATGGGTCTGTCGTGAGCTGGCATCCGTATATGATCGGCAAGGGGCTGGAAAACATCACTAGCCTTACCGCCTCACTTAGCTATAGTAATATAGATGTAAGTAATCTACCGGATTATATATATGAGATGAGATCCATGAGTAGTTTTTATATGCATGTCTCCTTGTCAACCCAAAGTCGATGTGATACGTTTATATCAACATTATATGAGAAGGTGATGGGGTTTGATTATCTCACTATGTCTTCCTCTGCTTCCGATGGCAAAAGGAATCAGTTTTATGGATTGTATCTAAGTTTGTATTTGGCTGCCAATCCTGTTGATAAAAGGCCTAGTGGCGTATTACAGGCACCTTCTGGTTTTATAAAGGGTCAGTCTAATGGCTCTCCGTCGACTCCTATGGAGATGGTTTATGTTCTTATGAATAATTATGGATGGAGGTTTAGTATGGCGCCAGAGGCTTCGGTGTTAAGGTCAATACGATCTTCTGATATTGACACGAGGTCATATAAGCCATATAAGCTTATCGTATTTGACGATGGGCGTACCTTTGTAGGCAATGGAGATGTTTTAGCTCATGATACGGATAAGGTATTATCGTTTGGGGGTCAACCAGAAGGGGAGTATTTATGTGATTCTATGGGATTGGACAGGAATGTTATTGTAGAATATTTTAACAAGATAGGTAATTCTCGCGAATAATACATAATTCATGCAAACCATAAAACATTTGCATCGCATTATGTATAATAGCTAAAAGCTATTCCGATTATTAGCCTAAGCCTTGAGACAAAGGCTACGTTATTTGAGAATACATAGTTACCAAGGGATGTTTGCCCAAGCCCCTTGCTCTAAGGCAAGTGATTAAACAATGGTTGTATTCGGGCCATAGTGTCGCTTGCATCAAAACCTCAAAATAACATTGGCGATGGGTACTAACAGGGTTTTACTCTGACTTATGTTGAATAAACATTGAATTAGTTTGTGAAATGGTGTATGTACAGGACATAGATGGTAGTCCTTTAATGCCAACAACAAGGCATGGGAAGGTAAGAAGGTTGCTTAAATCAAAGAAAGCAACCGTAGTGAATCTTTGCCCTTTTACGATCAGGCTTTTGTATGATACAACCGGTTACAAGCAAGAGATTACGTTAGGCGTTGACGCAGGTACAAAACACGTTGGTTTGTCAGCAACAACGAAAAGCAAGGAACTTTACGCAAGTGAGGTTATTCTGAGAAGTGATGTTGTTGATCTTCTATCAACAAGAAGAGAGTTAAGGAGGGCTAGAAGGTATAGATTGAGATATAGGAAGCCAAGATTCAATAATAGAGTAAAATATAAGAAGGATAAATGGATAGCTCCATCAATCCGGCAGAAGATTGATTCTCATATTAGAATTATCGGTTTTGTATATTCTATACTACCTGTCTCAAAACTGATTATTGAGGTTGCTCAATTTGATACTCAAAAGATCAAGAATCCAGAGATATCGGGTAAGGAGTATCAGGAAGGTGAGCAATTAGGATTTTGGAATATAAGGGAATATATCCTTGCAAGAGACGGGCATAAATGCCAGCATTGTAGGGGTAAGTCAAAAGATCCTATTCTTAATGTCCATCATATTGAGTCAAGGAAGACAGGAGGAGATTCACCTTCAAATTTGATTACTTTGTGTGAGACTTGTCATAAGGAATTTCATAAAGGAAATATCAAATTGAAAGTAAGCAGAGGCAAGTCACTTCGTGACGCAGCCGTCATGGGTATCATGAAATGGAAGTTGTACGAGGAGCTGAGATCCAGATATGACAACGTTTCGATGACGTTCGGTTATATCACGAAATACAATCGGATTAAATATGGAATTGAAAAATCCCATATCTCTGATGCTTTCGTTATTTCTAAGAATTTCAATGCTTTAATGTTAGAATATCATTACAAGGTAAGGTTGATTAGAAGACATAATCGTCAAATCCACAAACAAAAGGTTTTAAAAGGAGGGGTTAAAAAGCCGAATCAATCTTCTTTTGAGGTTTTTGGTTTTCGTTTGTTTGACAGGGTTATGTTTGAAGGCAATTATTACTTCATATTTGGAAGACGCAAATCGGGTAGTTTCAATATCCGTGATATTGACGGTGGTAATCAACGGGATATTACGTACAAAAAGTTGAAATTATTAAGATGTAAACGTTTTATGATACAAAAAGAAACAAATTGACTAATTTAAATGAAAATATAGACATGGCTAAGACATTATATAAATACGAGGCATCATCCAACAAGTTCGTGTGGTTCACCACATGGGATAGGGCACTTAGAAATTGTTATACCGATGATTATAATTATGTACCTGATCCTGTCGTTGGTAATCCTTTTAATACGTATGTTGAGTTTATATCCAGAAAGCCCGGTATGGCTAATGTGGATTGGGGGGATGGAATAAAGGAACAGTTTCCTATGACCAAGGTACAAGGGCAGGATAATTATCGTATCATATTCCGTTCCTTGGCGATACAATATAAGAAAAATCCAGACACCACATGGTGGTTTAGAAAGGAGGATGGATCGCAATACATACCTGTGGATAATCATGCTTACGCTGATGGGAGGAGGGACGTACAACGGGCTGTGTCGATAGATTTTACTTGTGATATTTATTATGTCAATATTCAAACTTGTAAGATGACGGCTTTCCCGATCGTAGATATTCCAGGTCTTGAATTTTTGGTCGTGTCGGAGACGAATTATGTTAATGATGGCATACCGGTAGATAAATTGTCGAGATCTAATAAATTAATTTATATAGATCTTTCAAATGTAGGACAAAGAATGACTGAAATGCCTGAGGCTATAACCAGTAAGACAGAGGTATATTATTTAAATATGTTTAATATGCTTGATCTTAGGAATATAGAATCTAGCGGGATAAGGAATATAAAGAATATGAAAAATATCCAAACCCTTAACTTATCTTCATGTTATTTGGATAGGTATATAAAGGAGTTTAATGATCTTCCTAAATTAACTTCGTTGAATATAACTCAAGGCCCTTCTGATATGTGGAATTATTTTGATATAAATACCCTTCCTTTTTTCGAGGTAGATAAGATAAATCCTAATATTACTGATTTTTATTTTTTAGATGACTGGAAGAATGGAGAAAGGAGGACGGGTTGGAATGATGATAATATGTCTGGAAGGGGATTGGAACATCTTACTAGTTTCGTTGCAGATCATAGCAATAGTCTTAGAATGGATAAGCTTCCGGATTATATTTATGAGATGAGGGCTATTACATGGTTTAACGTGAATGCATCCACTCATAGCCAAAAAAGATCAGATGATTTCGTAAACTCCTTCTACGACCTTGTTGTAGGATGGGATCAGATTACTATGACATCCGTGGCTAAGGATGGGAAGAGGAACCAGTTCTATAGTCTTTCGGTAAGCATGTATAATGCTATTTATCCAACCGAAAACCAGCGTCCTTCTGGCACGGAGCAGGCCCCCGAGGGATTCGTGAAAGGCCAGTCCAACGGGTCTCCCGCTACGCCTATGGAGAAAATATATGTATTAAAAAATAATTACGCCCAGAAATGGACGATAAAACCAGCTTGACATGAGTAGGAATGATATTGTAAAAGAATTAGGTTCGTATTTTGATATAGTGGAATTGGTGTGTCCTCATACATACAATAAGTGGAAGGAAAGATCGTGGCAGTTTCTTGATACCGCTTTTCTCCATAATCTTCTTATATTGCGGAGGGATATAATCAAACAGCCTATGTATTGTAATAACTGGGATAAGCAAGGGCAGTTTTCCCAGCGTGGTCTTAGATGCAACATGTGCCAGATCGTCAAGGATAAGAAGGATGTTTATCTATCCGCTCATGTATTGGGTAAGGCCGGTGATTTCGATGTCAAGTCGATGACGGCGGAACAAGCCAGAGGCTTGATTTTGGATCATCAAGATATGTTACCATATCCTTTTAGGCTTGAGGGTAAGGTGAATTGGTTGCATTTTGATAGTCTTGACACGAGGAACGGTATACATGCCGTGGTGTTTTAGGGACTTAATGCCATAGTGATTAACTTTGTAGATGACATTAGTAATGGATAATAAGGGTATGTTAGATAAGATTGGGGCTTTATGGAATATCGCTATCGCTTATGGTACTTCATGTTGGGCTTATTTCCAGCCGGTTCATCATCTGCTGGAGGTTCTTCTTGTAGTGCTGTTGGCTAATTTTATAGCAAGGCTTATCCAGAGCGCCAGAAGGTGGAAAGTCCGTCGTAGCCGTAAGCGCCGGTTCTCCCTATACCGCTGGTTCAGGGAGGTCAGGCTGGTAGGGATACTCAAGGAGTTTTTCCTGTCTTGTTTTATAGTCATGACATTATGCGTGATATACAAGACATTGAGTATCGAGGAGGATGACGCTTCCGCTATATTGGTAGTGACCAAATACGGTGTTTATGCCGCTCTTGTTGCTTATGTCATGTTGTTTCTTAACACGATAGGGGAGGCTTTCCCTGACACTTATATAGTAAAGGTGTTTAAGAGTATATTCAACAGGGTTAATATCTTGAAACTTTTCGGATCGGCTAAATCCTTACCGGATGACGCTTTTGACGATATAAAGAAGATCGCTGACGATGAGGTTAAGGATAAGTCTTAGGGCTGTTTTTTGTTTAGGTCTGTCGTTGTCCCTGTCCTCTTGCGGAAGCAGGAGGCAGGTTAGCGAAACGTCTATTGATAGTAGGTTGATCAGCAGGATAGAGACGATGATAGATGAGGTCATGGATCGGA